CATCGTTAAATGATTCTTCGACTATATCTGAAGAAGTCTTTGGTTGAATTGGCTTATTACCAATACTTCCAATGTTTTCTTTGATTGTAGTTAATTTTTCGGCGAATTGTTCAACTGTTTCGAATTCAATATCTTCGGCAAGTGCACGAAGTTTTTCAGAATCCGTATCAGTTAAACCTTCAGAAATATCTCGAAGCAAAATTTCGCAATGAAGTTGTTCATTTTGTTCTGCGAGATGCAGGGTATCTTGAATTTGTTCATCAAGTTCTGTTTCTAGTGAAGAACAAGATTCAACTGCTTCTTCTAGAAGATCAAGTCTTTCTTCTGGAACTTCGATATATGATTCGGCAAAGAGTTCACGAAGATTTCCAATGAATTGCTCGGTTACTTCTGTTCGCAGACCAGAGTCCACGGCAAGACGATTTTCCTGCATCCATTCTTCAACAACATAATTCAAATATTGATCAATGCGTTCAACAAGTTCTTCGGTAACTGATTCGGTGTGTTCTTCGAGAAGAGCCTCGTAATCAGCCTGAAGTTCTTCTGTGATTGCACTAACACGGCTCGAGACATGTGCCTCGAAGAGTGTTGTTGCCTTTGTGACAAATTCTTCAGAAAGATTCTGTCCTGCAAGAAGAGTTTCAATTCCTTGAACTTCTTCTGTGGTTGCCTTGGCATCACTCTTCTTTGCCTTAATTGTGGCACGATTCTTCTCGACAGATGCACCCGTTGGTTCTGCAATTAGAACGGTCTTACCATTGGCTGTCATTTGCTTACCATTGATTGCTTCTGCTGCTTCGTTTTTCATATTTTTTTCTTTCTTAGTTTCTTTTTTATCTTCTGCTTTATCTTCTTTGGAATCTTTGCCTTTTTTCTTGCCCATGAACTTCTTCAAGAATGCAGGAAGTTTCTTTTCCTTTTTATCTTCTTCTTCTGCAGCATCTTCTTGATCGCCATCATCGACGGCTGATGCTACTTCTTCGAGTTCTTCAATCTCTTCTTCAAGATCTTCTGCCACATCACCCTCGAGGTCTTCGTCTCCCTCTACTTCGTCGTTGACTTCTTCAACGACTTCTTGGTCGAATGATTCGCCCAATATTACTTTACGAATGACATCTTCAATTTTTTCTCGTGACATGACAGTGAATCTCCTTTGGAATATATGTAGACGAATTAAAGTTTTGATACAAAATCGGCGTATAGCTTCATCATTTGTTCTTCTAGGTTTCTAGAAGCGGTATTTTCAATGATTTTCTTATAAGAATCAATGACAATTGGCTTGATTATTCCATTGTCCCAGATCCATTCTTTTCCTTCCATTATGCCATTTACAAAGGCATTTGGGGCAGATGGATCTGCCACCACATCGACCGAGGCAAGCATAAAGTCTTCTTGAACTATGTTGACTCCTTCGTGTTCTTTGAGAGATCCCATGCCTCTTGAAGAAACTCCAAGTTTGGCACCTTCATCCATCAAATTTTTAACTATTTTTCCGTATGGCGTATCTAGAATCTTGGCTCGGCCGTATACGTCATTTCCTTCAACTCTGAGTTCTTTAATAATATGAGAGACTCGATCTAGATTTATTGACGGGCCTTCTGGATGACCCATTTCACCCATTGCTCTATTTTGTAGAACATATTCATTATTATATCGAGTAACCTCATTGTTCATTGTTGTTGAAGGATACATTCTGCCATTGCGATTCTTGGTCTCGCTCTGCATGAAAATACCTTCAATAAAATAATTCTTCGCACCATTCTTTTCTTCGGTAAGAAGTTTTACACTGAGAGTTGTTTCCGTAATTAATTTCATTTCTTCAGTATTCTGGCTGTTGCCTTGTGTATTCCACTAGTTCTTTTTATAAGCTCGTCTGCGTGGAGGTCTTTTATTCTGTGATTTTGCTGAAACAGTGGCTTGCTCAGTTCCGCGTGGATCCCTTCCGCCGACCTTTGTGCTCGCCGATTCGCCTTTTTCATATACCGTCCCAATAACTCAGGACTCAATTCATCAAGTTGTTTTGTTTCTTCTTTAATAATTTCTTCTGATTCCTCAGGCGTATTGAACATGGATTTGGTTATTTCATATCGAGCCTCGTCCATTGCAAGACTTGACTTTGCATACAATGAACCAAAGATCAAACCCTTTGCTTCTGTGAAATTCTTTAATACTAGTGCTCGTGCGATTTGTTTATTCATGTGTCTCCTGAGAATACTATTTATTTAGTAATATCTTCATCTTCGGTATTGTTCTCGTCCTCAATATTTGAGGATTTGTCCATATAAAATAAAGAATTCGATATATTTCTTCGTTCTGTGTCTAATTTTTCTCGAACTTTGTCTTTGAGTTGACTGAAAATAGCCGTCTGAAAGTCCCCAAATCCCATATCTTCTTCATCATTGCTCATTTTGATTTACCTTTCGGTGGCACTATTTCGCCAATTGTGACATCTCTCTTCTTTGGTTGTTCCGAAGCAACAGAGGCTGGTTTAGATCCACCTGCTGGCTCTGGACTTGGAGGTGCATTTACATCTTGACCACCCTGAGGAACAATTGTTCCTTCTTGGGTCTCGGCGTTAATCTCGGCATCAATTGCATTCATATCTTCATCTGTTTGACGTAGAATATGCTTACGAATCCAATTTCTTGAATAATATCGTCCAACAAAATCTTCTGCATCTCTTGCCGATGTCATTCTATCTCGCAATACTTCAGATTCTTTGAGTTCTGTAAAGTGAGAATCTTTATTAAATTGAAAAACCAGATTTGATTCTATATCTTTCCATTCATCTTCTCGGATTACACCTTTAAGAATTAATTGAACTCGCATCAGTTCTGAAATCAATTCACTGAACTTCATACGAAGTCGTTCAATAAATTTAAAGAATTTCACTTCATCTCTTGAAATTTCTGATGCTCTTCCCAGATTAAATCCAGATTGTTCTTCTAATCTAGAAGCAGGAACATTCAATGCTTGAAATAATTTCTTCTGGAAATACTTAACATCATCCATTTCTCCAAGATTCTGTCCAGCAGGCATTGTAGTGATTTCTGTGCCTTTTCCGCCTTCACGGCGTGGCATCCAAAAATCCTCAATCATGGATAGATGTTTTCTACTATCTCCAATTTCACCTGTAGATGGATCATATATTAACTTGTTGCGATATCGTCGCATAAGACCACTAACATATTCTTCTGCTTTTGCCTTTGGTAAATTGCCTACATCTACATAAAAAATTCTGCGTTCTGGTGCTCGTGTTATTCTGTAAATAACAATAGCATCTTCAATCATTCGCAATTGATTTAATGATTTAATTGCTTTATGCAAATATCCAATAATTTTCTTTCGTCGTGCGTCATACAATCCAGAATGAGCAAAGCAAATGGCATCTGGAGAAATACGCAAGCCTTCAAGTTGTCCGCCAATATTTCCAGAAGCAGTTGTGGATGATTCATTTTCACTGAACACATAAAATTCTTCAACTGATGTTACTAGATTGGCTCCAGTTGGCGCGCCTTGTATCAACGGCTTTTTATGAATCTTGCGAATTTTTCGTATTTTTATAGGATCAATTGGACGCAATTCCATGATGCCGTTCTTCTTTTGTTTTTCGTCTACAATAATATGATAATATATTCTACCATCAACATACCATCTTCGGAATATTTCATATCCTCGTTTAGACATATTCAACAATCTCAGAATTTCATGAAATTCTTCTTCTATTTTAGTTTTAATACTAGACGGTAGTTTTAACTTTGCAACATCTAGTTTAATGATCTCATATGATTCGTCATAGACAATTGCTTCATTGCAAATATCATTAATGGCGGTTTCTGCTTCCGGTTGCAGTGCCATATCACGATACTTGTGAATTAATTCTATGTCGGTTTTTATGGATCCGTCAAAATCAACATATGCGCCATAGTAGCCACCTGCTTCTACAGGATATGCGCCATCGTCGTAATCAGGTGCGACAAATGAAACCGCTTTGGAATTTGCGGGCTTATCGTCGGGATCTTTTCCGGGATTCTTGCCTAATATCAATCCGAATAAATTAAATGCCATAAATGTAAAGTCCAATCAAAAAAGGTGAATTAACCGAAACCGACGCTGCTTGGAATACCGAAGAATTGCAGAATAGACGTGATGGCATCTCCACCACCAGAAGGTGCGGATCCTCCTTCTACTGCTTCCCACCACGAATAATTAAGGGTGACAGGAAACTCTGCGATTTGATCGTTATTGTCGAATGCCATATCAATTGGACCAATATCAGATGGAAAGCATCCAAAGAACGAATATGTTCTTAGTGCATCACCTGTTCTGAGCAATTGTGTAATGCTCCATGTTGGCATTATAGCAAACATGTTATTGTCTCCAACGTTTCCCTTATGAGAATTGAACTGAGAACTCCAATGCTCAAAATGACTTCTGAGTTTCATTGAAGCATCAGAGATAATAGTGATTTGCCAATCCTGAAATGTTCGATCTCCAGGAATTCTAATTTTTCGTCCACGATATGGAACTTCTATGGTTCCAAGTGAAGAAGCAGGAATTGATGCTGCTTTGCACAAAAATGCGATGTTTCGACCGTCAGGATATCCTGGAATAGTTCCAGATACCTTGAACAAATTTGTGCGAAGACCTCCACCAGAGAAGGCGTTGACGAAACCCGAAATATTATTGCTTGGATCTACTGGCATTTGTGTGTACTACTCCTTTTATATGTAGTATGCTAAACTTAGGCTCCGACGACTTCAGAAAAATTTACCCCGGTTCTGGTTGCAATGAAATTCAACTGAATGAAATTAATGGATCGAGTTGGTTTGATGTAGATGTCTGCAACAAACTCATTGCGATCAATGACTTCTCCAGTATTATTAGTATCATCACACACCACCAAGAAATCCGTAATTCCTCGGCGTTGTTGAACTGTTCGTAGGAACGGAACAACCAGATTCTTAAATTGTACTCGAGTGAATTGATCATTCTGTTCAAACAAGAAATACTTTGATGCAATTGCAATTGCCTTCTCTAGAACAATGAACAATCGTCGTACATTTATACGATCAAACGCAGATGGGCGTGTCTGCATTGTCTTGTCTCCAAACAGAATCGTTCCTTGACCAGGAAAGGACACAACGGGATTTACTTGCTTTTGGTAAAGTTCATCTCTGTGTGCTTCTGATGATGGATTATAAGGCAACTTAACAACATTCTTAATTTGACCACGATTAAATCCTGCTGGACTAAACCAAGCCTCATTCGTGAATTCTGTTCGTGCCACAAGACCTGCAATATCTGGATTAAGTGGCATAGCTCGAACAACATTATTATATGTGTCCAGTTGCAATTTCCATCCACTGTCCATTACTGCATAAGATGAATTAATATTAAGCGAATTCTCTCTATATGTTTTAATGTTATTAAGAGCCGCATACGGAAGTGCATTTACTACACTTGCAGCCGAAGGCGATGCAAATGCCATACAATCTTTGCGTGGTTCCACAATGTTTTGTATAATCATTGTAGCCAAAGTAGAACTTGCGTCGCCAAGAGGCATAAGAGAAACGTCTACTTCATCTGGATTTGCAAAATTCATCCAACCACTAGTATATCTTTCGGAATCTGTTGGAGCGGTATCGCTTGCTCCGTCGAGATTAACACACAACACATTAGTATTAACCAACGAATTGGACTTTGATACTGATGTTATTGCTGATAGATTTCCAAAGGTGGCGGAAGCCAATTGCGCTGTTCCTGATGAAGAACCAAGATCAACTGGCAATGCCCAAATATATTCCGACTGGTTATTGATAACTGTTTTCCAGTAATTGCTAGATCCATCGGAATTTACTGCATCCGATGCTCTGGAAACGCCTTCGAATTTTTCTATAACACTACCAGCAACTCCAGTCCACAATCCCAATTTATCGCTGATTACAACATTAATCAGATCATTGCTTCCACCCTTTGAGGCTGCATCGCTAGTAGAAGTTGCAGTTGTCGAGACTTGTCGTGCATAAGCAGACTTAATCGTCATTGTGGCACCAGCAGCCTGAGTCACTGGAATTCCACCATCCACAAACAAATTCAAGTAACCGAATGTTGGTCCCGCTGGAAGTGCCATGTCCCATCCAGAAGTAACTCCAAAGAAATTACGAAATGTAGCAGTTACAGCAACCGATGTTGGAGCCGCAGAAGATCCAATTACTCGTGTAACGCCATTCAAGGTAGCAGAAGTACCATCATCAAAGGTAATCAAGTCACCGACACTGAAGCTTCTGGCTTCCGATGTGGATCCAACGTACATTCTAAGGAATGTTGCACCTGCTGTAGCCTGATAAGCAAGACTCGCTCCTGTAGTTCCAGCACCACTCACAACAGCGCATTGAATACTATTTCCAAGAACACCTGGATATTTTGAAGCAAATAGTGCAGGAAGAGTTAGGCTTGGTAGAGTTGTATTGACCAAAACTGAAGTTGCAAAACTTGTTGCATTTGGAATTTGTGCTGTTGCGTAAGCAGTAACACCAGTAACAGTGCAAGTTGCATTGTATGCCGTTGCTCCCAAAGCACGAACAACTCCGCAATTATTTCCATATCCTAGGAAATTTGCAACACTGAAAAAGTCAACATAATTGGATGTGTCTGGTTTGCCAAAAATATTAACAAGTTCTGTTTGATTTGTAACAGTGATTACTTCATTTCCTGGACCCCAATGAAAATATCCAGCAAATCCACCAGGAGTGGATGCCACGGCAGGGATAATTGCGGTCAAATCTTTTTCTGTTATGCTTACGCCAGGGCTAACTCTAAATCCCATTTTAGTATCTCCTTAGTGAATTCTGTAGTCTGTTCTGTATTATGTATTATTTTTCTATTCTTGGATTAGCCTTTAGCCCCATTGATTATTTCTATTTTTTGTGTCTCCTATGTCCCAAATATTGCCTCTATCGTCTATATGATGAGTTTCTCCCAATCCATCATCCATAAACCCAAAAGGAGTCATTTCATCTTCCAAATTTTTCATTTGATCTTCGTATAGATCTTTTCTAATATCTAATCCAGTTAAATCTTTAAAATATTCCTGAGTGGTCAACCAAGCAAACAACACCAAAGTCATTGCCAAATCATCATGATGTCCATCTTCTGCTTCGTAAGATTCTCCTTTTGCCACAAAAGAGCATAACTCTTCTACTATGGCGTAATCCTCGATTATGAGTTTATTGTCTTCAATTAAATTTTTCAGAATAGAACAGCCTATTCGTTTTACTGCCGAAGAAGTTCTGACTCCCATAAAAGAAGATCCACTCTTTCCGAATCCACCATTTACGACCTGTCCTTTTCTACCAAGCATTTGGACATGAATAAGATTCTCGTATTCCATGTCCTTATGCAAGATATCTGCTACTTGCTGACCAAGATCATTAATCTCAACTAAAATATACGATCTATTATATTGTCTTGCCACAGGATATATGGCATTAGGATAAAGCATGGGAGCCAATTCATTGTTTCTAAAAGTTGCCGCTATTTGATAAGGAAATATAGTAATATCAACAACAACAAACGCATGATAATCTTGTCCTTGTCCTCTTGAAGTATCTACAACTATAACATACCGATGTTCGGGTATTGGTTTATGATATATCTTTAATCCTTCGGCATTAGAAAATATAGGAGTAGAATATGCCAGTGTCTTTAATCTGTCGGGTGTTATGAGTGTTCTCATAGATCCAAGAAACTGACACTCGAATTCTGTGGTAAATTGATCTAAAGAAGTATTGGCAATTGTTTGTTTCTTCCAATTATCGTCTCTTCCAGGAACATCTCGCCAATCTACTTCTATTGGAACATATTCGTTTTTTCCTTCTTCTCCTTCTTTCTTGTTTGCATCAACCCAAAACTTATAAAACATATTCAATCCCTTTGGAGTTGAAATCATTACAACCTTTGTGCTTTGTCCACTTGTAATGGTGGGATACACCGAAGAAAAGAATTCTTCTGAAACATTCTGGGGAACGTAGGCAAATTCATCGAGTAGCAAAAAATTATACGATCCACCACGAACAGCCGAAGAAGAAGTTGCACTTGCAAGAACTTTAGAGCCATTTTCCAGAACAATAGATCCTTTATTCCATTCTACTACTCCTTGTTGTAACCACAACGGCAAAAATTCATATGCCATTTTTAATCTGCCCAATAATTCTCTTGCAGTAGTAAGTTTGTTGGCAAGAATAGCAACATTCATACTTTGATTAAATAAGATATAATGAAGTAAATAAGAGGTGATTGTGGTGGACTTTCCACTTTGGCGTGGACACTTTGCAATAACAAATCTGTTGCGATGCACGGTTTCTATCATATCCTCTTGAAAATCATATAGAGAGAATGGAATGGTTCCTTTATCCAAAGAGATAATTTTTACATAATTCTTAATAAAATATACAGGATCTTGAGAACATCGAACATATTCTTCAATTTGTTTTTCTGAAAAATTTATAGTAACACCTGCTGCCTTCAGATTGGCATTTCCCATGTATTTTTGACTATTCTGCTTATTCGTCATCTGTATTGTCTTTTTGGTTTTGAATAGTCTCTAGAATATCTGGTCGGTTGTCAAATGCCTTGGTAGAGGATCGTGCTGTGTTTATAATGTCTTGTAGTTCTTTTGTGGATCCAACATATATGGAATTAGTAGTATTTGATATTTTGTTGATTGTAGTTTCTTTTCGAATCGTTTTAATTTTTTCGTGTAGATTCATTATTTCTTGATTTGCATCTGAAAGAGATTTAATCATTTGCGCCACTACCTCATATGCTCGTGGAGAATCTCCTTCTAGAGCAACGGCCAAAACACCATCCAATGCACCTTTTCCGACTTCAACTAGTTCTCGTAAGTTTTTACGAACTGCGTTATAATCTGCATGTAAATCAGATTCTAATTTTTCATCTTTAATAGGAGGCAATTCGGATTTTATTAGTATTGCCTTTTGAGGAACAACAACATTATCAGGTGATAATCCTAGTGCATTTTCTATTGAATTAAATTCATTAGCCATAATAAAACACCTTTCATCACCATGGAGCAGTAGTAATGCCGTTCGGTGGATTTAAATATTCAATATAGGAAGAAGTTGCCGAATATGCAGTTATACCAGAACTGGCTCCCAGTGATCCTGTAACTCCTAGTGGTCCAGTGATTCCTGTTATAATCGTGGCATAGTCCGCAGTAAGTCCTGATAAATCATCTGAAAATACATCAAAATTATTGAGATTTGCATAAACCGTTCTGATTTCTTTGTGTGACTTTATTTCACCAAAGATATATGCCTTCATTGTAAAATTAAGAGTAAAGGTTATTACTCGACGAGTAGATAATTCTCCTTCGTACTCGTCCTGTGATAATATACCATTCAAATAAACAGGAACATCTAATTTATCATTCACTCCTCCGAAATTTATTGTTACAACAAATTCTGGAGAAAAATACGGAAGAATTTGTTCAATGATTCTAAGACCATCTTCCATATTTCTAACATGAATATATAATCCAAAATCAATATTGTATGGAACTTCTGCATACGAATAACTTTGACCAGTTGAATTGGATCGGGATATTGTTTTCGAAAGACTGTTTCTTTTTCTGGCAGGATCATATACGAATCCTGTAATTTCAAAACCAATTCTTGGAAGAGTGGTTTCCATTTGTTGCTCTTGAAGAGATACAGCAATTCTTGCAAGAAATTTTTCTTTTGCAGAATAAGAAACAGGAACCAGAATCTTTTTGGTTCCACCGCTTTCTACTCGTTCAATTTCTATACTATTAAAGAGCGAGCCGAATGCCACGACCAATTTTCTAATTGTTCCGTTATAGAAAGATCCGAACATTCTAGTACGCTCCTTCGCTAAAAGGATCGGTATCTGTGAAATCAAATATCTGATCTCTATTCGTTTCTAGATCTATTTCATCATTATCTTGTTGGGCCACATTAGAAACCTTTATGTTGGAATCTGTTATAGAACTGATGACAAATTGCGTTCCAGAAGAATCTCCAGTAACAACATTGCCAACAGAGAATGTGCCTGTTGCCATACGAACATTCACGGTAATTGTCTTCGGTGATGTTGTTTTGGCAATAACAGATCCTTGTGCCGATGGTTCTAAGGAACTTCCAACAAATACTCGTTCTCCCACGGTGTAAGCCGAACCAGTTATTCCAGCCGTGAGCCCAAATATCTGTGCATAATCAGAAGAAAAGAGTGCACCCTGATCTATATCGGTTTGTCCTGTAATAATTTCTTCTTGATTGTAGATGAATCGCTGACAAGATAATTGAAATATTGACTTTAATCCTAATGGATAGAAAGGCATTTCTTTTTCTACGAATTTTATTTCAAAGAATGCCTTGGCATAATCAAAATAAATTAAATCGCCTTCTCTGGGTGATCCTAGTTCTCTGATATTTTGATTGTGAGACATAACTTCAAGAAATCTTCGTTGAGAAACAATAAAAGTTCCTTCATCTGGAATTTCTAATCCAAATCGAGAAATTAAATGTCCAGTAGCAGGAGGAGCAGGAGCAAATCCAGCATCAGGTGAATTAAAATACATTTCAATTCTATTAATGTCCGTAAACTTAGACACCACATCGCCGAGTAGGGTATCTTGTGATACTAATTCTCGTGGAATGTAAATATAATCATATCCATGAATTTTAATTGCTTCTATGGTAAGACTATCAATTAATCGTTGTTCACTAGGAACATGCTTTCGAAAATATGGATTCGTTGTCATTTTATCCAGTAATAAAATCAGGAGGTTCTTGATAACGCAGAACGGTTTGTTCTTCTAGTTCGGTTATTTCTCGAATGGCTTCTGTGTAAATTTTAGTACCATTAAAAGTCATATTTCCTGGCATGGCAATACCTTCATACTTACTAAGATTAATGCCCCATTGTCGCTTAATAAGTGCTGTTACATATTTCTTTAATAGAATATCGCCGTAAATTTCACGTGCTGCATCTGGATCTAATGTTGTATACCCTTCAATAAGCAGAAACTGACCAACAATAAAGCCATCAGTAATATTGGTATCTATGACTAGTTTATTTGAGTGTCTATTGAATCTGATTTGTTTCTCTGGATCCAATAATTGTTGCAACAATTCAATATATTGCATTGCCGTAGTAAAGTGAGTAAGATTAATTTGACCATTTCTTACACCATAAAAATCATTTAATGCCAACTGATATCTAATATTAAAAATATTATTGACTTGCATGTTAAATCCAGCCTGAAATACTTTTGTCACAGAAATAAGACGAGTATCTATAGCGTCAGTGGATATATATTTGTTATTTCTATCTGTTTGCGTAATTTGATATTTATAATACTGTCTTTGAAATCCCTCACTGCTCATCTCGGCAAACCATTGCAGAGCCTCATCCATTCTATCTTCTAGCTGCGAATCTTCTACATTTATTTCAATGACAGGAGAACCAAGAGCACGCAATGCGTATTCTTTTAATTCTTGTCGTGTGGTTGGTATTGCCATATTACGTGGTTCTCATAATAAAGGCAAGAGCATAGTATGGTGGAAGATTTGCAGTGTTTATTTCAGGCACCACAGTAACATCTGCTTCACTGAAAGCAGCCCCAGTATTCTTTTTAGGTTTGGATGTATTATATCGCTTTAGAGTATCACCACCTTGTGCACCTCCTGCACCGATATTCGTACCCGCATAATTATCAATTGCACTGATACCAGGAGTATTGTCGTCCATAGCATAAACATGTCTGTGATCCACAAGACTTGCTGTTGCAGATCCACCTGATGCAGCAACAGCATATCCTCCTGTACCTGCACCTGCACTTGCACCAACAACAAATCTACCACGAAGATCAGGAGTTCCATTGGATCCATTGCAAAGTGCCCAAGATGTGGGAATATTAGCAACAGTACCACTCCACATAATAATTCCACCTACTGGAATAGTTCCATTTCCAACAAATGAAGTTGCATTTACCGCACCACTCACATCCAACTTCACAGGCATAGTCGTCAAAGAAGTCTCTATTATTTTCTTCGTATTTGCGCCTTGTTTAACGTCTGCTGTTGAAATTAAATTAGGACTATTATAAAGACTAGTCAAAAACTGGCCTTCCCACAAAGTTTGATCTGCAAAATTTCCACCATATCCAATATCAATTCTATCCACTGACCACGTAGGCCACTCGGTCAATAAGGTATTATCGCCTAATACAATAACAGCATTTGTTCTGGAATTGATGGGTGATGCCGCATCGCCGCCATTCAAAAATCCTGTCTGTATTATATTAAATGGAGTATTTCCTGTGCATTCGACATCACAATTGTACCAAGTCACATCATTATTAATGGTCTTAATGTATCCAGAAACAATACACTGCCAATTTTTCATTCCTCCTGAGCCACCAGATACGGATGCAGGCATTTTTCTATTCATGCCGCTGATAGTTACTTTGACAAAATGATCATATTGGGGATTCGTTGCAGATGTCGTTGTTCCAGGAGGAAGTATAATAACAAACGGACCACAACTAGCACTGGTTCCTGGTTCAATACTAGTATGGAATCGTAATAAATTGGTGGTGGAACTTGTGATATTAGAATCACCAACAGAGACAGTTTTTACCACGGCTCCTGAAGGATACGTTAAATATGTTGTCTTGTATTGATTTCTCACAGGAAGAATAGTGGATCCAGTTCTAGTCTGTGCAATGGTTCCGTTATAAGTTATTCCAGTAGTAACAAACAATCCACTCGCAGTAATACCAGCAGCAGAGATGCCCGTGGCTGTCAAAAGAGTTGCGCTCATTGTTGTGCCAGTTAATCCTCCTGCCACAGTGAATACCAGATTAGAATTTGCAGAAAATCCTGCTGCAATTCCACTACCATCATTATACTGAATCATTCCAGTGGAGCCTGCAGGTTCTGCCGTATCCCATACTAATTGACCTGCGCCATTGGTTCCCAATAATTGTCCATTCGTTCCATCACTAACAGGAAGATACCAAGTGGTGGGAGTCGTAATCGCTGGAGGTGCTTGGAATCCCACTGTTTTTCCTGTTGAATCCGTGAATACAAAACTTCCACCACAAACACCACGGAAATCTTTGCCTAGAAAATTTCCTTCAAAGGTACCAGTAACACCAGAATGAATATTGGTTCCCGAGGTTGATCCATTGAGCAGATATACAAAATTTCTGGATCCGGCTTTAGCACCAAAGAATCCTAAAGATGCTCCAGCGGAGTTGTCTGTGTCTGGATAGAAAAATGCAATGCCTCGATCCATCGCACGTGAACCAGCACCAGTTACACCAACTCCCCCAGTTTGTCCAAGCGATATAACAGCATCGGCTATTGTAAAATTTGCACTACTCGTAGAAGTCAGGGTTCCGCCAACGAAAAAATTACCAGTAACTGTTACATGTGAGAGTATAGTAGCCGAACCACCAGCAACACCCATTGTAATTGCAGTTGCATTAGAACCAATTGTAAGAGTAGATCCAGCGGCATTAAAGGTATGAAATGCTGCCTGTGTTCCTCGAATTCCCGCCGAGAATGTATGTCCTGTAAGAACTGTTGGAAGCAAAGCTGCAGTTAATACTCCTTCTGCATCGGTTGTTGTTAATGAAACACTACTAGACGAAACACCAGAATATACCTTTAACTTATTGAGTTTATAGGCTGATAAATTACTTTGATCTTTCCAAGTATTAAACGTATTGTTTAATGCAACTTCTGGGATTGAATAATTATTGGAGTCTGGTCCTGTATTTACTGGCATTTACTAGTTTCCTGTGTATTATGTACGAATTTCAGAACTTCTTCTAACTGAGCCTTTAAAGTATGTATCTCTATTTCTAAATCCTTAATCTGCGTTTCTGTTTTCTTTTTTTCTATAAATTCTTCTGCTGCTTGAGTATCAGCCAGTATGAGTGCCCCAGAATAAGAATCTCGTTTATATTTTCTTAATCCCATAATTAACTCACAAAACTAGCAACTCGTATACTGCGAACAGCAGGAGTCTGATAATATGTTGCAGGAACGGCAGTAGATGCAAGAGATATTTTAATTTGATAGGAAGAAAATGCGGTTCCTAATGTTATGCCGTATGTTCCTGTACTATAATCTAAATCTGATCCACTCACAGGAGTAGAAACGGATCTGGTTAACGCATTCCAAGTCTTTGTTTGAATTTGTGCTTCTCCTGCTGTGGAAACTCTATAATATACTTCTAATGATGATCCACTCGGAGTATTTGTGTCCACAAAAATTGCAAGTCCATTTGAGTTCACGGCATCCACGGCAACAATACGACTAATATATTGTGACGGAGAGCCAGTAGCAACTCGCATAGCAATTCCAGTGGCATACATTGCTTGTGTATCAACTACAGGTGAAACAAATCCAGTACCATTAAAGCTATATTGAAGATTAAATGCTGTTGAAGGAATTGATGTCATATAAATGTTTTCATTATTTTTAAATGCAAGACTTGTTGAGTCTGTGAATTGTCGGGAAATACCACAACCAGCAGGAATCACTTCTGGAGAACTAAACTTTAATATTTGCTTTGCCAGATTATTTGTCAGTGTTGCATTAAATCTACTAGAAGCACCAGTTTCAAATACGCAACGATTTACATTAAACATAAGATCAGTTGAGTTTTCTGCAACAGAAAGTCCCATGGAAGTAGAAGTATATAAAGTTCCTACCAGTTGATTATTTCCAACGCGACCACCTGTAGAATCTCCACTTGCTAATGCATTGTATCCAGAGTCTGCTGCATATAAAGAATATTTCTGAGAATTAGTACTAATGCATATTGCATATTCTCCTGGTTCTAAGAATACAGGACTAGAAAATGTAAAGGTTGTGGCATATGGAGTTACTGAGTCTGCCGTTACACCTGCAGACAAAAGTGTCACGGTGGAAAACGGTAATACCACCGAAGGAGACGGATATCCAGATATAGTTGGTCTGATTTGTACGGTGACAGGAAGCACAGAATCTTTTTCGGAAAAGAACAATTCCACGCTCTTGATAAAGAGTCCTTCTGGATTACTTTTCTTGTCAACGAAGAATGTTTGTGAAAGTGGATCTGCCCATTGTGAATTTTCTAAAATATCAACAGAAAACTCTCTTGCAAATGGATTCTTTACAATTCCATCACTTGATACAGTTTGTCTTCTGAGTACAGGTGGACGAGTAGAATAAGATCCAGAATCTCGTTGATCCAAAGCACCAACACAATAATATGTTGCTTCGGCTGCCGTGGTTGCATTTTCATTAGTCGAAGAATCTACCAGTCGAACAATCTTCTCTCCTGCGGTATAGGTATTTGCCGGAATGTTGAATGTAGCACCGCAAGTTCCATATGCGTCACTTGATAATCCACTCTTTACAACATCGCCATCAAAATAAATTGAAAGTCCTGTTGTTGATGGTTTAAGACCAAATGCAGTGAATGTTATTCCTGTTGTTGCTGGAATATATTGAACAATACTACGATCCACTATTTTTGTACCAACTCTGGTTTTAATTCTATTCTTCAGACGAGACATCTTCATACGAGTACTAAGATTCTCATCTATTCCAATTATTGTGCGACTTATCCCAGCAGATGCATTACCCGAATTAATATTGGGAATAACCGAGGAAGATGCAACATGAGGGGTTTTAAGATTTTGTTTTTGTACGTCATCTTGTTCTTGATTATTGTCTTCTATTCCTGTCCACATACTCTCCCAATCATTCCATTGGGTACCGAATCCTCGTGAATTGTCCGCATTAGATCCCAACCAATTATCATTTTCGCCTAATGCATTTGTTTTTACTATTGGACGATATGCAACATCGTATACCGTAGCAACCGAAGGAGTTAATTTGGCAAATCCAAGCCAATTAATTGTATTGGATGGATTAACAATAATCTGCTTGGTTGATTCTCCATTTTCAATATAGGGAGTTTGTGTATAACTCAATGTAATCAAACCATCTGCTGATAACGTAGTTCCAGTATAAGCATAACCACCCAACGAAACTGTTGATGGTGTAAAAAATGGACGCAATTCACCTGTTTCATAATCAACAGAACATATATGATCTCCAGAAGCAACATCGCCAATAGAATGTCCCACAAATTCTTCAGAAAATATAGAAGTTTTTAATGGTTCTGTAGCAGCTCCTGCCAATGTTTTAATGGATTTTGAATCTGTTTCCAATTCAGACAAAGATAATTTGGCAAAAACTTCCACATCATCAATACGTTTTTCTATTTTTCCAATATCCTGCATGGTGTATCGCTTATTGTCTGTTGCGGTAAACAATACATCTCCTGCATTATGTGTATATGCTGGTATCGAAGCCGTACCAAGAACCATAGCATCAATTGGATCTGGTGGAACCGAAGGAGATATATCTGGAGTTCCCGTAACTGTTAAGAATTCTGCTGTTCCATCTGTTGGATCAGTTCGTAGGCATATCTTGTCTATTCTAGGAAGATAATGAGTATAGGATACTGTTGTGGATTTTTCTGTTCTGAATGGTTTAAAGAGTGGAGTAGTTGCAGTTAATCCAGAATGCCTGAAATCTAGGCAATTAGCAAGAGAAACCGTTTTACCAGTTTTTGGACTTGTGAATAAAGGAACATTATCATACGAAACTCCAATGTATGAAGTTGCACCAATGAAAGGAGCGGCCGCTAATCCACCATGAAGAAAATAATTATAACCAACAGACAATGTTCCTGATGTGTTAAAAGCATCCCAAGCGGTTTGTTTGGATGACTTTACCATTATGCGAGAATAATTATAATGAGTATCAGTTTGTCCGTCATCTAATTCAAAATAATCTGATATATCTGTAGGACCTATACTATGGGTAATACCTGTTATAGAATAGACATCGGCTTTTGATAGCGTGTATACACTGCGTCCATTTTCTAGGGTGTTTGCATTGTATGCAATTGCCGAATCTGTTGCAGCCGTCGAAGTTTTCGTTCGTATAGAAGAACTGCTTATAGTGGACGGTTTATATACAACTGGAACCAAGACACGTAGGTTTCCGCTAGTAAATCCTGAAGGAGTAGTACCGCCATTATAAGAAAAAACAACACTATTAGCACCTGACGTTATACTGCTTGTTCCAGCATGGTAAGCTGGAAAAAATACTTGTCCTGTTGCATTCGATATTGCAATATCTGCTAGTGTGGTGTTTGGATCAAGGTCAATATATGCGTCAGATACTGTCTCAGAGAACATGCTACCGCTATCAGATATCGTGAATGTTGTTCCGCCCGCAGCAGTGTGTATGTAATTGGTTAAAGTATTCGTCCATAATCTTCCAGGAGCCGCTACTGCAGTGACTTGATCTATGGCATATCCAGTCGTCATTTCATATACAAGAGATTGCGAGTTTGGAGATTGAACTTGTGCAAAGGTAGTTCCAGTTCCAGAGGGAACAAATGTACCGCAAGTATGTCCTGCGCTCCAACCCGTTCCATTATTATCAACAAAATACAATGCACCACTACTAGCTCCAGCAACTGAACCACTTAATCCATACAAATATAAATTGTAATTATATCCTGTAGTAGATCCAGTACTCACTGGAATGGCACCATGAACATAGCCTGTTGCAACTACACCACTGGAAGAATTTCTAAATTTTACTTCTACAGAACCAGAATTAATATTCACTAGATTATTGGCAAATGTTGTTCCGAATGCGGCACTAGTGCCCATACAAACACCCACATAATTACCCAATCCAAATCCATAAGTTAAATTTGTTTCTGTTTGTGTTGTTCTGGCTTTTGCAACATTCAAGGTTATTGGATATTGTGATTCTAATTCGTGTCCTTGCACGTATGCTTTACCAGGACCAATTACAAATCCCAAAGTAGAACCACTCAAATTCTTTACCTTTACATCAAATGGCCTAACAATATACGAGCCAGATTCGTCAAATGTTCTACGAGATAATGCAGATTCTATCTCGGCATAGGATACTCGTTCAGATTTTCTTGTGATTTTGCCTGCATCGAATCTAATCAATTCAATGAAATCATTTGCTTCTGAAGTAATGCCAGATTGCGTTAACATTAAATCTATCTTATAACGATCTCCACCTGGTGCATTATAATTAGACGAGCCAATTGCAGGATCCTTTAAGGTAGAATCTTCTTCTGCTGTTACTGTATCTCGTACCACATCAAATCCAACACGAGTAGTAAGAAGATTAAAAGAAGCGGCGGTTCCACCGAATGACACATCCAGTGTGCTACCAGATATACGATATGGTGTAAACTTTTGTGTTCCTACTGGAGTAAAAAATCCATCAACATAAAAAATACCATCGGCAACGGTAATCAATTTGCATGATTCAGTGGTTCCAATAACGCCATTCGTTAATGTGGTGCCACCCAATGAAATGTTTCCCGCACTAAAAGAATAGCCAGAGGTGAAGTCGACTATTACTACTAAATGGGTAGTACTACCTCCAGACGAAAGAGGTACATAATGAACTATCTTTGCTTTTGTTGTGCTTTGAACTAATTCAGATCCGATTAGGGTATCATAATCCAATACAGCGGCATCATTAAGACTGGCAATAGTTATTCTTATGGCAGAGGTAGTTCTGACACTTATTCCACCACCAATAATGCGAGATCCATCTTTGAAGAGATGATCCCCAACCTTTGAAACTTGGTTTTGTAATATAGATTGTGCTTGAGTTATTTCTCTGGCTTGCAAAGCATAGCCAGGTCGGAATAGAACACGTAAAAATCCAGAATCAGTAGTAAAATCGTCGTAATACGGATTTATATTGAAAATACTAGGGTCGTATGTCATTAGTTCCTTTTAAAAGCCTACCGATAGTCTAAATTCTTCATTTTGTCCTACGACTCTATCAATCGCCACTACACTGTCTATGTATAATATTTCTCCAGAATTGGGGTTGATGTCTGGTAGAGAAACTCCTGTAACGAGATATGCACCCAAAGCAGAATATGTCGAGGAATCTCCATCAGCAATATTTTTAAACTGTCCCGTTACTTCGCTTACCCATAATGTACCATAACTAGAATTTACAAGTTCCCAAGTATACACCTTGGCACTAGCATATCCAATTGCAATTGATCCAGTCTGTCCCTGTGTAACTGTATCGCCAGTTGTGAAAGTAGAGGAAGAAAGTCCACTACCAGTTACCTGTAATGCATGCAATCCTGTATAACTAGACAATCCAAGCGAATCAATATAAGGATCGCCTACATCTATAATTTTAAATTTACTGTCGCTTGTAAATGTCAATCCACCAGAAAGTTGGGCCGTTGTGACAAATTCGCCGTATCTTGGAGATATAGAATTGATTTTTGCCGATGCCAACGATGATGCACCCGTCACTCCTGCCGTTGTGGATATAGCAAAGGAATTTTTTGTGGATCGCACACCAAGAGTATATCCACCAGGTGTTATTTCACTAATACTTAAAACAATTCCTTCTGCCTCAATACTGTATCCAAAACTAATTCCCACAGAACCAGATCCAGGAACAGTAAATGTTACACCAACAGGAATAGTTTGAGTGATTTTTTCTCCAGCAGTAAATGTAGCCGTGGCATCGAGTCCTATAATATAATCATTTGGTCTATCAGAATAATCAATAAAACTTTTAGAGTCGCTTGCAGTTTTAAGCAAAACTTTCTTGGAGGTGTCATTTGTAGATTTTATTGCATATACCTTTGCCGTGGCAAACGTTTCTAATCCCAACAAAGCAGTTGTATTGGTTGTTATGTTTGTTGCAGAGAATAAACTAGCGGATAGTGTGCTAGTAGTGGAAGTACTTGTATTTAAAAGAAGAACATCTCTGTAAAATATATCACTAGTTCCTGCAAGTTCTCCTGGATTAGATAGTAGTGTTGGATTTTTAATAATTCCAACCTGTCTATATGATCCTCCTGATTTTATTTTTGTTTCGTCTAATGGTGTTATTCTAGCAACCATTGCAATGCGATCTGCATTCAATTCTTTTAATATATTAGCACCATGCCCTCCTTTTGGAGCAAGAACAGCAGTCAATATTGGAGGTGTTGTTTCTTGAAATGGTGTCGGAATAATATCCATGATTGCATGAGAATAATTATATCCTGAATTTATAACATCAATTCCTTGTATAGAAAGATCATCGGCCATAATAGGAGATACATATGCTCCATCTCCATCTCCAATAATATTAATAAATGGCAAAATTTCAATAACAGGATAATTGGAATTTCCAATAACGGATAGAGTAAATCCAATCGTATCATTCTCTATTATAAAATATCTTGAAGTTGATCCAGTTACACCTGCAGCACTAATAACACCATAATTATTTATTTGTGATATATTACCCTCGTTTGTTGCCACGCGTACTGCATATCCGTTAAATCCAGGAGAACCGCCGCCAGGCATATTTTCGCGATTAATAATTTGATTGAGGCTAGATATATCTGTAATTTCTAACTGCGTTTGTGTACTAGAAAGAGCAACTGATCGAGATACTAGTAGACCAGAAGTTGTGGTGGTAATTGCAACAGAATGGCGATAAATGCCGCTAGTAACTCCAGTAGCAACAGATACATCTACTCTGGATATTCCGCCATCCGCTGCTTGTAATTGTGTATTATATTGATTTTGGGTTTCCAGAACACTACTATCAGTTATATAATTGATTGGTATATAAAGTGAAGTACTGCCCAACAAATCGGCTTCTTTAACCGTTCCAATATATTTCCAAATGTATAGATCTGCTGTTTTAAATACTGTGGAAAGTATGCTAGTCGGCTCTACTGTAGAAGGTGCTCCATCAGCATTTGATATGCATATGTAAATATTATTTTGACTATTTAATACATAGAAAGTTTCAGGAGTATCAACATTAAATAGATCAATACTATCATCATATTGATCATAGATCTCATTAAGAGTCCAATCTCGTTTGGCAACAACATATAGAATGTCGGTTGGGTTTAATTTTTTATATCCTATTATGCTGCGACCAATTTGTTTTTCACTTTTATCAGAATCAATATAGGTATCTGGAGAATTTTCATTTGTCCAGGGTGTGCATTTTGCTATAAAAAAATAATATTGATTATTTCTATCGGTTGATATATTCTGCAGTAAATTATCGGCAGAAGAACGACTCATTGAATTTTTTATAATAGATGGCATGGTATTGTCCTGATATTTATATAAGTATTAATCGCTTAAAAACGTATTAAGTGTTATTCCTGAAAAGGCTTTTCCTGGATTGGGATGCGGTTTTATATCCCAATATGGTTCATGGATAACTTTGGCACTACGATGCACTGTTTCGTATGCATATGGTAGTTTATCGTCCATTTTATATTTACGAGACAAGTAACCATACACCATTTGTCTTTCTAATTCAGTGAGTTTTCTGTCGTAGACTATAACTTCATTAATGACACCACGAAATCCGTATGAAGTATTTGTAATAGCCTGGCTAATCCAAGCAGCATTTCCAAAAGTATGACCACTAGAAACAACGGTTGGTCTAAGAAATACTCCAAATCTACCAATATCTAAAGTCAATCCGCTAGTTGGAGTTGGAGATGCAGAATTTAATCCATCTTGAGTTGAAACAGGAATACCCGTAGATCGAGAACGATTTTCTGCTCTGTCTCCATTTACATACGCATAGAGTGTTTGGGAAGTATCACGAGAAACTTCACCGATTATCATTTCCATACACACGCCAGAAACATGAGGATCGTATGCAATACTTGTTGCTAGAGCATTTGTGACTGGGCGAACACCCTTCCAAGGAGCGAAACCAAGCAATCCAGTAGAACTACCCCCAATCGAGCTGTATCGCTTAATTCCAGAAACAATAGAGTAATAGTCCACAGTTTGAAAACTAGGAGTGTTATCTATTTTATTCCAAGAACGAGAAAATATAACAGAATCATCTCCTAACGTGTGGTATGCATCAGTAAATGGTTTATTAGTACCAACCAATCCCAATCCATTTCCGTATTCATCACTAGCGTTTCTGAATACTATAAACATATCCATATCTGCCGAAAGAGTCAATCCGTTTTTAAGATAGAAGTGTTGTCCAACCAGCAGTTTATCTCCTGTAGAACCAGGACCAAACGTAATTCCCAAAGTGGTAGATCCAAGAGTTAGTCCAGTAGTTGATCCCGTCCATATAGTTTGTGGTCCAAATATCACTTCACCATTAAAAGAAATTCCCGTGGCTCCAACAATACCGTTATCATTAATAATTAACGTGGGACGTAATTTATCAATAGTAACTCCCTGAAGACCTGCCGCACTAGTCCATCTATCCCACTTCGGTGGAATAGCATGATTTAATGAAGCAGAAGCATCTCTCCAGACATCCATACTTGCTCCATTAATCATTGCTCCACATACACCAATATTTTCTGGTTTCAGCCACAGCGTTAACCCAGGAATTCTATTCATGTTATTTCCGATTTCTTGACCGCTCTCGTTTCCTGCTTCCCAAGATCCGCTCGATCCAAGCGGAATACCAAGAGGATTGTGTACTATTGTACCATTTTCTGGAACAGTGGCATAAGTTATTCCCATGCACAAACCATAGACTGTTCCTACTGGAGAAGTAAGACCACGTACGGCAAATGAGGAACTGGAAATATATGGATTGTATCCAATTGGATACAAATCACCTGCAGTTGAACCTATATATTGAAATCCATAAAACTTTAAATTATATGCAGTTGATCCTGAAGAAAACATAGACACTGTTGCATATAAGATCTGCCCTGCAGGAACTGTAATTGTGCGTGTTTGTGTGCCTGCTTTAAAATATCTGAGGTTGGTGCCGTCACGTTGTACCGAATAAGATACACCAGAAACTGTGGAGAGCGGACCAACAGGATTAGCACCGTCTTCAAAGATGTACATTCCATTGCTGTTCATCAACCAAGCATAACACACTCCAGCAGGAAGTACGGCAACTGGAATTGTTACTCCCCTTAATCCAACAAGAATATTTGATCCTAAATCTAAATTAAATTCTAATCTAAAATCTCCAGTATATCCTTCAACAGATGTTGCACCACCACTGCTCCATGCTGCTGCACCTGCCGCTATTCCACTTGTGCGCAAAAGATCCAATCTTCCGCTAGTTGTTGCTCCACTCAATCCAGCCCAAGTCAATGAATCAGTGCTTGCAGTATAGCCAGTAGTAGCCTGTCCGTTTGCTCGCAAATTTAAAGTACTATCTATCCTGTATGGTGCATATTCACCAATAAATGGAGATGGAAAGTCCTTTCTCCATGCATCTGCATTACTCGTCACCAGTAAATTAGCATTTAGTAAAATCTCACCAAACATTTTCATTCCAGCGGGATGTATTATGGATTTTAATACAGTAAAATACTTATCAAAAGAAACGTGCGACTGTAGCACATACGAATAATCTTGATAATAATTTCCATCTTGAATCTTTTTATTGGATGATATTTTGCCTTTGTTTCCATAAAAATATCCTGGATAATTAGTTATGGCTGTTGGTGTTAGTATAATCCTAGAAGCTGTGTTCACTCCCGATGAAGAAATAACCATTGCCGATACTTCTGAATAATAATTAATACCAGAATCCTGGATTGATATTTTCTTAATAGTACCTGCCAAGCCAATAACACTTACCTTTGCCACAAATCCAACACCATCAGAAACAATGAATAAATTATCTCCAACCACATAACCTGTGCCTGGCGTATCAATATAAAAATCACCAAGAACACTATATGTTTTCTCTGCGTAATCTGTTGTCGCACTTCTGGCTATTATATCTGCATCTGGAAGAAATACTCCAATTATATCTGTAAGAAAAAATTCAGTAACGGGAATTCCATGGGCAGAATAACGAACAATATTATCAATAGTAGCACTCGCTATAACTAAAGAGGAATCAGTATCAGAATATTGGATCAGTTTTCCGCGCAATGAATTATAGATATCATCCCCAGATAAACATGTAGTTTTTACTGATTTTGGTTCAACCCAGACACCGCTAGAAATTCTAAGAATATCTTCTTTTGGGGAATAGATTTCTAGATCACTGTTGTACAATACTCTAAACAAGAATCTATATGCATTTTCTGTTCCTTTGTTTCCATAAAATTCTCTGATTTTTTTCAGTAATGTAGTTTTATTAGGAGTATATCCCTCTGCATTAATTGCTAATACTTCAGGAAATGATTCTGTGTATATATTTTTAAAGTGATCATAGAATTCCGTTAAATTCTTATCAACATCACCAACAGTACCGAGTTTACTGGATACGTATCCTGGATTGCCAGGAGATTCCAACCATTCGTAATATGCTTTAATAAACAAGATCAGTTTAGGATGATCTGATTTCATAAACGTAGGAAATTGTTCCGTAATAAACGGAGATATAATATTTTCCAATTCCTGCATTGGAGTATCTAAAATGATAGACTTAATAGTGCTCATTTTATAAAGTTATTGTTTCTTTTCTTTTCTCGTATGGAATCATATTAACACTCACAGAATCCGAATATACACCACTAATGCGAAAGATTTTATTCTCAAACACAAAAAGATCTGTATTTTTTGGCATAACAGTTATTGTCAGGTATTGTTGAGAAGCATTAGAAATAATTGGTAGGAATTTACTATTAAAAGTAACCTTTCCAGTATTATATACAACAGTGCCAACCGATGGATATACTATCGTTGTGATATTTGTGGTTGCGTCTGTGGATGTTACGTTTAAAACACCCATTCCATTTTCTTGTAGGCGACAATTATTCACTGTAGTATTTTGTGTATTTTTATGTGTAATTAAACTTGAGGTCACGGCTCCTCCCTCGGCTAGTTCTTTTATTGGATTCATATAAGTTAAACTAAATCCTTTGGATGCAGAAAACTTGTTTAAGTCTATAGATTTTCTAAGAGAGATAGTGGTTTCATTACTAAGAATAGAAATATCTAATGCATTGATACCCTCAGAGATTTTTGATGTGTATAAATTATCACCAAAAGATTGCAATGCCTGTGCAGAATATCCAAACAAGTAAGCAACAATAACTGCCTTTAACGTTCCTGTACTATAAGCCAATATAGTTGGATCATAAGTTATAATTGTGTTGACTATTATATCAATAAAATCCGCATCCACAATTTCTGGAATTATGCTAACCACTGATGATTTAGTTCGCAATGTTTGTGCCAATGCATACTTTTCAGATGTTGTTAATGCATCCCCAGAGTTTGGTTTTACGGCAATAAATACTTTTCCATATTGTGGTGGGTTTGTTGTTTCACCACCATACACCAACACACTATCTGTGTTTGGATACTCTCTCATAACAGCAACACGATAATCTTCTTCGGTTACTGCTCGTCCACCAGATTGATAATATTTTGGAGCAAGAAATTTAATCTTTGCAACACTTTCTTCTGCTGCTCCACCAGATGATTGAGATACAACTACTGGAGTATTCAATCCCGCTACTACTGCTTCAAAATCTGTAATGCCATTTGCCACTTCGCCATTGGTTTCTAGGTAATCTATAATAACAACATTACCAGCAGTTGGTTGTATTCCCAAAAAATTGTCGCCGAAATATAATTCATACATTCCTGCTTCTTTTTCTTGTAGGAAATATACTTTGGATGTTGGAGTAAGATCAATGTATGTTTCTGCTTGAGTCCATATATCATTTAACCCAGTTTGATCTACTACCGAAGCTTGAACTCGAACTCGAATGGTTGATGTATCTATTTTATCATTTGGAAGAAGAAGAGTATTAAGATTTTTCTTAATAGGATCATACACATAAGTTATTCTGCGTAATGTTCCTTCTTTTACTTCTACATTTTCAAATACCCCCTCAGAATTGGAATATATTGTATTTAATAGAACAAATCTATATGGTACTTTTGCCGCATCTGTTCCTATAAACTCTGATGCATAACTCAAAAACTGATCTGCATTCCCAGATGCTGCTGTTATGGTTAGAGTTGCAGTAGCCGCTCTTTTAGATCCTGTAAGATATCCCAGTGTTTTTGCATGAGATACAACACTTGGTCTCATTAAAGCACTATCCAAAAACATTTCATTGGCAATCATATTTGAATAGAATGCCTGATAATGTGTATTGTACGCCATAACATCTAGGATAGTATTGAGTACAGATCCGTCAAAGTTATAATCTCTAAGTGTATCTTGTGTACTAAGATATGATTTTAAAGATTGTTTGGTTTGATCAAAATCCAAACCAACAACATTGAAACTATTATTTGCCATTTAGCGAATCCTTTCTAAAACAACAGACAACCTATCTACTCGTCCAATTGCTCGTATAGAGAACTCCACAGATACCGTATAATAATTTTCGTCATTATTGGCGATTACATCCACCTGAACATTATCAACTCGTGGTTCGTGATTATTGATTGTATCGTATATTCGATCTTTGATCTCTATAGTGGTGATTGCATCTATTGGTTCAAATAATAAATTGCGCAAAGAACCACCCAATCTTGGTTGAAACAATCTTTCTCCAAACGAAGTATTTAATAAATTGGATATAGATCTACGAATAGATTGTTCGTCCTTTAATAATAAAAGATCACCATTTCTTGGGTTTTTTGTAAAATTTGGATCAATATCTGAAAATATTGTTGTATTTAAAAAATTAGATACTTTAATTGGCATTTATTTCCTATTTGTGTGTGTGAGATGTATGTTTATATTCTTTGTGGTGGCTTCTATAACTTGTTCTAATGAATCTTCGGATATTCCTTCTTGTTTTATACTATCCAATCCATTCCCATCACACCAATGACAACAAACAAATCCCATAGGAGTAAGACTGTCGCTATATTTCAATGAACTAACCGTGAAATATTCTACATTATTTATCTCTAATGCAGATCTAAGAGAACAATCCAACAAAGATTCCACAGAAATAATTTTGTATGGACTAACTTCTAACAAATGCACCAATTCCATGTATCTAGTGACTAAAACATCCTGCGATTCTAATAGCATCGACTGAATACCTGTAGAAACTGATTCATGTGTTACTGAAAATCGTCTCATTGAACTACCGTCGGCAAATATACCACCATTATGAAATTGAAATATTAATGCACGGGAACTACGAGTCACTAATCGCAATTCTGTCAATAGTTCATGTATTTGCGAATGTTTATCTTTATTCTTAATATCTCTGGAAAAAAGTTCTTTTATGCTTGGTTTTCTTCTTCGTATTGCTCCAATTATACCCAAGGCTATGCCAAAGATAACTCCGCCCAATATTTCCGCCAAAGGACCAATAAAATCTCGCAATGCCGTGTATACTTGTAACATATGAGTCACCTAAATCCTGTATCTGTTGGTGCATGCTTAGAATCATATGCACGTTGAGCGTATTCTTTGAATTCAGGAGATAACAAATTTCCTGACAACTTTGCTTGTATTTTATTGCATGGATCTGTTCCATCTCCCACCAAATTAATCAAAAAATTGATTTGTGTGAATTCTGAAATCTTCAGCATGGCTTCTTCCATCAGATCCGTTGCTTTGTTTGTAAGATCGTTCATTGCACCAATTCCTTCATTGATTGCTCCTGACACTGCGTCTATTCCATCTGCTATTCCTTTGGCAATATCATCTGCTGCACCCAGATCTGCTGGATTGCCTATCATTTTATCAATATCAGCATGAACCTTGGTCATTGCGGCTATTCTTGTTATTCCATCTTCGGTTACAATACTTGCGGCACCACTAATATCTAATCCTTCTATACCAAAAGCACATCCAATCTTTCCATATAAATCCATTTGACCCACCATGGACATAAGATTCTTGGGATCACTGAGTCTATCTGCTTCTGCTTTGAATAAATTAACTGAGTTTTGCATTGAAACCAAATTACCAGCCATATTATTTATTTTTCCAGTATCAACTCCCATTACTGCAAGTTTATTAAATAATGGCGAAGCAGGATCGCTGAATACCGCAAATGCCGTAATAGATTTTCCAAGTGCCGCACTCAATGCTCCCGCATTTTTTCCTGCTACATTTTGTATAGGGTTGTTTGTTTCACACCATGCATGTGCTGCTTTTTCTTCATCTGTAACTGATTTTTTACATGGACATGGTGCGGCTTCATCTACTCCAGACAATAATGTTGGATCTACTGTAATAGCAGCATTAGATTGTAGTAATGCTGCTTCTGCTGCCGCTGCTGCTTTATCTTGTTTTTGTGCCTCCCATGTGGCAAAATTTGCTGCTGCTTCTTGAGCAGCAATTTCACTTTGCAATACTGCAAGTTGTGGCATTTCTTCCTTGTTGATTGCATCTTCTTCTTGAACACCCCACGCAGATGAGTTCACTTTTGGTGTTATTGGCGTTTCAATCGGTTTACCATCTGAAAATCCCATATAATTATCCTATTAAAAAGGTAGAAGAACCAGTAGGTGTATGTCCACAAGATGCTTGACTTGCTTCTGTGCATACTGGAATACCATTAACAATAAAAGAAGAACTACCATTTGTCATTATGGCATTATTGTGATCTCCTTCACCGTGGTCTTGTATTGGATTTCCTTCCACACATATAGGCATACCATCTACCAAGAAGGAATCTATTCCGTCTAATATAAGTCCACCAGCGGTATCCTGAAATGCTCTGCATACTCCTGACATATTATCTCCTTATTAAATAATTACGGACTTTGGGCGAACTACTGGAGGACCAGAATTAACTTCAATTCTCTGTCCAACATTCATAATAGATCCATCTGATATAAATGATACTACCTTGCCAGAAAACGCAATATTTTCTTCGGCAAAGAATTCCATCTGTTTTCCAGATGCCTTTAAGTTTCCATCGACTTTAAGGTTTATGTCTCCCTTTGCGAGAATATTGACTTCTCCATTTAGTTGAATATTTCCTCCACCATTAACTGTAATATTTATACCACCAGAAACAACTAAATCTACACCCTCTGATCCAGCAACATAAATCTTCTTATTTCCATAACAGATCTCGTAATCATCTCCCACAATTCTCTGAACTCTTGTGCCATCTGGCGGAACATATGCTTTCGGTGGTGCCGTATATCCATTTCCAATTTCAACAAAAGTGCCAGATGTATGATACTGGTGTATTCTTTCGTGTCCTGGCGTATCATCAAATTCTTCAATATGTCCGCTTTCAGTGAATCGTACATGATTCTTTGGATAAACTGGATCAAATGGTGTGCGTGGTTCGCTCCATATTTTTCCATTTGCCATATCAGGAACACTTATGATTCCTTCTTTTCTGCTATAATTTTTGAAATCAACAACAGTACCACCGAATAATCCAGAACCATCAGTTCTTGCTAATCTATTGGTGTCTTGTTCTCCTGCAATAGAGCATCCCTTTGGTACTATACCTTGAGCAACATCTAATTCTGTAACAGGATATGTACCATTTGGATTATTGAATCCTTTATCTCGTATCGCACCAGATTGAGGAATTCCTCCAAATGAACCAATAATTATTGGATCTTGTGCTTCTTTTCCATCTCGAAAAAATCCAAATACATGAGATCCCACCAACAATCCAGTAGGAGAAGTACCAATACCAGATAATGCGGCACTTGTAATCGGCTGCATTGGATATGCCCATGGAAGAGCCGCAACAGGTAATTCTTTTAGATCAGTTGAATGATATCCAAATACTCGAACACGACATCGACCCAAAAATAAAGGATCGCTCGTATCCTCTACAACACCATGCCACCAAATAAATCCAACCTGTCCTAGAAATTCTTTCATATAACTCCCATACAATTTCTGCTTAATTCTAATTTACAACTATACAATGTACTTAGTGTATGTTTAATAGAAGTTATAATAAAATCTCCACTTAAATTTTCGTCTGCTCTGTTTCCTTGGGCCACATCAGAATGTCCATCTGCCGATATTTTAGGAACAAATACAGCAATAACCTGTCCAACTCGTTTACGATTATCGCCAAATATTTCTATTATAATTTTTTGAGTTGTCATTGTGTTCATATGATAATTTCTTTTTAACAGAGTAGTCTCTATTTGCATGTTATCAATAATAGGATTCGCTTTACTATACACAGTATAGGGAGTAACCGCACTATAATGTAGAGACGCTCCCTTTTTTAACATATTTTCTGCGGGTAAATCTGCAAAACGAAAATGTCTACCCTTTCCTAATTTTTTCTTATCATCAAATATCATTTCTTCTAGAAAATCATTTTGGCGTAATTGTTTTCTCAATACATCATGAATCAATAACGAAGAAGATACTGTGCCTTCCATAATATTTTCTGCCATGTCGAATCTTTTTGCTTCGTGTACATCTTGGATTCTGTGATATTCAGGTGGTAGAATGGTGGTACTACGAATGTTCTCTCTAGTTGGATTCGGATTTCTAGTAGTAAAATGATATCGAAGAATGTCTCGAGATCCTTCTTCTATAATATGTGCCAAACTCTTAAAACAATGACCGTCTAATGTTTCATAAAAGAAAAATGGCATGTAATCTGTAACGGTTAATGAGTATGCTTTTGTTGCCAACCAACTTATTGCCTTAAATGGACTATATGTTGCTGGAAGAACAAAACTATAATTATCCTTTGTATTTTCTATTTGAAGTTTTTTACCCCACACGGTTTCTGAAAAATGTCTGGTAAATATATTAGAAACCATACCAGATACTGAACCAGAAACAGCATAACCACAGCGTTGAGAAAAATTGTAATATCCTCCTTCGCTTATAAGATGAAGCACATAACTTTGAGTCTTTCCACTTTCGTAGATCTCAAGATCCTCCAACTTATAAACACGAAAAATCAATGTGGTTTCATTGATTTGTGCTATATCTGTTTTGAATACCAATTCAATCGTTTCTTGTCCAGTTATTGGAAGAATCTCTGGTAAGTTTACGCCATCTTCAATGTATATTTTTGCCGTGAGATTTGGCGAAAACATATCCTCAAATATTTCTATATGTTTAAATATTTTTCTAATATCAACACTTTTATTATTTACCAAAGAGGTAAGCATTAGTTTTTGGAGCCTATAATCTCCTGGTTTGGTAATATTAGAACCTTGTGGCATATTTTAAACTTTCAACAAATTATCTAATTCTTTTATTGCTCGATCCTTATATTTTGGATGAAGTAATTTTATTGTTCGTTTTGTTTCATTTAAATCCATCTCATAAATTAAATTAGATACTGCATAGGCAGTTACGGCATCTCCACTTATACCCATATATTTCCCAATATACGTATCATAAAAGTTAGATGCAGTTGCGCCAATCGATGCACCAAAGTCAGTGGTACCATCTAATACATTGTGATAATATCCATTTGAAATGGACAATGAATCTACTATTATGGTTTCATTTGCTCCTACATCATCTGTGGGTCTATCAACTTTAAAATGATGAGCAGCCATGTACGTTTGTTCTATTTTTCGTATATTTATTCCCAGTGTTGCGCCAGTAACTTGTATGTAAGCATTACCTGTAGAAAATTGACTGCTTTGTACAATTAGTTTGCACATCGTAGGCTCGAAGTCTTCTATTGTAGATGAGGTTCCTGCTTGTGTCAACGTAACACCAGGAATTATATCAGAATCATACAATAATCCACCACTAAGACCAGTAAAAAATACAGAATATCCTGTGTACTTTTTCTGAATATATTCTTCCATTGTTGCTGCTGATTTATACCATCCATGATACGGATCTATTACTGTATTCATTAATAGAACAAGCCAATGAAGCAATGGATCTCCATAAAGACGTTCTGCTATGTGTTCTGGACGTTCTCCATCTTTCACATCGTATAGAATAAAAATTCCATTGCCTTCTCTGACATTATCGGACAGGGCTACTCGTCTCAACAGATTACGAGCAACAACAGGAGTAATGGTAGTTCCATTGTATATTGGATATTGTAGCACTGGAAACTTATTAAAATACATTAGAATCCCTTTTCTACGGCTTCTCTAGTAAGGAGACCGATTTCGCTGAATTGAATTGTTAAGTTGACTCCTATAGGAGCATTATCTCTAAATGTAGAGAATAGAGATTGTGGTGTATAGTTTACTTGAATATTTGTTGCAACACATCTGGCTATCTTTGGAATATATTCATTTTCAAGAAATCCTTTGGAGTTTGGGTTAGTTGATAAGAACCTAATCTCGAATTCAGCAGGAACTCTTAACATTATCTCTACATTAGATTGACCATCCCCGAACGCTTGATCTTGAATTGCGGGATGTGCATGATATCTAAAGGTTTCTATTATATCTTGAATCATACGAGTTTCAATTTCTGATCTTGCATATAATTCCCAGGCAAAAGAAAATGTTCGAAATTCTTTTTGCTTAAACATTTTTTCTAGTCTGGGATTTATTACTGTTCCTAATAATAATTGTCTTTCTGCTCCAATTCCTACTTTATCTGTTGCCCAGCCAAGTGCCGCTCCTGCAACCTGCATGGTAGCATCCACCACACCACGACCACCACCAGAAACTGCTTCTATAGTACCATTAACCGCCTTAAAACTAGCATCATTATATGAAAAAATATCTTCATTATTAATACTTGTGCACATAGGAAGGTAAATGGATGTCATTTGATCATATTGTGCAACACTGACTTGAGTCAAAGCAACATCTGCCGCTATAGTATTAGCAACACCAAATGGAATTGGTGCTGCTGCTACTACTGCTGCTCCGACTGCCGATTGCACATCACTAGAAGTCAACTTTTGTGCTCTTTCGTTTTGGCTTAAATTTTGTCCGCTAGCAGCCGTGGCAATTCTATTAGATAAAGAATCTACAACGGTTTGTGATGATGTTATTTTGCTTTGTAAGTTTTGTGCTTCTTCGGTATCAACAATAGCAGACGAAGTCGTGAATTTTCTTGATAAATTTTCTCCAGGTAGTTCAAACTCACTCATAAGATTTCCATAATTTACTACAGAAGCAGATTGAGTGGCTAACCCAATGGCTCGATTAGCGGTCTGTAAATCGGATTGCAGTTGAATTTTATTCTTTTCTTCCTGTTCGAGTTGCTTTATTAGCATATCATTTTGCCATCTCCAAAATATTTTAAATTGGACGGCATGAGGCACTTGATTCATTCCTATTTCAGTTGGAAATTTCAATACCGATGGCTTTGCTCTGGTTCCTTTTGTACTATATTCCGTGGATTCTAATAATTTAGAAATCTCGCTTTCATCCTGAACTGGAGCATTATCCGATGAGGTTGTTCTGGTAGTTGCAGTATATAAATCGGATTTACTGGAAAATGCGGGAGTTTTCAGTAATGCAGTAAGATCTTCCTGCATCTGTTCTTTTTTTGCCGCAGCATCGAATACTTCTTGTGGTGTTGGTGTTCCTGGAGGTAGCATGTACGCCTTTATATTATTTCGTTACAGAACCGAACTACATATATATTTATATGGCATACCGAGGATTCTTCAAACCACAAAATCCAACCAAATACATAGGAAATCCTATTAAGATTATGTATAGAAGTTTGTGGGAAAGAAAATTCATGAAATTTTGCGATTCGGCAAAAAATGTTCTTCGCTGGGGATCAGAAGAGGTAGTCGTTCCCTATTTTAATCCACTAGATCAAAAAGCCCACAGATATTTTGTAGACTTTATAGTGGAAATGCAAACCAAAGAAGGCATAAAAACTCTACTAATAGAGATAAAACCAAAAAAACAATGCAAAGAGCCAATCAAGAAAAAACGCATAACAAAGAGTTATATTTCAGAAATCAAGGCTTGGGTTACGAATAGTGCCAAATGGGCTGCGGCAACCGAAGAATCTAAAAAAAGGGGATGGGAGTTCAAAATCTTGACCGAAGATGACCTATTCAGAAAATCATGAAAGAGAATCTATCAGATAAAAAGAATGAACTAATTGATCTGGTGGAAGATACTATTACTGGATTAGGTGGAACTGATGCATCCTATTCTGAATTGCTTCACTTTTTAGTTAAAATGCATGCTTTGTCTAGACCAAAGAGATTGATGATTGGTCAGCTTTTATTTTTTAAATACTTACCAACCAACGAGCGATTCATAAAAGCCAAAAAGCATTACGACATATATCCACTCATATTGATTACCGAGGTTCATCGGGGAGGATTTGAAGGAATCAATCTGCATTACATAGACTCAAAAATAAGAACTACTCTATTTAATAATATAATGGAGAATCTGGTTGTGATTAGAGGCGGCGAGACTAGAACAAACAGAATCAAAATAAACTATCACCTGTTGTCTAGGTTTTCCATGTTTCGTTATTTTAGACCCTGCTATCGACAATACAAGTGGCAGGGATTACGAAAGCCACCTATAGCCATACCATTTCAATTATGGCAAACAGTTGAAGAATTAGATCTTGGATTATTTCGTCATGCAAACAAATCAAAGATATATCTTGAATCATGGAAAACAATTAGAAGATCCTTAGTAGGAAAGAGGAAATAAATGGCAGAATTTGATATTCCACCGTCGAACATAGATTTAATGCAGGACACCATTCTTAGAGGTGGTATAGCGTTTCCAAATAGATACTCCGTTAGTGTAGTGCTACCTCCAGCATTAACAAATCCAAATAATACAGAACAAAAACAATTAAATATTCGTTGTGAAAATGCAGCCATTGTTGGTCGTGCTTTTTCAACGTTACAATATCGATTTTATGGTCCTGCTCGAAATATACCATATGAATCAATATATTCTGGAGAAATACAAATATCATTTTTGCTATCTGGTTATTTACAGGAACGAGAGTATTTTGAAACATGGATGAATAAAATGTGCAACAAGGATGATTATAAATTTAGATATTATGATGAATATGTTGGTAGTATGGTTGTAACAGTAATAGGAAGAGACGAAGTACCAACTTATTCTATTCTATTAGAAGAAGTCTGTCCCAAATTGATTGGAGAAATTTCTCTGGGTTATGATAAAAATGATGAAGCCATGAGACAAGATATAACACTCTCATATCGAAAATATTCAATTAATAAAATTGATCTACCAACACCACCACCATACATTCCACCAATTCAAAAACCTGCACAACCACCACAACCCACAGAAGTGTTTGAGCCAATTCCTGATGATTTTCAAATAGGTCAAGGCAGCAGAAGTATCATTGGTTGATTGGTGTATAAATATAGAGTACATCTATTATAGTATTTTTTGAAAGGAATACAATGAGTAAATTGAATTTAATATCTGCGTCTCTACCCACTTATACAATGACTCTTCCCATATCAGGAAAGATCATCAAGTATCGTCCATTTGTTGTTCGAGAGGAAAAGGTATTGCTTATTGCATTACAATCCAAAGATCAAAAACAAATTACGGATTCTATTAGAAATGTAGTTGTTGCTTGTACTGACTCGGTATTGGATACCAAGAATATTAGTATAGCAGAATCCGAATATGCTTTTTTACAAATACGAGCAAAATCCATTGGCGAAGAAGTTAAGCCTCAAGTAAAATGTTCTAGTTGTGGAAATCCCACAACAATAAAAATTCGACTTGATCAGATTCAAATGAAGAAATCAGATAAAGAAATGATTGATCCAACCATAGTCATGTCAGATGATTTGAGTATTGTTATGCGATATCCATCTATCCATGATGCAGAGGCTAATGCAGGAGAAGTAGAAACCACCTTTAAACTAGCCGAACAATGTATAGAATCTATTATCCTGAAAGATGAGATATTTCCAAAAAAGGATATTAGTCCTAAAGAATTAACTCAATTCATTGATAATTTATTACCCGATCAATTTTCAAAAATTTTAGTTTTTCTGAAGAGCACACCTGAATTGCAATACAATTTTGATTATAAATGCCCAACTTGTGGAGAAAGGGTTGCGGTGGAACTGAAAACAATCTCAGATTTTTTTCAATAGCACTCTGCCATAACGACTTGGCAGCGTATTTTAAACTAACATTCAATCTTGTACAACATCAGGGTCATTCTCTGGAAGATATAGAGAATCTAATACCATGGGAAAAAGAAGTATATATAAATTTATTAATTAATCACATCAAAGAAGAAAAAGAGAAAATCAAAAACAGAACTCCCCAATAATGGCAAAAAAACCTTTAATCTCAGAAATAGAAAAACTACAGTCCAAATATAACGTTGCTGCAAGTCTTTCGTCTACGATATCTGATCAGATTATTCAGGCAGAAGGTTTAATTGGAACTTTAGAGACAGCATATTATGATGCATCTGATTTTAAAACAAAAGCAATAGAAGCCCAGAAAAAACTAAAAGCAGATGTAGCAGCAAAAAAATCAACACCTGCCAAGAATATTCCAAAGAATATGGCAAAGTGGAAGAAACTATTGCAGTCCGCAGAGACAGATGTAATAAACGCAGAAGTAAGAAAAGCAACAGCAAAAAGAGATTTGACTGCTACTAAAAAGAAAGTAGACGTTCTAAACAGACAAAAACAAACAAATGACACAAAGATAATTTCCATTGAATCAAATATAAAAAACGCCATTAAGATTCAAACCGAGGCATTGACTGCAGAAAAAATAAAAATAGCATCAGAATCAAAAATAGGCACAGACTACAACATGCGAGTTTCTAAGTTATTTAATACTATAGAACGATCAACATCAATTCCTAATAAAGAATTACAATCTCATGTGTTAGGAACTTCTAGTGGAGAAAGATCTGGTTCATCGCAATCTGGTGTAAGAGCAAAGAAAAACGAATTCATCGCCAAAAATCCTGATCTATTTGACAAATCTAAAATAGAAGGAAGAACAGCAAACGAATTATTAAATGAAGCAGTTTCTCTTTCTGAATTATCTTTGACGGCAAGCCAAAAAGATGCTAACAGCATATTGGGTAGGTTATTATATTTAGAAAAAACAGCAAAGGCCACAAAGGATGATGAGGTTGCTAAATTAATTTTGAGTATTATTGGTCCAGTGAAAACTGCCATGGCGAAAAAAGCAACGTTCAGTAGTTTTACAGAAAAACGAATCGGTGATTATGTATCGTCTATACCAGAAATGCTTATACGAAAACTTCCAGGCATTGGTGGTGTGCTTGGCGATTACATGAAACAACAAAAAGATAGACGAGATGCAGAATTAGACGAAGAAAAATTAATGGCAAGAAGAATTTCCGAAGGAAAATCCAGAGGACGTTATTCAGATGATGCATCAAGCCCAAAATCTAAAAAGGCTGTTTCAGATTATTCAAACGACACCTCAAGTACAACACCCATAAAGCCCGTTTCAGATGACACATCAAGTCCGATGGCTGATATTGGTGGATCAAGAGCATCCGAATTGGGTGCATCAACTATAAGTTCGGCTATGTGTCTGGATGAAATATTAAAAGAAGTAATAGACATCAGAAAACTATTACACGAAAGTTTGGATCCAGAAGAATCAACACTCACTGGAAGAGAAAAACAGTTTGAAACTCCCGATATGAAAAAAGCCAAAGCACTAAAACCAAATGCGATGAAAGAAGGTGGGATGGGATCTGCCATAACATCTGGAATGAGTTGGCTGGATTCTCTTATTACTGGAGGAATATCTGGTTTAGTGGCATCTATCTTACCCGCCATCGTTCCCATGATTATGAGTGCAATGGGAACACTTTTGGCTACTGCAGGAGCGGTTGCTTCATTTATAGGACCAATTGTACTTGCAGCAGGTATAGCCTACGGAGGATACAAATTGGGTGAATACTTATCAGAAGAATATCTAATACCATTTCTAGAAAAGGTAGGTTTGATAGTAACTCCTGGTAATACTCCAGGAATAGTTCCAGGTGGTGCAGAAGACACTTATATTAAGAATGACGAGATAGCAATGAAAGATAAATTGGCTGCTAATAATGCAGAGGGAGAACTTGCGCGTGATGTTGGTTTCTTTAAATTTTATCCAGACAAAGATCAAAGAGCCGAACTATTTGCAAAAGATCCTAACGAATTAAAAACATCTCTTTTACTTGGTTCTGGATTGGCAAAGTTATTAGGTAATAATGGACTATCAGAAGAAGAAGTAGATGCGCTTATAGCAAAACAACAATTTATGGGAGAGCTCACCAAGCCAAAAGAAGGCACACAACAAAATAAAGCCATGGAATTTGAGGATTCCATAGATCAACTTGATTCGACTTCACAAAAACCATATTCTACTTCAGAGTCACCTAGAAATAACATAAATTCAGTACAGACCAACAATTATGTTACAAATATAAATTCAAAGTCGGGTACACGAAATACCGAATCGACTCTTGAAAAGATGAATAGATCCTCATTTGCATAAAAAACAGGCGCACCGAAATGCGCCTGTTTTTCTAACATGATATAATCAGTTGGCTTCAATCATCATTCGCCAACTTCTCAAAATACGAGAGAGCATCCTCAGTCTCATTCTCTGAAGACTTCGGAGCCTTCTTTGCAGGAACTCGAGAAGCAGATTCTGTAGGAGCAGATTCAAACGAAGCCTTTTCCGCTCCTCCTGTTACGTTTGCACTTTCTGCTACTGATCGAATATCATCTCCAAGCACTTGCTGCAATCGAGTCTTCAATTCATCATAAGACTTGAAATTCTTTGGATCAGTAAATTCCTTGAGAGAATGTTGCTTCTTCCACAGAAGTTCCAATGCCTTATCATCTCCACCAAGAAGCGGTGTAGGTGCTGCAAACTCTGAACGATCATAATTAACATATCCATCAACCTGACGAATCTTTAACTTGAAATCAGCACCAGCCCAAAAATCAAATGGATTGAGTGGCTTCTCATCTTGATATTGCGGATTCATTGCTTCCTGAATCTTTTCAAAAATCTTCTTGCCATACTTAAACAGGAAAACCTTTCCTTCGTTTTCTGGATTCTTTGGATCTGATACAATATAGATGTTTGAAATGTAAGACAATCGACGCTTTCGATCTCGCGCAATATTCTTATCTGCATCACTACCACTTTGCCAAAGTTGTGAATTCATTTCAGAAACTGGATCTTTCAATCCAATACTTGTAAGAGAATTTTCAATATACCAACCACCTGTACCACGGAATCCGTGATTGTAAAGACGAGCCCAAGGCAAATCTTCGCCATCTGGTGCAGGCAACAATCTGATAATAGCATAACCATTATTCGTCTTGTCCAATGCAGGTTTCCAAAAACGATCATCTTTATATGAATCGCTTTTCTTCACCATCTTTTCCATTTCATTTGCCAATGTTTGATACGCATTCTTTGAAGTATTCTTCAAATCTTTAAATCCCATAATAATCTCCTTGTTAATGTTACCGATCACTTATATTATATCACGAAAATCCAACAAGTCAAATCAAAGCGGCAATTTTGATGTTTTCGGTAGCAAATTTAATTCTTGCCCCTCAATTTTAATTTTTTGAATTATTGGTTTGCTCAAAAACTTTGCCGCAACTTGCGGTTCAATACCAAATTGTTCACAAATTGCAATTACCGAATCAATGTACGATGCATTATGCATTTTTGCATATTTTTCTACTTCTTTAGGAAACCTAATATTATTAACTTCCAACTGGTGATGCTTTCTTGTTTGTATCTAGACAAGATGCCTGTTGTGTCCTATTCTAGAGTTATTCTTTTTTTCGTACCCGTGAAACATTCCTTGCGTAAATCCTGTATGTTTTCCACTTTGATATCCTCGATCATATGCAAATGCATACAGTTTGAGTGCTCCTGCAACGAACAAACAGATTGACGACATAATAATTGAGATGAGTGATAGTGTTTCCATACCCGTATGTACTTTATCTCATATTCTGAACCATACCTTAACAATGACTCTGTTGGGATTCGAACCCAAGTGTCCTCCTTGAAAGGGAGGTGTCCTAGACCAGACTAGACGACAGAGCCGATCCTTTAGCGAACTCGGGCTTGACCATATCCATAGACTGGTTGTGGTGCGTAACAAGCAGATCCGAATCCACTATATCCTCCTCCACAATCACCCTGATAGCCTGCATAACCACCCTGATAACCATTTCCGTTATAGTATCCTACACCATATCCGACTCCGTATCCTGCTCCATATCCATATCCAACCCCACCCCCATTAGGATACGAATTGTAGCCGTTCATGGAACCAAATCCCCATGATCCTCCGCCACCTTGTGTACCAATCATAACAGCAGGATTGGTGGCACTTACGACTTGTTCGCTTGTGTAATTTGGATTGTATCCGTAACCACTGCTTCGATTGGTATAGGTTGTCGTCGAACCATCTGCATTTTTTACTTCTTTGACAATATCAGTTTTTTGAATTTGACATCCAACACCAATACTAATTACTGTTGCAAATGAGATAATATTTTGAAGTTTCATATAGTCCTTTTGTTGTTTTACTGTTCAATCCTACACCCTAATAGTATATACCAAATTACTGCGTTGTCAAGTTTTTTTGGATGGTTTCTTTATTTGATTTGAATCTATGGCAGAATTACTCTTTGCCATGGTTTTCTGGGTTATTTTTGTGATAGCGGCCCGTAGAAGCATATTTTTAAATACGTCTAGTCCTTTGGGTTTTCCCACATAACTATTTATGATTTTGCATATTTACAAAATGCCTTATTCTACCGGCGTATTTGGCTCTTTTACCGATGTTCTCTTGGCAAATTTGTTTGCAGAATCAATATTATCAAAATATTCAAACTTGCCATTTCTGTCTTTGGCACCCCAAATACCACTACTAGTTTTCCAAACAGACTGCAAGGCATGGTATTTTGGATCATGATACTCTCCAGCCTGTTTGCCAATTTTTGGTTTTTTGTTTTCTGTACCCTTGGTTGGAGCATATAGTTTAGCATTGCCAGAGTTGGCTGGTAGATAGTCTGTTGGCGATGCCTTTGTCTGGGTCTTGGATCGATCTGGAGGCGTTTCTTCTCCTGTTTTGGCTCCAGACCCTCCAGACTCTAAAGCAGAAAAGAAATCAGTTACTTTATGCTTTGCCAATTCTAAGTTATCTTGTCCTTCACCCTTCTCAAACTTCATTAATACTTTACCTATTCCCTTGGTTTCGTTGGTGGAAATATAATAAAAATTTATTGAATTCTTAAACATAACCAAAGGTTGATCAAATTGACGACCCAAAGTTATAATTTGTGTTTTTGTGATATTTGGCACCATTAAACTCTTTTCAGATACATCATTGCCTTCTTTTTTAGAAGAACTACACAATTCAATATAACCGTATCCCATATCAATTACTTTTGATTTTAATTCATCATGAGTTTGTGCATTGATTTCTTCGGTTGCCTTGCTTTGAAAACTAGAAACTATACCAAAATCTCTACTATCATCTGCCACTAAATCAAAAACAGCAGACAATCTCTTTTTGGTGGGATTACTGGTTTCCATCGCCTCAGATAGTGTGCACTTATTAAAATATTGCGTGAATTTCTTCATGGGATCCTCTTATTTATATAGAGGATATATTTTTCAACCATTACAAAAGCGATGGAGGGAATCGAACCCTCAGTAATGCGTACAAGACCCACCTTGCAGCATCGCCTCACATCAAATTATCGAGCAGACATTGCCATATTACTGGCAGTGTTCATCGTACGACTTGATGTATATGCACGATACTCTCGAAGACCCTTCTTGGTAATCTTCATGCTGTATGAAGTAAAACCCGAACTATTCTTCGTAGTCGTGATAGAATAGAATCCATAAGAATCTCCCATCTTCTTAATTGACGAAATCAATGATCGGAAGTTCTTCACTCCAAAGCGAGTCTTTGCCTGAGCAGCAGTGAATGATCGTCCTTCAAAAAGACATTCCAAAACTCGAACGGTATTGTTTACCTTTGACATAATAAATCTCCAACGGCCTCATGTTGTACGCATTAAATCTGGCCAAAATTCAATGCGTTTATGTGATCAATGTGGCAAGAAAATGACACACGTCAAATGTTTTTATTATTAGTTCAGTCCCCATACAGAAAGACTAGCAGCAGAAAACGAAACTCCTGCTACTTGTATGGGTATTAGTTGAGTTGATATTGCAGGAATATGTATTCGCTGTGCGCTTGTCTGTCCTGCAAAAGTTGCACCATAAGTATATAAATCTAGATGAGTTGGTCCTGATGGAGTTGTGCATTCCACAAAAATGCCTTTGCATTTAACCGTTGCATTAGTTGTAAGCAGTGTTAATTTAGAATAGATGTCCATGGTATGCTCCTATTAAGACAACGACCATACACTTAAATTTGCACCAGCAAAAGAAACTCCTGCTACTTTTATTGGAAGTATCTGAAATGATGAGATTGGTACATGAATTCTAACACTTGATGTTACACCAGTAGAAGTATAAGCATAAAGATCTAATGTAGTTCCACCAGCAGGGGTGTTATTAATATTATCAATCATTAATCCTTTAGATCCACTGACAAATTGATTTGTTACTAACGGACTGACTTTTGAATATTTATCGTACATTATTGGATCTCCTTGCTCTATTTAGACAACGAAGTACATGGCGAATATCAGGTAGTTTTGTACTTTGTTTTCCACGCTTCTAACGAAATGCATCTGGGTCTTTGAGACTTATCACACCAATACCACCAAGAATTTGATTTATTAGCCAAAAACCACAATAACGCACCATCTTGTCCGCATCCACCAATTGCATCTTCCCACAAAATTACATCCAAACCATCTTCCCATTCTGTGCCATATGTTTGAAGAGATATGCCTGTCATTATTTTAAGCATAATCTGGTTAAGTGCTTCTTTTTCGCTTATTTTTATTAGGATTGGTTCTTGTGTTTGTGCCTTTGGTTTTTTTAAAAACAGCGTCCCAATTGCGCGACCAAATTTTTGGATCAACCCACCTGTATGCGTCACCTTTTCCTGCATTATTCTTTCCTTTCACGTCAAACCTGCATGCCACTTTGAACTAACTGCATAATTTCTCTTGCACACGGAGACAACCACAGATTTCGGGATTCTATTTCCCAATCATTGAATGCTCTATACAATAAGGCTTCTAATACTTCATCGGTATCTATTCGTGATATAATTCTATCTTTGGGAGGAAGAGTTGGTTCCATAAGACCCAACAACCAAATGCCATCTACATCATAATCAATGAACGGATATAAACCAGACGATTCAATATACTCTCTCGACATATTATTATTTTCCTTTTAAAAATTAATACAATACAAAATAGGCAGTTCAGGTGTTGATCCTGATTGAACCCGTTATAAGCGGGTCTGCGAAGCCGTCCGCCCACCGCCCAATATTATTTACTCAATACGCTTTTCTTATTTCCAACATGACCATTAGTATTTTTCATAAAATAGTTGCTTTGTTGTCTGTCCAAATCATTGCCAAGTCGATACTGAACCACCAACTCACTATCTATCACAGATGCCAGATCTTTCAATATTTTTGTGGATAAATCTGTTGCAGTTTTTTCATCTGCACCTACTGGAATATCAATATGTAATCTAAATTGTGACATGCTAAAGTATACACCATTATCGGACCTTGTCAAGTACAAGGCACCAAAATCAATATTTAATCTGCGCCTTCATCCACATTATTTATTTTATCCATAAGATCAACTGCACGCGTTGCTTTTCTCAGTCGAACCATTGTAACGGCTAAGTCTTTCCATCCAATGGTGTCCAACAAATACGCTTCATAAGACGAAATAACCGCAGAGGATGCCTTGGTCAATTCAACATATAAATCTCGTTCTAATTTCTTGGCCATTGTTTACGCCTTTTTAAAAAAGTTAACCAAACGATAAAACCATGTATGTGTAGGTTGTGGACTGTTTAATACCTTTCGCTTTTCTTCTTGGTACTCCATGATCATTTCCATTTTTAATAATTCATGAATCTGTGCTGGCATTATAACTCGAATATCTTTGGAATACTTAATCTTTGCAAACATGATTAACTCATAAATTTGAAGGGATTTTAATACTACTTCCCATTGTTCTCCTCCATTAAAAGATTCATATATTCCGTAGTAGGTGCCACGGGAATCTATCTCTATCATATCAATACCTAAGATATGTTGTTCCATATAGATCTCCTCAAGGATATTTATCTAATAAGTGAGGTTGGAATGCGGAACAAGGGACTCGAACCCTTATGCGCGGGGCGCACAAAATTTTAAATTTTGCATGTATACCAATTCCATCAGTTCCGCAAATGATTATATCAAGAATTCGTGATCTACTCGTGGTACTTCGTAGTATCGTCTAATGTTCCAGAACTTTGCTAGTGCACGTTCCCAACAAGCACCCTTACTGAATTGAAATCCTGCTAACATATAAATTGCATCGCAAGTAGCCAGAACCTGAATATCACGTCTGGCGCAATCTTGGTATTCCCATTCTCCTTGATTCTCTGGTTTTAATCCAGCATCTTTATCTAATCTAGCAGGATTAATGACATCCCATCCAGCAGCCAAAAGTTGCGTTTCTTTTGAAAAAAACGCATCCCAATTGTTGTTTGGAAATCCTGTCATGGGTCCTGCAATATATATTTTTGGCTTTTTCATAAAATTAATCTCAAAGTAGCCGATGTATGTAGATCATTAATTTGGAGAATTTGAATTTAAATACATACTATAGATCAGAATCTATTAAATAGGAATATCATATGATACCATTCAAATCGTTTAACTCAAAGCAAATTACAGAATCAGAAACCAATTATAGTGAGTTTGTTTCTGTGTTAGCCGAAGAATACGAAATGAGTGTGGAAGAAGTTGAAACACTTATCGAAGATGTGGTCAAAGAAAAAAATAGATATCGTATTGCTGGATCCAAGAATAGACCACATCGTGTGGACAGAAATTATATAAAGAAAAAATATAAACGAGCGGGTTTCGTGCGAGCCAAAAAGTATATTCTTGATAAAAAGGGAAGAAGACTACGATTAGATACTCCAAAAGAAGCAAGATACAGAACAGCAACGGCTCAGAAAATGAAAAATTTGGATAAGGGTGGTGACTACCATGGTCTCGAACAAGTGACAAGTAGAACGCTAAAGAAGATGAGTCGTATGTCTAAATCACCAAAGAAGAAAGACAATTCGGCGATGAGAGCGTTCATTGCTCGATCTGCTGCAATTAAATACAAAAAAACCAAAAGAACAAAGCCAGTGGTAAAGAAATTAAAGAAGAAAACGTCAAGTCAACCTAGACGACTAGCATCGGCTTCCAGATAATTAAAATGTTATGAAGGAAACGGAGATCCCGAATTGGTCTCTATGGTTATACCAGATGCGAATGTGGTATTAGCCAAGGCGGCTTCGGTTATTCTTATTCCGTAGTAACCAGCAGAAGGAACATAGGTAGAGCCTATTCCTGCTCCAGGAACCAACTCATCGTTTACGGGACTCAATCGTACTAAACCGCCGAGATCTGCGCCTGCTGAAGATGATATTCTACCGTTAGTACAAATAACTCCTTGTTGACCAAATATAGAAGTAGAATCAACTACTAGTCTTCCAGATGCCAAAGAAAAATCTGAAAGCGTAACAGTTCCTCGCAATTTAACCAAAGGAGCACCTGTCTGTGTACCCGATCCCAAGGTGGCAAATTTAAAATCTGTATTGGCTGCTGGCTCTGCTTCCGTTGGATTAGTTCCTAATATAACGGTATATGGCAAAATAGTACCAAGAGATATTCCTTGCGCTCGAAGAGCACTATTCAATGTAAGATCTGCATATGATGCTGCGTTTTGAGGAGAAAGTGCGTTCGTGTCTCCATTTCTACGAATAGACGAACTAAGTGTATATGTACTGGCTACCGATGCATCAAAACATCTAATATTTGGTGATATTGTTATAAAATTCAATCCGCTCGATGAGCCATAAGGTATAGTTGTGTTAAATATTTGTCCAAGTAAATTTACTGGACACGACGCAGTAACACCAGAATCTTCTATAATAGTAAATAATGGTGATATTTTTAGTTCATTCAATACTATGCCACTTTGAATCAATAGAGATTTAGCAGTACCGCCTTCAATGCGAAGTGCCGTTTGTAATTTCCATGGTCTATCTGTTATAGAAAATGCAGGTCCATTAAAATACGATTCGCCTGCAGGAGCAACTCGTGTAAATGTTATTGGAGTATTTGCGCCCTTTGGAACTATATTAATATCGTATGCACCGTCATTTGTATCGTAAATATATGTTGCACTTCCTGCACTGACTCCTAATGGATATCCTACCAAATTAGCAGCGGTATATCCAATTGTTTCTGTTATTGAAGAGTTTCCCAAAGTTGGTCCACCGACTCTGGCATGTCCAAATAATCCAGTTTCTAATGGCAATCCGTCGGTACTATAATTATTGAATGGTCCTATGGTTACAACAGATGCAGAGAGTATGGCATTTGAACTATTCAAACAAGGACTTAGTACATAAGTGTATGCACCCGTTCCAGTTACCCCAGATAAAGTACTACCCAAAGTAGGAAATCGGTCTGATATGAATACTGTATCGGCTACTCCAGGAATTCCTGTTGCTCCAGTAACGCCTGAACCAACTGTACCAATACTATATGCCCAATTAGCACTCGCTCCTATGCTCGTTGCAGCAATCCATGCAACATATGATTCGCCTGTTGTACCTTTAGGGAATCCTGCAGCCGAACCTTTCCAATAATACTTTGCCATTTAATATTCTCCTAGAATTCTTTAACCAGATATAGTGCTATTGGGATGAGGAATGAATGTACATGTCGAAGATTCTATTTTTAGTCCTGCTGCACCAGTCCAACCGTATGCAAGAGCAGAACCACCCAGTATTAACGGAACGGTTCCAGTGATACCATAAAATCCTGTTGATGGTCGTCTTAAATCTAAACTGGAGTGTCCGCGCAAAATACCTGATTTAATGTTAATTGTATCTTGAGCATTTGAATTACTCAATATATTCATATGAGAATCTTCCAGTAACATATCATTAATAAAACAAGCACCCTGTATTACTATATCTGCTTCTCCTCCAGCTACATTTGAGGTATTATCTTCCCATAAATTATAATATAATGGAGTTGTGCTTAATGAAGATGCAGTAGTTCCAACAGGATTACCAATATAAATCGTATATGCGCCTGCTGTTGTTGATGGTGGCTGAGTTTTATTAAACTTAATGCCTTTGAAGTTCTGATAATCATTTGCAGAAGACGCAGAACGATCATTTGTTGTTGATCCCACCGTGCAATTTATAATTATTGCCGTGGTTATTCCTGTAAAATGGTTTAGCAAATTAATAGACATGTTATCACAGGTAGATCCCAATGGAAAATATACAGATCCAGGCTGTCCTTTGATTTCGAATGTATTAACTGTAGTAGCAGCAGCAACATTTACATCACCAAACCAATAACCATATCCATTTGGCTGAGTCGCAGTAGAAGTAACAAACTCTGGCGTAGTCCATTTTCCAATTTTTCCGGAAAGAGTTACATTCCATCTGTGCTTTGAAAAATTTGCTGTGCTGTTGGTATTATATGACACCACCGAAGATATTTGATTGTAACTACTAGCCGTATATCCACCATTAACAATGCCCTTATATCCAACATTCCAATAATCTGGGTTAGTCAACATCCAAGTATCGTCTATTAATTCTAAAGATGAATACTGCCAAAATAAAGGCATAGAAACATCAGAATTAAAAGAAAATTTAGAATAGGTGTATCCCTCAGCAGGAGATCCAATTACTCCTACATTTAAATTAAATAGAGGTCCTGTAGCAGTCAATCCAGAAGTAGATCCTGCACTCACCCAGTAATAAGTAGTGCCAGTTATGCTCATGCCACCAGTCGCACAATTAGCCATAATTGGTGCCAGATTAACAGTAGAATATCCTTGTACTGGATAGGGTACTACATTATTAATATAAACACTATCACCCGCCCATGGTGATCTTCCACTTGGTATTAGTTGGGTAAAATGTGGATTTCCACCAGTTCCGCCAATAATTTGTGGGGTAACCCAATTTTGGGCAGTATTCCAATCTCCGCCACTAGTCCCTGCTGTATTTCCTAACCAATACAATACTGCCATTTGTGTCCTCTAAAAAGGGAAAGTGAGTGTTACCGCTTCCCTCTATGTAGACACAAATATATTTTGTATATTTACAAAACACCCCAAGTCAGGTAAATAACGCAATAATTGATCAAAAAATACAATATTTAAAGATTCATCAATTCAAGGTATGGTTGTTTTCCATTTAGTACAACTCCACACGACACAACTGGTTTCTTGAGATGATATTGTCCATATGAAAAATTGATATGATTTCTGTCTACTCCTGTACCAACATCCATACCAAAGAATCTGGTTGTTGGTCCAACTAACCAATTAATTCCTGCTATTGAATGATGATGTCCAAGAACACAACTGGTTGCTCTTGCTTTGGCAAGATTAAATGAAGGATATTGAGAGCCAGTTCCTGTTCCGTGAGTGTAGTAGACCCCATCAATAGTGAATCCATAATCCCAAACCCACTTTGGAGTTTTATATATTTCAGGATATTGTTTAATATAGAACGAAGGAATGCCGACATCCGCACTCAATCTAAAAACTCGTTCATCATGGTTACCAATACAAATCTTCATCTTTGGAAATACCTTGTACCATTTTTTAATACAAGCCAAGGATGCTCTATATTCATCCATTGCAGCAACCGAGTCTGGATGCTTCTTGTGAAAAGAAATGGTATGATGATCTACAACATCTCCAATATGAACCACACCAGTGCATTTATACTTTTTGTATATTTCTTGCACAAATTGCAAGTATTTGGGATGAACAGCAGGAAAATGAGTATCACCAATAACTAAAATGTTTGACATAATATAAATCCTTTAAATAAGTGGTTACACGATATTAGTAGTTTCACACAACTCGTTTAGTTCTTTGCGTATTTTCTTATGCTCCATGAGTAATGAATCATACTCAGCGGAAATCTTCTCTATATGTAGAGTTAGTTTCTGTATTTCCTTACAAGATACCAGCACATTCTTATGATTTTTCCAAGGAATACCACATACTTCACACAATAAGTCTTTTGATAAATTCATTTTTATTATTTTCGATCTAAATAAAATAAACAAGTAAGAATAAATGCACATCCTAGTATTACTGGAAGGGAATTTCGAGCAATATGTATGAAAAATCCCAATAATCCTTCAGTACAATAAATCAATCCAACACTAAAGATATAAACCAATATAAAGGCGCAACAAAAATACGGAATATCTTTTCGTGTTAATTTCATTCGTCCTTTCCTGCGCCCCATCCCGACATACGAACACGATCTGTATTTCGATTTAGTTCTTTGATAGTCTTCTTGTTCATATCTACCGAAACATAAACACAGGCATCCAGACCATGGTCTTCTGGTTTCTTTTTTGAATCAAGTCCTGCTATTGTTCCAAGACCGTAGAACTGTTCTCCTACTTCTAGCATTGGTCCGCCTTCAAAGTCAAACATGCCTTCTCCTTGCCTAGCATATTGGCTTTTGCCATATATTCTAAAAACGCCTTGTTTAGAATCAACACACTCAATTGTGCGTTTGTCTCCGTATCTGGATTGTGTAATTATTGGGTTCATTGTTTGCCTTTCTTTTTCTTGAGTTGCTTATAATCCCAAACTGACCATCCTATCATACCAAATAGTGCAGTGAATGCGAGGATAACGAATATGAGTACTTGTGTTCGTTCGTTCATTTCAGTTTGCTTTCTGTGATCACATCTGTAATCACGAGTGGGTAATGGCGAAGACACGCCGATGCCTTTGCTCTAATCTCTTTAGGCACTTTTGGTGTTATTGTTTTATTAAGTAGTGCAATTAGAAATTCCTTAGTCATTTCAAGTGATCTGATTTCTTCTTCTCTTGTTGTCATTTTGTTTGCTCTTTGTAAATTTCGTACAGTCCTTCTAGGTGTCCATTAGAATCCGCACCATGTTCGATTCGACAATTAATTTCCGTCAAGATGCGCCGCACTAAAGAGTTCGCTTCGTCCCGTTCCTTACGAAGTTGCTCTATTTCTTCTTCTCTTGTTGTCATTTTTTCTTCTTTATTGGTTTGATCTTTGGTGGAGTCTTACTGAACTTACCTTCTTTTGCTTCTTTTAATCCTTTGCAAAGTTTTGCATCTTGCGACACTTCTTGCGACAAAGTGTCACTAGCCACTTCCTCCTTGAAGCAATCCCAACCACGATCAGCGGCAAACCATTGCAATTTTAGACGAGTTGGTTCGACAGTTTTTTCTGCCAAAAACCAACAAACCTCACGCCTTGCATAGTCACGCTCTTTCCGTAGTTGTGCATTCTCTGCACAAGTTCCAGCGATTCCCATATGAGATGCCCACGGCACACCACAGGAATGGCAATGAGATTGAACTGCTGCAGAATCTGTATCCTCTAATTGCGACACTTCTTGTGACAAAGTGTCACGAGCCACTTCTTGCAGTTGTGCAATCACTATCTTCATCTCTGTCATTTCTGTTCGGCGATCCCACAATTCTTGATTAAGACTGTCCCACATTTCTTGCGACATTTCTTGTGAAAATTGTTCCGACACTTTGTCGGGATTTGAATCTGTTAGGAATTCTTCGGCACTTCCACTTACCCAACCTTGGCGTTTTAGATTACAGGCAGTACAAGTGGTGTGCAACCAACCACTATCTGTATTTCTCCGTGCAGGACTTCCACATAGTTCACATATTCGTCCTGACATTGCTTCTGCCAACTCAATCATTGCTTCTGTGCTAGCATCTCCACCGTCCACATAGAATCGAAGTGTTCCCAATTTCTCTTTGACTTGGGCAGCAACAACCTGTACATATTCAGGATCACCTTCTTCGACGAACTCGTACTTATCTGTTTCGATTATGTAGCGTGTATTTGCAGCAGTACAATGTTGTTGCATTGTATAACAGAGTGTATCTAGGAGGTCGTACCACCCATCGTTGCATTCGATACCCCATGCCATACAAGTCACCATCGGATCACCGCCGATATTCTTGAATATCTTTGGATAGGTTTTTATTAAATCGTTTTGTAATTTTTCATTCATGTGAGTTTCTTTCTTGTTCTACTCTTTCATCCAAGTCAATTAGAATTACTTTGCGCCATGTTTCTTGGTCACACCCATTGCTATACATTGCCTCATTTACTTCTTTTACAATCATGTCTTTTGTATTTTTGGATAAGAGTTTCCAATTCGTTACGATGGCATCGGCACCGTCTGATGAAGCGTATGTCTTCCTAGACAGACAATATCTAAACATCCAAAATAGCTGGTCTTCTGTTACTGTTATTTTATTATTTAACTTTCCCAATATACTATTTCTCCTCGTTTGTAAAATTTTAAGTTCTTTGAATGCTTTTCATCTGTAAAATGCTTGTCCTTGATAGTGAAATGATTATTAGGAACAAGAGCAAAATATCCACGATCAAGTGTAATAAGACTTAAGGGTTTATGTTCAGCAGGATAACGAGAATAACCATCTTTCCAATCAATTATGATTCCTGTATGCCTACCTTGTTTTCCTGCATGAAATACATTGACAGCGAGTCCTTCAAGATAAGTTGCTCCAAAAGTTTCAAGATGATTACCCATTCCACCCCAAGGTTGAATGGCATTATTCTTACCATCATCAAACACTTCCGTGGTAGACAAAGCAGATAAGGGAAGACCCGACCAATGAGCACCTGATTGAAGAACAACATGACAGCAAATCAATTGTCCTATTCTTGAGTATATAGCGTGCCATATAGCAGGAGTGTGCCCAATAGGCATATCATTACCAAGAAATGAATTTTTAACATTCACATACAGATGATGTGGTAGGTTAGCATTTTTCATTTCATATCTCCTCAAGCCCAATCTGGAAGCGAGTCAGGTCCGTCATCATCATGAGAATTGGTTGCCCAACAAAGTTTATCAATCTGTTTTTGTTGTTGGGCAATCTTATCTTCTGCCACTTTAAGTCTTCTTTGTAGTTCCTTTAACTGAAACTCAAGTTGTAAATTTGTCATTTCATATATCCTTTTTTGAACTGTTCGTTGTTAAAGTTTGCTTCCTCTTGAAGATTGAGCATCTCTGCTAGTTGATTCTGCTCGTCTTCACGGCAGATCTTCATTACATTCTCAATGGAAAGAGTGCAATCTCCTGCAGGGGATGCGCCGTACGGAGGTAATATCCCACGCACAACTGGTGACGGGACATACTCTGATATTCTTATTTTTGCCTCTTCTATCCGCTCATGTAAGACTCCTGCTCCCTCGAGGGTATCCAACAACTCCTCCTTGAGGGCAACAACTTGATCTTGTAGTTTTACAAGTTCAGCAATCGCTCTACCCATCAAAATCTGCTCTAGGGACGATCCCCTGCCCTCATCCAAATACTTCTGCATCAATAAGATCGTATTAGGTTCTCCATTCTCTCCTTCAAATAGTTTGCCCACAAACGAACTACTGAGTTCATTCATAAATTTTTCTACCGTCATCGTGTCTGCAATCTTTTGCCCTTGTGTTTGTGGTTTAATTTTCATTTTTTATTCCTTCTATCCATTAGGATTGAAATTACGATTGCAACAGATACAACTAATACTAGAAACAAAATAATCATTTGCGTTTCTCGTTTTGTAGTAACAATATAATGTTAAATAATTGAACCACAATTATAATGCACAATAAAGTAATCATCGAAGGTTTATCCTTTTTAAGATTGTATGAAGAAGTGTACTGACTATAGCACACAGCAACATAAAGCAAACTACAGGTATTGCTACAGAGAGTACGGTTTCAATCATTTTGTTTGGCTCTTTTCAGGCATTGAACAATACCTATACATAGGATTTTTGGTTGTGTACCACAAGACTGCAAGATCTTTTGCTTTTGCTTCTACCATTATATCATATGGTAGAGTAAGTGATAATTCAGGAATCATACTATTTATGAAATCTGAATGTGCCTGTGGTCTAGCACCTATTTTAGATTCTGAATAATGTACTTTCGGTATCTCACAAAATCCCGCCCAAGTACTGAACGCCATTGCAGCGGCATCTTGTAAAGATTCTCGATTGCAAAATTGGTGATGATGAATATCCAAAACCAATTTAATTCCAGGACAACGAGGCACAATGAGTTCAAACAGATCACTCATACTCCACATACTCGCCTTATCATCATTCTCTATCGTTAGTCTTTCTTGAATAGCAACAGGCAAAAGAGCATATTGTTCTGCAAATCGTTTTGCAGTTTCTAGTTTGTTCTCATATACACCACCAATATGGATATTGATTGCAAACTCTGCTCCATATCCTAGCATATCTGCAATTGTAGAGTGCATTTGCAATCCTAAAATACTTTTCTCTACAGTTTTAGGATTAGGTGAAGCAAGGCAAGTATATGGGCCAGGATGACAACTCAATCGCATTCTTTTTTGTTTTGCGTAGTAACCTGCTGTTTGTAAATTGGTTTGTATTGCAACTGCATCAGGCAAATCTGTTACCTTGTATTGCAATGTAGAATGATCTATAAACGGAAATATGCCACTACCAACTCGAAAAAAGTAAATCTTATTTTGATAATTCCATTCTAGAATCGGCAACAAGTCAGCACTATTTTTAAGTGCCAACTCGTTTGCACGAGCAATAGAAAACTTATTCATTCGACAAGTTCTATCTGTTAGGACTTCGTTTGATTCATTAAGTGTCATATTTTTACAAGCATATCCAAACCGTTTAATCATGTCGATTTAATCCTAATTGTTTTTGGTATTCCATTACGATTCTTCCTGCTTCATCACACGATTTTTCGTGTCCATGAGTATTTGTGAAGTGGCCTTTATCACAATGAATAATATTTAATAAATCCTCTACATCATTCTTTAACTTTCTATATTCTCTGCATTTAGATAAATCTCCAAGACTATTAACTATAGGAAATCCACAGTTCACACATTGTATTAAAGGATTAAAGCCGTTAATCACTTGTATTCCTTTCTTGAAATAATATAGGATACCGTTTTTAATCCAACAAACATACCAAGTGCAAATACAGCAATAATTATACCATTGTACTCAAGGAACGATTGAATGTTCAATACAGTCTGCATCATTCGTAGTCCCTCACACTAACACCGATAGGAAACCGTGGCAGATTGCCATTAGTGAGTCCCTGATACCGTACAGTCAACATCTTCCCGATTACACTCCTAGGATTCTTTAAGATGTCTTTAAGAACATCAAGTGAGCCTTCCATCTTGCAATCAAACAAATCACCCTTTAATGTTGTACAAGTAAAGATGGCACATTCTGCCATTCGACCACGACCTGCCTTTACTCCTGTAATCTTAAACTCGGCATCATCGAACTCCTTGATCTTTTGCAGATTGTAGGATCGTTTGTATTCATAAAGAGAATCGGCATTGCGTGCCATTGTGCCTTCGTATCCTGATGTGCGATCTTCTTGAAATTGTTCCATTAGTTGATTCGCGTCCAATATAAAAGTAGTATTCACAGAAATCAACGGTGCTTTGAGTTCGGCATTCTTGATTGCATCTGTGCGTTCCGTGAATGCACAACCATCAATCATATCATACACATGATATTCCACCACTTCGTGTCCTGCCTTTGGCGTGACTTGCTTCACAAACGATACAATCTCTTCAAACCGATTCTTGTAAGAATGGTTATATAGTTCACCATCCAAAACAGTTCGATCTTCTGCCGTGTCTCCATCATATTGAGGAAACTGTTCTTCCAATGCACGAATAATGTGAGGAACTCCTGTAATCGGCTTGCGAGTGCGCGACCACAAAGTAGCCACACCAAGTTCAATAATAGCAATGCATCGAATACCATCTAGTTTCGGTTGAGCATAACAAGGATACTCAATCTTACTTTCGTGATCTCGGAATTTGTGAGCCAGCATGGGATCAACGCCACCAACAACGAATTGAGTGTCAACCAATCCTGCCTTGGCTGATTCTTTTGTCTTGGAATATCCACTCTTTAACTTTTTCTCCCATTGTGCAGTTGCTTCTGCAATAGCCTGTTCTTCAGGACTTGTTTCATTGGATTTACCCACATTCTTTCCTTTTCGGATTATATCTCTTGTGGTTTGCATTTTACCATCAATCTGACCATATACTTTGATAATACAATTGCTTTCCACACAAATACTCCATTGTTGAATGCTTCCGTTGGAATTAAGAGAAAATAATGGTGCAAAGTTTTTCATGATTAAGGTTTTCATTGTCGGCTTTCTGTTTATTTGGTTCGAGTTTTACGATTCGAGTGCATGAATTCTGTGGTTTCGTTTTTGTCGTAGCATTTCCATTTGATTCGTGGCATTTGAGTGACAAAGTACGCAATAAGCGTATTGACACGCGCAATTCCTCTAATAGTGAACGAGTACTCTCTTACATTAGTAAGAAAACTATATCCTCTACCTCTTTCAGATCTCCTAAAGGTCTTGGGAAGCATATCCGCAAGCATATCAAGTTTCCAATCTTGTTTGCTTGAAAAAACCAAGTCAAATACTCGATTCTTGTCCCCTTGTAGTTCTTTTATTTGATTGACAGGTTTCTTTTTCATTATTTTAATTTCCTTGTTTTAAGTTTGAATCCGATCTATCCATAATAGGTATCCCATCTTCAAGAATGGTTGACAGAATCATTTTGGGAAATTCATCCTCTGTCTTAAAGCATTGAAATGCTTCGGAGGCAAACGCCTCGGCTTGCTCTGTATCCTGACAAACAAATTCCAATACCAGTTTAATTTCTTTATTGTGCATCTGCACTCCTTTTTAAAATATTAGTAGTTTCCTTGCTTTCCCGTTCTTCAAAAAACGAATAATCCAACACAGGCAGAGTAATTGCATTTGCATAACGAATCATGTCTTCTTGAAGTCCATCCACCGAGTCGGAGGACATAGGATAGGATGCTGTGGAACTGCACATAACAGGTTCTCCACCTTCAAAATAGACTTCACGAATATCCCAAATAAAAGCATCTCCTACACTTGACATAATCACTCGATATTCCCAATAATTCTTTTTCATGCGATTTCCTTTTTGAATGAGGTCGGTGGGACTCGAACCCACGACCAAGAAATTAAAAGTTTCCTGCGCTTCCAACTGCGCCACGACCTCAATATATTAAATTTTGCTCAAAGTTGCACAGCCTGATAATTTGCTCCTGCTTTCAATATAGGAGCAGGAAGAAACATCTTACGATTACATATAGGATTGCAATACGACTCGGCATAATATCCTGCCATAGAAATCCATTCAGGATTACCATTTCCTGGAGGAACAAGTCGAACAGGAGCATCAATTGCGTGTTGCAAAGCCAAAAGAAATTGTTCGTCGTTTAGATGATTGCTTTCTGTAATAAAAATATCCCAAGCAGCCAATCCATGAACAATCATACAAAGAGTAGTCCATCCTGTATCTGTGGGAGAGATGGTAATACCAATCATGTCCATCATTTTCCTGTTTGTTGACATGGGAGCAATAGTGGTATCATATTGAATAGAACAATGTTCTCTACCATTAGAATGTCCAAGTAGATGACTTGCTTCACGCCGTGAACGCTTGTCAAGAATACTTAAATATTCATTAACCTTATCAGTCATTGCGCTCATTCGTTCTTGAATACCCAACTCTCGTTCTTCACGCAATTTAATAAATATATTCTCACAATGTCGAAAAGGTACATACGCAGGAATTATCCTGACTCCCACACTACGCGCGGGAAGTGTAGACGGAGAGGTGGCAAGAGCCTGTTTAATGGCCGCAAGATGAGCAGTGATGTTAGCGGAAGGGTTAGGTGTTTTCATGTTATACAAAGTATACAACAGGAATCACCTCTTGTCAAATGAGAAGCCTAATAATGAATATTTTAATTTGATACCTGCATTATTATTCGTAAAATACATTATCCGAATAAAATATCGGCAGAATATGCTATTCAAGAGAGCATAACAGGAGAGTGGTGCTATGACGAAAGAGGTGGGATAGCGGATCACAGCGGTCATTCTAGCCTTATAGATAAACCACTGTGAAGTCGGTGTCAGGTGGGGTGAATGGTGTCTGCGGGTGTCTGATGGTGTCAGGATGATGTTGGGTTAGTCTGCATACCCAGATGGACTCTATTTTTACCATAAATACTTTTATGATCACCTTTATTCCTTTTCTTCTAGAATCTTCCCCGACACTCTCTGCACTTCGTCGAGCCAATGAAAAAGACTTGCAAGAACTTCCAGGGACCCGTGGCAAAGCAGCACATCGCAAATTACATCTTATAATTAAAAGATTAATTCGTAACGAATCCACTGATTGGAGATCAAACCTGCACCTGTGGAGAGAGTACCTGCAAGCTACTATGCAAGAAGATAGTACTATTGGTATAGGCTTTCCTGCAGCAGAACCAGCCCAGAGAGCGGCTCGAGAACCGGGATCTGATCCAACTATGACGGCTAAAAGAATGAGACGGCGTAGACCTGTCGGTGAATGGTCGAGGTCTGGTACTGGACCAGTTGAGATGGGTAGAAGCACTTGGAGTTAAAATATAATTCACCCAGCGTTATCCAGCGTTAAACATTCCTGAGTGGACTCGAACCACTGACCACCAGATTAGAAATCTAGTGCTCTATCCAACTGAGCTACAGGAATAACATATTAGTTGATTAGTTTTACTGAGAACCGTATTTACGGGCCCGCAATCCAGCGGCTCGTTCTAATCGTTCATGATAACATTTAGGTGTGCCTCTGGCAACCTTTCGCATGACTTCTTTGAAGTCTTGTCCTGGACCCAGCGTGGCATCGCAGCCTGTGACTGGAGGAGTAATCCAAGATTTAGCGATAACTCCTTTGGCTTCGCAGTGTGGACAAGGCTGGCTCAGAGGCTGATTTCTATCCGTCACACTTAAGAACTGTTCGAACTTGTAAGCGCACTCGGCACACGAAAAATCATAAGTCGGCATTTGTTAAATCTTTCTTGCAACACGAAGTCGGTGCAGTTTTTTTAAATATCTGGTGCGTTCGTAACTAATGTATTTAGCAGGAATCGGCAGACGAAATTCTCGGCACACTCTGGAAACCTCGGCTTCAGTTGATTCTTCCATAAGTAAATAGTCGGCGTGTAAAAAGATCGGATCATCTCTCATCCATTGTTTCATGTGCACATATTCATGGACCAGAGTGAGCAGCCATTGATAGGTTCTCTTGTTTCCTGTGGCGACTCGGATAGTACCATGAATCCACAAGGCATGTATCGGAGGCTCAAAGTAGCCATCACATCTTTCTCCCTCGGCATTCACTCTTTTATTCTGGGTGATGAAAAGTCTTACATTGCACTTCTGGCAATGCGTTCGGACTGTGTCCAGAAATCGAATTACTCTAGGATTCTTCATGTAAGCCATAGAAAACCTCCCTGAGTATGTATTCTTATTTTATTGATCGGAGGGTAATTCTCGGTTAAAAGGTATTCGAATATACTTCTGAATAACCTTAAAGAATCAATAGAATCTAACAATTTGAAACTACAGAAGTATGTAGTATGGCGTTTTTATAATAATAAGGCGGTTAATATATTTTTCCAAAATAAATATTCTTTCCGTGTCACAATTTCCTCCTGGACCGCGGCAGGGGTTTCTGAGAACTATGACTTTTTAAGATATAACATATTGTTTGATAGTTTAATCCCGTGGAATTCTCCCACTGGGTCCAGGGGAGCGGGTAATTTATATTTTAATCGGATCTCGGATAACATATTATTCAGTCGGACTCTCACCGGCCAAGGGTCCCTGGCAAAGTTCACGGGGTCCAGGGGAACGCGTAAATAATATTTTAATCGGCTCTGACTTAACATATTAATCGGATTAGATTTCGCGTGCGCCGCGCCAGCGGGTCCGGCCCAGTGTGGCGAACTATGACGCAGAACCAAAATATAAAATAAAAATCCCCCAACGGACGGGGGTTCGTCGGGGGACAGATGTCGGAGCGGTGAAACGCGCGACCTGTTATGTAGACTTCATCCCAATCTTCTAATGGGATAAGCCGTCGATCCATTGTCGGAGACTTGAAACAATGTACTAGATCCATCTTGAAACTGAACCACTATCTCATCGCCATACAGCACGGCAGATTGGGCTTTGGAGGTCACCGTACACATAGGAGAGTTCCAACCACCCTTCCACAACAAGACTCGGCCAGACTTAACTGTAACAAACATTTGATCTGTGTTGTCTTCCATTTGAGTTCCTTTAATATATTTGTTTGAAAAAGAAACCCCGACAACTAGTTTAGTAATTGTCGGGGTCTGTGTAAGATCATCATAAACTATCTGCTAGATCTTTCGATGAAACAGATAAGGATTTTTATTCACTACATGGTTTATGGCTGAACTGATGATCTCACTATAGTGTACACATAAACTTATATAATATTCTGTGCAGATTTCATTCCTTTAACATTAGGTGAACCGGCCTTGCGTCCTCGCTTGTTGTCGTTCACCGTCAAAGTACTGACATCCACATTCAGTTCAGGAATCAGGTAGTAGCCTCGTCCTGCTCGTCGATTCTGTGTAATTGCGATCCAAGCAGGAATAGCAACATAGACAGAGTTCTCCAAGACTTCCACCAAGTCTTTGCGTGACACCTGACACTCGTTGAGTACTGTCAGGCTATTACGATTGACTTGAAGAAAGGTGATGAAGTCCACCTGACCTTGTGTATAAGTTGAAGACATAATTGAATTAGACATTAGATTTCTTTCTGTTGAATTGATTTGAATAATGAAACACGATGAGTCATAGCCCTTGGGTTATTTGATTCTATGCACCTCCACAGTTGGTGAGGCAAGAGAGTTCACCCAATTTATAATTTGAATGAGCGCACTCACATCCACCATCTTACAAAATAGTCCGTCACCAAATGCCACCCAATTCTTTTGAGGATCAAGAATGGATACTTCGGCACGAACTACATCAGGAATAAATTCGAATCGAATGTTGAGAAGTGATTGAGGAAGTCCTAATGGATTCACATCATCAGATGAACCATCCAACTCCTCTTGTTGAGGAGTGTAAATGTTAAGAACATATCCGTTTGGAAACTTCATTGTGAACTGTGATCCTGCGGGTTCGTAATGCGGTCCTGGAACTGCTGTAATATTTCGATTGGAGAATCCTGCAAAATCATTAGCCAAGTCTTTGATGTCGGCAGATGCACGACCTTGAACCGCTAATTCATTCTGATGAAGTCTATTATCCACGGCGTTTGTAATTGGTTGTGTCATTTTGTTTCTTTCTTTTATATTTTAGATTGGACAGATTGTTGGAGAAACACTAGACGGAACTACGGCAGGAGCAGGAGATCCTTCGGCAGGACGCATTTGAGTATCGGCATCCACCTTGGTGTAGAACTCCATAAAGGATTGCTTTGTATCCTCGTCGAAGCGAGACACACATCGTTCAATGGCAGTCATCTTGTCTCCGAAGATTGAGAAGCCAAACACAATGTCTCGCAGTCGGCGGGTCGTGATGATGTCAGACACAACATTCTGCTTGAATGACTTGCGAATAATGTCTGCCCAATTCACCAAGTTCACAATGAATGCAGAGTCATCGACTCCAACCGACTCGGCATACTTGGTGAGAATCTTGTTCTCGGTTGCAATGCCTGCATAATCCTGCTCGTAAGTAAAGCGGAAGCGTTCCAAGAAGGCTTCGTTCATTTGGTTTGTGCCAATGAATCTGCCGTCAGAACATCCCTTGCCTTTGGTGTTGGCAGTTGCGACAACGGTGAATCCTGCAACAGGTCTGACAAACATTCCAATCTTTGGAATAAACTTTCCCTTGCCTTCCAAGATACTTTGAAGACACATAATGAGATGAGTTCCCAAGTCCACTTCGTCGAGAAGAAGAACAGCACCTCGTTGCATTGCAACAAGAGCAGGTCCAGGACAGAATACAGTTTCGCCATTCTGCAATCTGAATCCACCGATCAATTCATCTTCGTCGGTCTGTGCAGTAAGATTCACACGAATACATTCTCGATTCAGTTGAGCGCAAACTTGCTCAACCATTGTGGTCTTGCCATTACCTGACAAGCCTGTGATGAAGATTGGACAGAACGAACCTGACTTCACAATCTTCTTGATCTCATTGTGATATCCCCACGGAATATAATTATCATCTTCAAGAGGAATAAAAGTATTGCCGATATCTGTTTGTGATGCAGTCTTGATAAGACTTGCGGTTGTGGTGGTGGTGCTGTTGGTGGTGGTTGGTTTCATTGGTGTAATGGTTTCTGTTGTTGTGGGTGTGATGATGGCAGGAGTAGATACTTTGTTGCGGTTGCGAGTGTTTGGAATCACGGTGATGTCTGTGTCTTTGGCAAACAATTCAGGAACAGAATAAATTCCTCTGCCTTGCTTGCGATCTTCTGACATAATCCAAGCAGGAACGATTGAGTATCCTGCTTTGCAAGCAATGGTGTTGAGCAGACTGAACTCAAACATATCGGTTGGTTGGGTGGGAAGGAATGGTCGGGCAGATTTCACGAAGAGGAATTGTGTGGTGGTGAGTGTGTGCATTGTGTCCTTTGTTATATAAAGTATATGTCGTAAATGGGGGTTGTCAAATAATGCGGTCAATTTTTCAAAGATTTATTTTATGTTCCAAGAGTCTCGCCGATCAGGGTGGCAACCGATTTGAGTGATCCAATTGCGGATTGATTGGCAATGAATGCCTTCTGCAATTCTGTTTTGGACTTTGCCGTGTTCATATTCTTTGACACAGTTTCCAACATACCTTGAGCAGAATAACCAATCTCTCCGTTCTGTTGACGAGCAATACGATTCTGATCAACAACGATTGCAGTATCAAATCCGTCAACTGCACATCGAACGAATCCATCTCGTTTCCAATTACAATTCGGAAGTTCTGTTGCGCCTTTGATTTGATGAGCAGGAGATCCTTTCGACCAATGCAACTTAATCCAATGAATTGCTGTTCCTGTTCGCTTTCGGATAATGTCACAGGCAATCCACACAGAAGTAGATTGAACTGTAAGAGTCTTGTCCAATTCTTCAATGTTATATTTAAGTCCTGTCACAGGATCAGAAATAATAATGTTGCTGTGTCTGTGTCGATTTGAACCATCGGAATTCTTTCTGTCACTTGGAAGAAAGAATCCATCACAAGAATCTCCGTCAGTCAAGACAACCAAGTGAGTGGACTGAAGATTATTCTTTGCCTTGAACTCCTCAATAGTTTCCACAATTTCAATCAATGCCGAAGTGGTTGGAGTTCCACTCAAATGATATTGATTATGCTTTGCACAATTATCAATGTCCTGCCAATTCCACAGAATACTCTTTCCCTTTTCATACTCGGCATTTGTCATCTTGGATGACAACCAATTCAGAAGATGAATGGGATGCATTTTCACATTGTCCTTGTCGTATTTTCTATCCGTTCGACTCGACAAATCTTCTCCGCTTGAGTTGCTAAAATCATTTGGAGTCCAAGTATGATCAGAGAATGCAAAGACTTCAAATGGAATTCCACTTCGTCGGCAAAAGTCTGTGAGAATAATAAGTTGTCCAATGGTTGATCGCATAATTCCCTGCATTGAACCCGACCAATCCAACAGAATAATAATGCCGTGATTCTTTCCTTTGGCAATCTTTACAGTTCTGCGAAAGACATCATCAGACCAACGATAAGAATTCATTCTCAAAGTATCAAGCGCACCTGTCTTTGCAACAGAAGAACGATGAAACAAGTCCGCAGCTTGTTTTCTTGCAAAAGCCTGTGACATTGTTCTGCTTGCATCAGTATAATCTTTCACCTTGATTGGAGTGAGAACTTTCTGCAAATCCAAATTGTTTGGTTTGGATGCAATAATCAAATCAACATCTTTCAGAATCATATTGTAAGTCACAATCACATTTGGATGCTTTGGTGGAAGTGTGCAAAGATAATGATTGTCCATTGGACTTGTTTTAGCAGTGCTTGCCATTTTTTCAATTGCCTGTTCCATCATCTTGTTTGTTGATGGAGTTGGCAATTGTTGCTGTTGGTGTTGCTGTTGTGGTTTCTGCTGTGAAACTTTAGATTCTGACGATTCTTTGGAAGAAGATTCACCTTCTTCTCCTTCGCCTTCGCCTTCTCCTGCTTGTTGTTCTGCCGATGGATCATTCTCCATCTCCACAGGATGATTCTGTCCCTGTGATTTGCAGAATTTAATAATTTTCACCGCAAGATCAACAACATTCTGAAATGATTGTGTTCGTTCCATCAGCGGAATAAACTGCGATTCAGCGGAAGAAAAAGGAATCACAACATTAGAATGAATGCCCAATTTGAAGTGAAGATTCAACCGATCTGCAAAGCAAGCAGTCGGGAATGTGGAAGGCTTTCCAAAGAATTCCTGTGCAACAAAGTATTCATAAGCCAAGTAGAAATCTCGTTTCAAGCCTTGAAACTTGTTCTTGATAAGTCTTTCAATTCTTGCATCTTCCACAATATTCAAATATGATTTGGCTTGTTCTGTGGAACATCCTGTTTGCTTTGCAATAAAATCCATTCCATCCACCCATTCTTTGGCAGGAGTCCACAAAGCGTGTCCGACTTCGTGTCCAACCAACATATCATATGTTGATTCTGAAGCAGTCTCCCACAGAGGAAGAAAGAGTGTTCGTGTTTTAAGATTAAACATTGCAGTCGGAATCTTTTCGTGGAGAATTGTAATGTTCTCGGATGCGAGAAGTTTCGCAAGAGTAGACTTGTTTCGGACGATTGGTTGTTGTGGTGTTGTTGACATATGCAAAGTATGCCACCAATTCAAGCAAAGTCAAATAATGTGATCAATTTTCTAAAGATTTATTTCAAAGGTTATCGGACGCAGGACCCGATCAAATCCCGCCCAGTCCGATAACAGGCCGGGCTATGACGAACTATGACGAATTCGAACTATGACGGCAGGCAATAAAAAAACCCCCTTGCGGGGGTCCTGGATCATGCGGTCTTCTCTATAAAGAAGTCCGTTTCATCATAATCCATTGTGACACCATCCTGCCAAGTAAGACCTGAAGTGTCTCCGTTGAATTGACATTCAACATCGTAGTGCGCTCCATTCTTCTTGACCAGATACATTGGATTTTTCCAACATACTGTGAGTTTGTTATCAACTGCGGTTTTGATTTCATCAAGTGTCATTGTAGTCCTTTTGTTGTGGTGATCTGTACCCTTGAAGTATACACCAAGAATCAACGAATGCAAATAATCAGCACAATATTTGAAAGATTTTATTATCGGACACGGCGGATTCAAACTATGACGGCAGAAAACAAAAAAACCCTTTCCCGAAGGAAAGGGTCTCTGATCAAAACTCGTCGCTGTCAGGATAATCGAATCCGAAATCGCCTTCGCTTTCGGTGATTTCCTCAAGAATGCGAGATTCGCACTCTCGTTCAATCTGATCTGCGAGATGTTCGCAGATTTCCGTGATTGCGGGATTGCTTTTGTCGAACGACCATTCGGCAATCACTTCTCCGTCCTCATTGAACTGCATCCACGAGTCGATTTGAACACCTTGAATGGCAAATTCGTGTCCTTTTTCTGTTCCGAACTCGTGATCGAAACTTGTATCAACCTTTTCATAAAGAATTGTGCAAATTGCTGTGTAAAATGACTCTCCGACTTCAATTTCTTCTGCTTCAAATGTAATTTCTGATTTCATTTTCGTTTTCTTTCTTGGGTTAGTTGTTGTTTTTGCCGTCGAGTTCAATATCTTCGAGAATTTGAGCAATCATTGTGTCTGCCACATCGGAAAGAGGTGCTCGTTCCTCGTTCTGATCGTGAATTCCTGCATTTCTTGCAAGAACAAGACGAAGCATTCGCAAAGCCGAGATGGTTTGATCAAATTCCACCATTGCAAGTTTGAATTTCGTGATATCCTTGAGCATATCAGGAATTCGCTCTGAATCATCTTCAGTTTGAAACTCTCGAAGTGATTCTTCAAGATCTTTCAGCGATTGAGTAACAGGGTTTGAGAGAATGGCATTGAATGATCCGCACAATTGGCTTCCGATCTGGTCGATGATTTCGACAAGACGGCGGGGGTTGAGATCGAGATTGTTAGTGTTGTTGGACATAATAAGAGTATACACCGAGAATTGAACAATGCAAATTATGTGGTCGATTTTCCAAAGATTTTATTATCGGACTCTGAGGGCTATGACGAACTATGACGGCAGGCAATAAAAAAAGACTGGGTTCGCACCCAGTCCAAAGTCCTGCGGACTTGTTATTTGTTATTTTCCGAATGTGGAGAGGTAACAGGGTCGGCGGGGAAACGCTCCACCGCCGACCCTCCAACCACAACGGTCAGACTGCAATACCTCGCTTGACGAGATCTTTCGACATCGCCACAAGAACTGCGTGGTTTTCTGTGAGAGCCAGAATCAACGCATCGTGCGTCTTGCTCTCGTCAATGGCTTCTTGAGCCTGACGAGTAAATGATTCTGCCTTTGCCACGAACTTGTCTTTGTTGAATTGCGCCTTCGCAATTCCCATCGCCGCATCGTCGATTGATTGTGCGAGAGGAGATCGGCGTTCTTGACGAACACTTCCGTCTTTGTTGAGTTTGCTTGATTGGGTCGTACCCGATGTTGTGTTGTTGGACATATACAGAGTATACACCAAGAATTAAACAATGCAAATTATAGGATCAATTTTCTAAAGATTATTATTATCGGACTCTACGGGCTATGACGAACTATGACGGCAAGGCAAAAAAAAAACTTCCCCGAAGGGAAGTTCCGACGCTGTTGCGTCTGCCCCGAAGGGTTATGCGATTGCGATATCCAATTCCTTGAAGGTCTGCATTCCTTCACATTGCGTCATCGTCGACTTTCCGATGATGCCCATAATTCCTTGAACGGAATCGTTCATGGACTTTCGGACTTCCTTGCGTTCTGAATCCGACATTGCCATTGCTTCCTCGGCGATGGCAACCAATGCCGAACGCTGAAATCCTGCACGCTGTGCAAGGATGGACAGAAGTGTCCACGGACAGGCTGACTGCGGAACAGACTTCTCGAATGCTTCGCCTCGACTGTACGAGAAGTCTACGCAGAAGGTGACCGTTCCTGCCAATTCTGATCCTGAAGGAATCGTATACAGTTCCTTGACTGCACTCTTGATTGCTGTTACGAACTCTGGGGATTGAACGATGGTGGTTGTTGTTGTCATATACAGAGTATACTTCCAAAATCAACCTTGTCAAATTATATGGCAAAGAATTAAGAATTATTATTATCGGACTCTGGGGCTATGACGAACTATGACGGATTCGAACTATGACGGCGAACCGAAAAAAAAATTTCTGGAATAAAAACCCCTCGGCACGATGCCGAGGGGCTATGCAACCAACTGACGATTGTGTTAGACTCGCACTGCGAATCCGTTTGCGGTCGCATATGCCATCGATTCATCGTAGGCTCGATGCGATGTCGGTCCCTTCCAAGACAATCCGACTACCGAATTCTTCGGATCAAGAAAACGCAGATCGGTAGCCGTTCCATCGATTACGGTATATCCGTTCCAAGTCTTCGGCAATTCGGTAGCCGATTCAATACCGAACACTACGGCAACATTGTAGCCTGATTCAAGGATACTCAACGCATCGGATTCATTATCCTCGCTTCGTGAGAATGTAAGATGATAATTCGATGGAGTTTTTCCGACTCTCGATGCGATTTTCGTATAATCGTAAAACTGAACGGTAGAGTATCGTTCGAACAATTCGCTCCATACCTTTTCCCAAAGAATGTCACTGAATGCGTTCATACGAACCGATGGCGTAACTCCACGCTTGGCGCAACGCTTGACGAACGATGCTATCTCTCTATCAATCGCTTGTAGTGCCATTAGCGCAGTCGATCCTCCTCCAAACAATTCTCTAGTTCTTGCAATTCTTGCGGAGCGTACCGAATTGAGCACGCTTGGATTATTAGCGCATCCAACTCCCAATACTGAATGTCCCGCATTGATACCTACGCATCCCTGCCTACAGAATCCAGCCTTTGGGCATATATCGATACCGCTTGTGTTAGCAGGGGAAAGACTCAATGAGAGCGTAGCGTGCCCTTGCGCCGAACCTAGGAAAAGTTTCGGATTACTATCTTCCTTCGACATTATCGACCTCTTGCGAGTACCGATAGGCGCACCTTTGCGCTCGTATTCTGCGATGGATTCTCGCAGATTAGAGTAGGATAGAACAGAGGATGGTAGTTGTGTTAGTTGCATACTCATATTATACATCGTAAATCGATGATGTCAAATAAAGGGTACGATTATTTGAATATTTTTTATTATCGGACGCTGGTCATAGTTCGCTAGTCATAGTACCGCAGATCGACTCCCGCCACCACCACAAAAACTATGACGAATACAAAAAAAGAGGATGCCTCTGCGGTGGCATCCTCCTTGTCGCTCGCGTGTGCGACGGTTTATTTGTTTTCCTTCCTGACAACTAGAGTATACAACAGATTCGGACAATGTCAAATAAAAGGTTAAAGAATTATAATATTGTATTATCGGACTCTCGTGAACTATGACGAAACCAAAAAGAAAAGACCCCCTTGCGGGGGTCCTGGTCAGGAGTCTCTCTTTGCGACTCCTGCTTTGAATCCTTCCCTCCAAGCCTCATCGAGTGCATCTGCACTCGTTGGGCGATTGTTCACCAACCAATTCCTGCAATCTTGCAGTTCGGCTTCCAAATCCGAGATTTGAAATTGATAATCCTTCAACTGCTCGAGCGATTCACGAGTTTGAATTTGTTGCGCCAATTGGGATCTCTCCCATCGCAAGACATCCAACCGTTGTTTTTTCGATTGAAATAGTATGGTCATTTGTTGTAATACGGTCATTCTAGTTCCTTTGTGTCCCGCAGGGACAGATGCAATCGTAAGGGATTGAAACATTCAATCCTCATCGACACCTACAATATACAACGGATTTGGGCAATGTCAAATAAAAGGGTAAAGAATTCTAATATTGTATTATCGGTCAAAGGGGGCTATAACAAACTATGACGAAACCAAAAAGAAAAGACCCCCTTGCGGGGGTCCTGAATCACTTGGCGTAGATGTCTGCGCCAGATCGAATCCCCCATCCTCTCCTCGCCACTGTTTGGTGGCGAGTGGTGGTTCTCGAGTACTTGTCATTGGGAATCACGCATCTTGGGCACTCTCCGTCAAGATAGACCCACATAATTGGTGTTCCGTAACTATAAACAACATATTGAATGTTGTCTGTGGAAAGGAACAATCGAGCCATTTCTGGGGAAAGTCGACCCGTCCCTCTACCCACTCGAACAGTACTCGATCCGTACTCTCCGAATGAGAGTGATCCAGTGTGAGTCTTTCCGTTTTCAAATTTGCTGATTGCCACAAACGCATTATGAAGTGAGATATTAGCCATTCTAGTTCCTTTGACCCGCAGGGTCAGGTGCATCATAAGGGATTGAAACATTCAATCCTCATTGACAACCACAATATACTACCGATTTCGCCGATGTCAAATAAAGAGGTCGATTTTTCAAAGAATATTATTATCGGTCAAATAGGGCTATGACGAACTATGACGAAACCAAAAAGAAAAGACCCCCTTGCGGGGGTCCTGGGGTTAATCGAAGTGTGTCCCGCAGTGACCGCAATGCTCACTTTGACGGGTGCACCCGCAGTGGGGGCACTCGTACCAACCGTCGCCGTACTCTCGTCGAGGCTCGACCTCGACCTCGGACTCCTCCATCACTAATGATGGAGACTCGATGATGCCCCTTTCTCGAAGCATCCGCTCGAGCACGATGAACTCGTCCATCACCCTCGACTTGATGGCTGCTGAAAAAACACTTTTTTCCCGATCATCCAGTGCCTCCACGAGATTCGTGGGGGCGGTCATTTGAATGACCGCAGAGAGTCTCATCATTTGGATGTGGATCGGCAATTTGCCGATCCACTCAACTGCGCCGACTGCATTGAGATGCGCCCTCAATGCCATACCTTCAGGGGTTGATTCATTCATCGTAAGATCCAATCCGACCCGCAGGGTCAGGTGCATCGTAGGCAACTTGAAACATTCAAGCCCGCCTCGACACCAACAATATACACTCAATTTCGCCGATGTCAAATAAAAGGGTAAAGAATTACAAGATTCTTTGTTATCGGACTCTAGCGTCATAGTTCGCTGCAACGACCCAGCCTCCACCAAACTATGACGAACACAAAAAAGAAAAGACCCCTTTCGGGGTCCTGATATCAAGCGTACCACTTCTTTACTTTCTTGAACTCTTCGACAAGATCCATCTCGCCGAGATGGATCAATCGAGCCAACAGAATATGATCCGCCATTCTGTGTGCTTGCTCGATGTCGCCCTCACAGGAGGAGCGAGAGATTTGGCGCATCTGCGCCAATCCTGTTTCTTTCGTCATTTCTTGAATTTCGTCCATTCTAATTCCTTTGTCCCGCAGGGACATTTGCATCGTAAGGGATTGAAACATTCAATCCTCATCGACACCCACAATATACACCAAGAATCGCCGATGTCAAATAAAAGGGTAAAGAATTCCAAGATTCTTTGTTATCGGTCAAATAGGGCTATGACGAACTATGACGAACACAAAAAAGAAAAGACCCCTTTCGGGGTCCTGGGATCAGGACTTGACCCCGACTTGCGCCCAATCGGAATTGGGTGGGTATACCCACCCGCAGTGGCGGAAACTCGAGGTCTTCGTTGTTCTTCCGTCAGGAAGAACCTCCTCCACAGAGACTCGCTCTGTGAAAGAGAAGCAAACTTCCCATCCTTCTGCCTCGAGCAGGGATTGGAGCGGTCCCATCAAATACGGGGCTCCGCCGATCATGACGAAGTCAAAATCTTCGCAATCCGCATTCATCCGAAGCAGTCGGACGATGCTTTCGCATCGCGTTGCGATTTCGATGCGTGAAGGGGGGGTGGCGAATGTTAACAATTCGCACAATAACTTGCGCCCCTCGGGGAGAAAATCTACCACTCCATCCTCAATTTGTTCCTTTGTGGCGAGATGTTGGGTGAGGTTCGGTATCATAAAGACTCCTTTTGACCCGCAGGGTCATTTGCATCGTAGGCAACTTGAAACATTCAAGCCCGCCTCGACACCAACAATATACATCAAGAATTGACGATGTCAAATAAAAGGGTAAAGAATTCAAAGATTCTTTGTTATCGGCCAAAATGGGCTATGACGAACTATGACGAATACAAAAAGAAACCATTCTCTCCGTGATCGTTTCGGAGAGAATGGTTGTCAAGTGTCGGCGGTCCTGAGTCGATGCGAGCGTGCGGGTGGAAGGCAGGGGAGGGGTGTCAAACGCAGGTGGGGTGCTTCCGTGATCAAACTTGGCACTTCAAGCGTGTTGATTTTCTGCAAATCCAAGCCGAACGAGGCATCAAGCGAGCCAAACCGAATCACTTGATTCACCTACAGTATACACCGAAAAACGCCGATGTCAAGTAAAGAGCCTGATTATTTCAAAGAATATTATTATCGGACCTCACCCGCACCTATCGGAGTACAGTGTTATCGGCCCCTTCCCCACCCAGCCCTAGTGGGTCTAGCAGATCGAGCAATCCCGTGGGGAGGAAATTAAAATATTCACCCCCCGTCAATTCTGTACAACATTTATCGAACCTGCTTTTGAAAATTTTTTTTGCGTAAAAATTTCACGCCAATATCCTTTTCAAATATTCTTCATATACTCTTTTTCCAAGAAATAATCAGTTAGTATAAATATTAACGAATTCCATGAAATCATTCATCCAATATCTAAAAGAAGATTTACGTAAGTGGTTTAGTAAAACTGATCCAGACGGCGATTGGAAACGAATAAACTCAAAGGGGGAAGCCATTGGACCTTGTGCAGCGGCTCCAGGAGAACCTAAGCCTAAATGTATGTCACGAGCGAAACGTGCTGGATTAACTAAAAAACAAAGAGCTGCAGCAGTTCTTGCCAAAAGACGAAATGATCCAAATCCTAATAGAACAGGATCTCCTATAAATGTTTCAAATTATGGAATGGGAAAAATAAGTGAAGAAATTCTACAAGAAAAAAATATACCAACCTCACCTGAAAAATGGAGTCGAGCCAAAGCACTGGCAAGATCTAAATTCAAGGTTTATCCTTCGGCATATGCAAATGGTTGGGCTGCTAAAAAATATAAAGCCATGGGTGGCGGATGGGAAACTGAATGAAGTCATTTCTAGAACATTTAACCGAAACTGCTGCATGGACCAGAAAAGCAGGAAAGAATCCAACAGGAGGCTTAAATGCAGCGGGTGTGGCTTCTTATAGAGCCGCAAATCCTGGCAGCAAATTAAAAATGGCCGTGACGACTCCTCCTTCTAAATTGAAGAAGGGATCCAAAGCCGCAAAGCGAAGAAAATCTTTCTGCGCCAGAATGAGTGGTATGCGAGGTGCAATGAAAGATGCAAAGGGTAGACCAACACGCAAGGCTCTGGCTTTGCGCAAGTGGAACTGCTAGAATTAAACAAATCCTGACTATTCTATATACTAATATGAATAAAGATAAAACCACCGATTCCGTTAATGAGGGTGAGCGACGATATGCAAGACTTCGTGATGCAGATATAAAGAAGCACGGATACACTGAACTCCCAGGACGAAGCGATCCCAAGAGAGCAGATGTTTTTAACGCAAATACTCGTAAAATAGCAAGAGAACGCCGACTTGCAGGAATTGTTCCTGGATCTGCTAATGCACGACCAGAAAATAGATCAGATGTGTTGATTCATTCTGCAAGAAAAAGTGCCGCAAAAAGATTTTACCGAGTTGGTACAGATCATCGTCGCGATGACCGCAAAAATAGAAATAGAAAAATTCTCGATTCATTTAATCATGGACTTGATGAAGCAAAGAAGCCTGCTGCTACCAAAATGATTACTCCTCCTAAGGGACTTCGTGCTACAATCAGAGACCACAAACCATCTACTCTAGTCGGATCGGCTATCCACGGAGCAACTGTTCGTACAATGGATCATAATCTTGCTCCCGCAGGACGAGGCCGTATTCGACATGCATTGGGTGGAGCAGTGCGCGGAATAGCACAACACGTTTTAAATAGCTTATTGAGTTCAAAAAGAAAATAATAGTTTAAAGACTTAAAGCCTTGTCTTGTTTAGATCTTAAATAATCGTGCAATCTGCCGATATATCCGAGATTTCGTAATTCTTTAAATACCATGTTTTCTATTGAAAATTCTCCTGCTTGTTTAAGTCCAGCAGATCGCATTTCTCGGAATTTTGTTTTTAATTTATTGCAGGCTTCTTCATCGGCATTTGATCTTATCAAACTATTAATCTGACTTGCATAATCTTCTACCTTTTGCATAAGCGCAGGATCATTGAAATTAACTTCTTGTTGCACAGGAAAACGTATCCATTTATTGAACATAATACTATAGACTCCTTGATCACTTGGAGTCGGTTCTGTAATATCCTGAGCATATAATTCCACATCATGTCCATATATGGTTATGTTATGTGTGTTGCCCCACAATTGTTTCTTTAATTTAAGATAATCGGCAAGTATGGTTGGACAATTCTCGTATTGTGATTTGTCTATTAAAATATGAAGATCTATATCTGAATAACTGGTATAATTAAAATTAGCGTTTCCGCCAACAAGCAAAATATCTCGTATGGCATGTTTTGGAATTTTTGAAAATTCAGACCATAGATCGGCTATCTTTAATAGTTTCTGAGCGACCTCTGTGTCTAGGGTATTGCTCTTCCATAATTTTGGATTTAACTCTTTATGATATTGAAGAGTCAGGGCAATTGCTTCGTCAATATATCTGTGAAAATTCTTCATGTATTCAATTGTATTTATACATATTAGTGGACTGGACACACGCGACTACGCGTTGGTGTGTAAAAGGAATTTCGCTACCTCCGGACCGACATAGTAGACAAACGCCGATTCACGTCGGCGTTTGTTCTTTTAAATATTCAACTATCTGCGATATTCTTCAAAAAGAGCCATTCAATTTATAAATACAAAACAAGATATTCATTTGAATATTTTAGTCTCTATATAACTGTCCCCACGGAAAATCCTTTCTGTGGGATTTGATTATACACCTTACAGGAGAAAAACATAGATGGTTATTACTAGTCTACTCGCATCAGTATTGTCTCAAGCCGCTCCAGTTGCACCTGCGCAAGCAGAACCTGCTGGATTTCACTTTGTTCCTAGTGTGGATGCCATGGTCTTTGATTTTGGCGGACAAGGAACTCTTATTGAAATCACGCCAACCATTGTTCTTCCTAATGTTGTGAAGAATGTTTCTCTTACGTTTACTCTTCCTATCTGGTCACAGAATGGGAACGATGTAACAACTTCTGGATTGAGTGATATTGGCATTATGGCTAGTGCTTCGGCATGGCAAGGTGCTGCTCTTGGAGGCAAGGGTAACTGGACATTTGATGCAGGTATTCTTGTTCCTCTCTCGTCTGAGTTTTCAAGCACCAGCATTGTTCCTGTTGTTGGAACCAAGTTTGATCTTGCTTGGGAAAAGGTTAGTTTTTCCCAGAATATTGACTGGACTATTATTGCAGAAGGAACCTCATGGAATGCACTCTTGAATTCTCAGGTTGCATCGCAATGGGTTTCTGGAAACACGCATCTTGATTATGCAGTTATGGAATCTCTTACAGTGGGTGCTGCTCTTAAAGAGCAATGGGTCTCCACAGGAGAATGGAGTGTTATTCTTGGTCCAGAAACAACATGGACACCAATGAATAATGTGAATGTATCAGCAGGAGTAGGATTTCCGATTTATCAAAATACGGGATCTTATGATTCGCTCAATACCGTGGTTCATTGTAGTTTGAGTATCAAGTTCTGAGTTTATTTAACAAAGGAGTTTCAATATGGCACAAGTTAAGACAAGTCCGTTTAGTGGTTTTTGTTGGAAGAATGTTTGGCACTGGGCTCTCGGTCTCGCACTTCTTCCGTTTGCAGTTGCTGGAGTGCAGGTTGTTATGAATGCAGTACACAGCGTACTCGCAATCTTTGCGGTTGCTGCCAAGTAAAATATTAGGTAGCGAACCCTAAAATAGACTCTCCTGATGCAATCACCTCTGCATCAGGAGAGTTTTCCTTTAATAGATACATAAGAATAATATGAAAACATTTTTTCAATTTATAACAGAACGCGCAAAAGTCCGTAATTATAAAAAGGAATATGCAGAATTTCAAGGAACTCCAAAACAATTAAAATATCAATCTAATTGTCATAAAGCCAGAAGAACCATGGGATTGGGAAATAACGGCGAAAACCCTGGAGTAGAAGTAGATCATAAACGTCCTGTTTCTAAGGGTGGGTCAAATAAAAAGAGTAATTTTCGGGTTGTCTCAAGAAAGACAAATCGTAAAAAAGGAAATAAATTAAAATCATAAATAGAAGTACAGGCTGTAGACTCAAAAAAATAACGAAAGGCAACTCATGGCATTTACATTCGGATCAGTAGAATTGGCTAAGGCTACTCAGTTGGGCAATAAATTGGTTAATTATTCGCTTCAATTCGGTGGATTGACTCAAGGTCGTGACAAAGATCTAATGGAGAAATTAGCCAGAAAAGCACGATTCAGTGTAACTGGATTCACCACGGGAGCTGGCTTTCCACTATTCGGAACCAACAACACCACTGGTCTGACACAGACGACATATGATGGACTCACAACCACACTTGGAGCAAATGTGGGATTCACTATGGGTGTTGTCTATAAAACAGCAAACCCAGTAACAGGAGTTAATCTTACTGCTGGAACAACCGCAGCCACTATTTTCGGAATAACTGGCGCAATTTACTTTAACGGATCAACTGCATCTATCTCGTAATATTTGTGATTCGTCATGAAACCCTATATTAGTTTTCTTGCAGCAATCGAAGAGGTATATAAAAAACCTCAAGATATATGGAAAACGGCTAGTGGGTGGGGTGGCAAGAATCTAAAGGGAGAAGTAGAATACTTCGACAAAGAAGATCACGCCAAGGCTTGGGTGAATGGTACGGCAAAGATGCGAGCACACGGCAGTGTAGACCCAGGAAAGGGTCTTGATATATCTCGTACAATGAATATAGATCAATATGGAAATGATGCCGATGCAGTAGCCTTGTGATATAATTTTTACATTATGATTAAGACAACAACAAAACTGAATGGTGGATCAATTATTTTGGAAGATGATTCCAATAATGCATTGGTTGATTTTACCTTATCTAATAAATCTTCTCCTATCATGTCTCTTAACTGTGTGATATCTGGGAATGATTCCAAATCCGCTACCATAGTAACTGCCTCATTATTAGAAAAATACAATCCAGTCTGTCTTGTAATTGAAACAAAAATGCGAGATTTGCTTTATTGCAGAAAAATAGAGAACGTATTTCGTTGCTCCACCATTAGAGATAAATCATTATTCACTATTTTAAATGATAACAAGGATGTGTGGTCTAGATTATTTTCAATGACAGAAGAAATTGATTGTGGAAATCTGGCAAAAAAATCACAAACAGGTATTGATTTTTTTTCAAATTCTTCTATATTTGCATTTGTGCGAAAGAATACAAGTCCATTTGAATTTCTTTCCATTAAAGAAGAATACGAATATAATAACAAAGAATTGTGTAACGCCAAGATAAGAGAATTTTTTGATATATTCGATACTAATCTGGTACATCTATCTGGTGGAGAAATTAAAAATTCGTTAACGACTTTGGTGGAATCCTTTAAAAAAAATATTCGAGATGAACGAGGAGTCTATTATAATTCATCCAGTTCATTTCAAAAAATATTCACAGATTTGGTTCTGCCATATATTCTGACCATTGGCGAATCTCATAATTCTTCTACCAATATGATTGAATTGTTTTCAAAAACCTTTGTGGATTATATTACAATGACAGAGGAATTTTTGCTTAGATTTGGGCCAATACTTGATTCCAAACAATGAATTAGTCTTGCTGGAATCTGATGATTTTCAGCATACATAATCTACCAAGCCGAACAATACTCAGGAGAATTTTTTATGTCCCAATCCCGTGATCTACTTCCTACTCAATTTCAAACATTCATTCACTTATCAAGATATTCCAGATGGTTGCACGAAGAAAATCGTAGAGAATCATGGACTGAAACTGTTAGTCGATATTTTGATTTCTTTGAAGCGCATTTAAAAGAAAACACAAAGTTCTCTTTGACCAAGGCTCTTCGAGCCGAATTGGAATCGGCTATTTTAAATCTTGAAGTTATGCCATCCATGCGCTGTTTGATGACAGCAGGAGAAGCACTCACCAAATCAAATATTGCAGGATACAATTGTGCATACACTACAGTGAATCGTGTGCGAGCATTTGATGAGATTCTTTATGTTTTGCTGAATGGTACAGGAGTTGGATTTAGTATAGAACGCCAATATGTGGAACGACTTCCGACAATTGCAGAAGAGTTTTCTCAAAGCAATACTACTATCATTGTTGAAGATTCAAAAGGTGGATGGGCAAAGTCTTACAAAGAATTGATTTCACTGCTCATTGGTGGACAAATTCCAAAGTGGGATTTGAGTAAACTTCGTCCAGCGGGTGCAAGACTAAAAACATTTGGTGGTCGTGCAAGTGGTCCTGCTCCACTTGATGAACTATTTCGTTTCACAATGGATTCTTTTAAACGAGCAGCAGGACGAAAATTAACTTCAATTGAGTGTCATGATATTGTTTGCAAAATTGCAGAAGTAGTTGTGGTTGGTGGAGTTCGACGATCTGCACTGATTTCGCTGTCCAATCTCACAGACGAAAAGATGCGAGATGCCAAGACAGGTGCATGGTGGAATGAGCATCCACAACGAGCACTTTCAAATAATTCTATTGCATATAAAGAAAAACCAGAGATGGGCGTATTCATGGAAGAATGGATTTCTCTTTATAAATCCAAAAGCGGAGAACGAGGTATCTTCAATCGTGAGGCTGCAAAGAAAACGGTTGAAAAACTTGGAGATCGTCGTGATCCAAATTATGATTGGGGATGCAATCCATGTTCGGAAATTTTACTGAGAGATCGTGAGTTTTGCAATCTTTCTGAAGTAGTTGTTCGTGCAGAAGATACTGAAGAAACTCTAATGAGAAAGATTCGTATTGCTACAATTCTTGGAACATTCCAAGCATCTCTTACAAATTTTCCATATCTTTCAAGTGAATGGAAAAAGAATTGTGAAGAAGAAGCCTTGCTTGGAGTTTCTCTTACAGGAATTCTTGACAATAAGATATTGAGTAAAGTTTCTGTTGATACAAAGGCTCTTCTTACTCGTCTTCGTGAATCTGCAATTCTAGTAAACAAAGAGTTTGCAAAGCGGTTAGGCATCAATCCAGCAGCAGCAATTACTTGCACAAAACCCAGCGGAACAGTTTCTACATTGGTAGATTCGGCAAGTGGTATTCATCCCCGACATGCCGAATATTATATTCGTACTGTTCGTGCAGATCGCAAAGATCCGTTGTGTCAACTAATGATTGATAAAGGATTTCCACACGAACAGTGTGTCACAAAGCCAGATTCTGTTACAGTATTTTCTTTTCCGATGCGAGCAATTGGATCGGTTACTAGAAAAGATGTAAGTGCAATTGAGCATTTAGAATTGTGGTTAATGTATCAGCAATATTGGACAGAACACAAACCATCCATTACTGTGAGTGTTCGAGAACACGAATGGCTTGAGGTAGGTGCTTGGGTCTATAAAAACTTTGATGAAATTTCCGGAATTAGTTTTCTTCCATTTTCGGATCACACCTATCGTCAGGCTCCATTTCAGGATTGCACAAAGGAAGAATATGAAGCATTGGTCTCTCGCATTCCTGTGAATGTGGATTGGAGTGAACTTCAAAAGTACGAGAAAACAGACAATACCACGGGTTCTCAAGAATTTGCTTGTAGTGGTGGATCATGCGAAATTGTGGATATTGTAAAATAATTTACCGAATATTTCATTTGGCACATTAAATTGTGCTAAATAATAGCATGAAGAGATATGTTCTCGCTCTTCTGTTAGTGGTTGCACTCGTCTGCATTCCAGCCTGTGTCGGGGGGACTCCCGCTTCACTTGTTGCACCACCCCCAGTATCTCATACAAAGCCCGCAGAGCCGTTCCTACGAGGTTTCACACCAATACCAGACTCCGAGGAGACTGGAGTTGGTTGTTTGATGACAGAACAGCACGAATTAATAGGAAGTGCTGTTCTTATCGGAAAAAAGCATATTCTCACTGCAGGACATTGTTTTGACGATACTCAAGCATATTGGTTTGTCACCAACTGCAAAGAATATAAAATTTCCAAGCAAATAATACATCCAATTTTTAAATTGGCGGGTATGTTATTTAATGATTTGGCTATTGGTGTACTAGAAACGGAATGTGACGAAATTCCCATTGCAATACCCACCAAACCAATATTATTTTATCAAGGAATGGGATTAACTGCAATCGGACATGGCGGAGGAATACGCAAAAAAAGCAATCCAGGAACTATTTGGTATTACGGAACATTAGAAGAAGAACCAATAAGTTTTAAAATGATACCAATAAGTGGAACTATTTGGTTTGGAGATTCTGGTGGTGCAATTATAGATTCCTCGGGAACTCTTGTTGGTATTATATCTTCAATGAAAAGTCATCGTGGAACATTATTTGAAAATTCTGCAATTAGAGTTGATAGATTTTTACCTTGGATTACACAAATCATTTCGGAGACATCACAATGAAACTCAATAAAATACAACAAATATTAGTTGCCACAATTGGTTTTTGTATTGGAATGTTGTTGGCTCGCTCATTTGGCTACTAACATAAATAATTACATGATAATCGCTGGCATTGATTACTCGCTTCGAGGACCCGCCGTATGTCTTTATAAATCAGAAGACGGCAAGAAATTTTCATATGATGCTTGTTCCTTTTATTTTTTAACAGATAACAAAAAACAATCTGAAATTTGTAATACTCATATATTTGGCGAGCGATTATCAGATTGGACAAGCGAAGAACAAAGATATGAATCTATAGCAGATTGGGCCATTGATATAGTAATGGGTGCAACACATGTTGCTTTGGAAGGCTATGCATTTGGTGCGCAAGGAAGAGTGTTTCAGATAGCCGAGAATACAGGAATACTTAAATATAAATTATATCAGTTGGGTATTCCTGTTACAATTATTCCTCCATCAGAAGTAAAGAAATACGCAACAACCAAAGGAAATGCCGATAAAAATTTAATGTATTCGGCATGGATTGCAGATACAGGAATAGATCTTAAAGGATTGCTTACACCTAAAAAACAGGATTCTGGTTCTCCTGTTTCTGATATAGTAGATTCTTTTTATATTTGTAAACGATTATATAGCACTATCGCCAACGATAATAAAATTACAACAGAGGATTAGCGCGTCTCTCTGCTAGTGCCGCAAAGTTCTTTGCCTTTGTTCTACCATCATAAGCCCAAGCATAACCTTGATCTACTAGTAATTTATTAAGAGTCTTTCCATCCAATCCTGTAAAGACACCAAGAATTCTTCCGTACTTATCGTCTTTGGTGGTTTGTAATTTAAATGGAGTATTCTTTGCAAACCAATTTGAGATATATTCTTTTGCTTCGAGTCCTAGTTTCTTTTCTACAAGATCTTTGGTTGCAGATTCTGGAGTGTCGATTCCAAGAAGACGCACTCGTTCTTTTTTTGTGGTATTAAAGCCAAGATCGATAAGAACATCAACTGTATCTCCATCAACAATCTTTATAAGACTGGATGAGTATTCATACATTTTTTCGTTTTCTTTTTGGTTGATCTACAAATCCGTCGTTGTTTGCATCTTTGTCTTGATTTCTAATAAAGAAGAAATAATATACCAATCCACCAATTGCTATTATATAAAATAGAATAGCATACCAGTTAATTTTGGACATGGTAACAATAGTACCTTTCTTCAATGTAATATCAGAAGATTCTTCCAATCGAATGGTTGCTGAATCTTTAATAATAAGAAACGTGTTTGGAGGAAGAATTATCTTTGTATTTTTTGGAAGATCTACTTCTTTGCCACCAACAGTAGTTTTAGTTGATTGTGCAAGTGTTGCTTCTACAGAAGGTTTATCTTCTGTTTCGGTTTGTACGTGGGTACCTCTATCAAGAGTAGCCACGACTCCTGGAGATACTACTACTTGTGTATCTTTTGTCAGTACATTTGGGGTTGGATTAGTAAGACTCGGCATGCTAATCGAAGGAGAGCATCCAACACACAACATTACAAATAACAAGGCAATCACTTTCATAATATTCTTTCTTTATTTTGTTTTTCTTTTTACTCGTGGTGCACGTAATTTAATCTTTGTTTTATGAGACTGAAGGGTTTTTATAATTCTCTTATTTTTGTTTTGCTTTGTTTCTGTAAGAGATGCCTTTGCCATAATCTTAGACCATTGAGCGCAACACCATGTCCAGCAAACTTCCCAAACTTCGATTATTTTATTCTTAATAGTAGTGTACATATATTCCTTATGATTTGTTAGCGGCTGCTGCTGATCCAAAATAAAATCCAACGATTGAAACTAAAATTTGACGATTCTCTGTTGTAAACAAATATCCATTAATGGTTTGAAATAACTTGGTACTGTTTGATGGTACTAATCCAAACAACCATTCTGGTGATGTGTATTCAATTTCTACTATAGTTGGAATGCCAAAGAATGGTAGAATGAATGGAGCAAGAATGGTTCCGAATAGAATCGCTATGACGATTATTTGCCGAACACCTTTACCAACATCAATCGGAACTCTCTTGATTGCTGCATCTTGAGATTGAGTTGCTTGTTTCTTGAAGGCCATTGCTCTCTGAAAGTTTTCTTGTGCGTTTTTTCTATTTTCTGCCATGTGACGAAAAATGAATCCTGTTGCAGATCCAGCAATTAAAGTAATTAGTTCCGTGGGTATCATATCCATATATTTATCTTTTTGGAAGTTTTCTTCTGCTCATTGGAAGAACAATAGGATTCGCTGGTTTCCTGTTTCTGTGTTTTCTCTGGCTTGGAGTCAATCCAGCAGGAAGACTATCTGGAGTTAATCCTGCTATTTGACCACTACCAACAGAATTTGTAGGCACGAAATCTTCTCTCATAAACGCTATAAATGTTTTCATTTGGATATTTCGGTAGTTTTTAGTAAGAGAGTGGCAAGTGGTTGATCTATTGGAATGGTATTGACTGATATAGTATCCAGTATTGTATTTTCTTCAATGAAATTAAGATATAATAGTACTGTTTTTAATGGCGAGTGTATCTGTGATTCTAACTTAAAAAAAAGCATTCGAGAAGTAGCCTGAGGACCAAAGATATTTCCTAATATCATTAAATGATTTAATAAGAGAATTGGTCGTATATTTCCTGTTCTGGTATACTTTTTAAGTAACCGTTTAATATATTTAATCTTTGATAAATCTTCTGTGAATTCTTCTATTCCACTACAATCACAATTCGAATAATTGCCTATTGCGTATAGCAGAAAATTTTCCTTGGTTAATATCCTCATATCCATAACGAAAAGATTTCTGTTTATTATCCCGTTGTACGAGCTTTGCGAGCGTTGCGGATTGCATCTCTTTTTGAAGATGCCGCTAATGATCCGCGAAACTTCTTTGCTGTTTCAGGTGATTTTTCTTTATTCTGCTGACCCATCCTCTTGAGAGCAAGTCCACTCATTCTACCAGCCCGACCCGTTGAAGCAAATCCGTCTGGTTTAATGGCTTCTAATACTTCGGAATTCTCGGATGTGGTATCTTCATTGGTCTTGGTCATATTTAATTTTCTTAATTTCTTTTTTCCCGTACTGATTGTTGTTGCTGCTTTATCAGCGGCTCGTGCTGCTGCATTTGGATTTTTACTAGGATCTGTTCTGGTAGTTTCTCCTGCTTTCTTAGCCTTTTCTATTTTTGTTTTCAGTGTTGCTGCAGCATCAGAGGTTGCTACATCATCATTGGTGTAGGCTTCATTGGTTTTAAAATTTGCTCCCCTGTGTGTTGCCGCTGCACCTTTCCCGTATCTGTCCTTAAGAAGCTTTGCAAATGCCGATACCCTTTTCGCCTTTGGTGTTGTTGGTTTGCTCTTGACTGGTCTAGTTGACACGTCAGTTAAGACCTCATCAACTTGTTCCACTGATTCATTTCTTTTTAGTGTTGCCGCTGCAGGAGATATTGTGGATCTAGGTGGAGCCGCGCCTTGTGGTCGAAGATAAGCATGCACGGTATAAAGATAATCAGGTGTAAGTTCAATATTAACATGTAGGTTTACAGCAGGTAATCCTTCTGCATCTCTTGCTTTTCCGTCAAATCGAAGTTCTCCACTGTTTCCATCATATCCATCCACTCTACCAAATCTATTAATAGGAAGAACAAAAGAGCCTACGTCTTTGTTCTTCAAATCAATGAATGTTCTCAAGTCAAGATCAAGAAGAAATACATTTAATCGAACACGAATCTTGTTGAATGCTTCCATTGGATCTGTGTATGTTGCATGTCCAATAGCGGCAAGCATGGCATTAATACTATTAAGCATCTTTGGATTTTGAATACGATAAGTTCCATCATCGTTATATGCAGAACGATGAGAATTTCCAGTAACATATTCACCATATTCTGCTTCTGAAAGAGTTGTCCGAAATGATTTAAATGATTTGTCTTCGCTCATATGTTTTGCCTTTGAAATTTCTACTGCCGCTAATTGGGCAAGTGCTGCCTTTTTTGTTGAATGTGTTCCTAGAGTCTCGTCTCCACTACTAGTGGTTACCTTATATTTATCGCCTATTTTTTTAATCATTGTCGATTCTTGTCATTTATCGTCTTGGTTGCCTTACGATTAAATCCTTGTAATCCGGCTGTGAATGCACCCTTTCCTGGACTAGTCAGGAACCTTGATGGTCGAATTGCTGCTCGCCCACCTTTCCCAGCCTCTCCTCCGCCCCCACGAACTGCTCTCTGCATCTCGTTCTTATTTACTGCATTCCTAACCTTAGCGTTTCCTTGCGGAGTAGTTTTTAATTTCTTTGAACGAATCATTCTTAGGGTTTTGGCTTTAAGATTGCGTACAACAGGCTTTGGTTCGTTATCTGATACTGGTTCTGGATTATCAGCCAGGGTTTTGATTTTTCTTTTTTTGTCTATCTTGGCACGTACAGCTTCAAGAGACTTCTTGGGTTTTTTTGTTGTAGAAGGATTCTCGGCTCGCTTTTTTGCTTGTAATCTAGCAGCATCTCCTGCGGACATTACACCAATTTCTTCCATTAATTGAAAGAAAGTTTTTCCTGCAGAAACAGGACCCCATTCCCCGCGACTTTCGTTGTATAATTTAACTGCCCAAGCATTAATACATTCCTTGGAATCATATTTTTCTTTTGCAGAATCCTTTGCTTCTAGCCACAAAGAAAGTTCAAGAGGAACATAATCTTCTAACAATTCTGCGGCCATGATATCCAGCTCTAGTTCAGTTACCAAATCTGGGGAAGATTGTGTAACAGATTCGTTCATACGACCTGCAGTCTTTTTGAATGCATTAAATAAAACAGGACTGCCTGTTATTCGTTTGGCAAGAGTATCCAACACATGAACCATTAAATCTCGATATGCATGTGCCGACTTAATAGATTTTAGATTTTCTCTGTTTGATGCAAGTTTCTTTGCATTACCAAGATGCTTCTTTTCTACCAATCCAGTTCGCAATAGGTTGTCTATTTTTCCTGCATCTTCCCATAGTGGCTTTGTTGGAGGAAGAGTCTTTATAACTGTTTCATAAAGAGCATCATTGCTTGCAATATACTCTAAGGAGTCCGCAATTACTTCATGAATCAATGCGTGTGATCCTGGCTCACTCATCATTTCTTCTGGACTTTCAAATACTAATGCAACGCGGCTCACATTATTTTCTGAAATTAGTCCAAGACGATGTAAAATTCCAAGTTTCGATGATATGCCATTAAATGATGAATCCATATAGTCTCCCTTTTATCTATTTATAAATTTTTTAGAGCCTACTATTAGTAGGGAATTGAGTTTAAGATTAACTCCGCCTCTTTTAGGAGTTAATAATATTTTTATTTCGGCTTCTGGGTTTTCCACTACGCCATCTTTCACTATAAGTATGTCTGTATATCCCAGACTAGTAAGATACTTTATGGCATCTAGGGGTATTTTTATTTCTTTTTCGTGGAAAAACAATATTTGTGGGTATTTTTTACGTAATTCTTGTAATTTTAATGGAGAAATGCGGTTATTTTTTAGAAAAACAGCATTTTCAAAGCCATTCTGTTTACAAATATTTAAAACCGAGACAATCAGTGGCTGGTGTTCCAAAGATGGTGGCGAAAAAACACAAAACGCAACAACAATGCATCTGCGTTTTGGTTTAATTAAACTTGTCTTTGCCACTTCGATCACCTCCTCGATAGTATTTGGAACACCAACCATCCGATTGTGATTCCTATTATTTAGTATTCCACTGATCTCTTTTCCACGCAGAAATATAATCAAAGAGATTTTCTACATGTTCTCTTGGAGTGGATTCAAACACCTGACAGCCTCCACTTTCGACTCCGATAATTATAGTAATGTTCGGAATTGCTTGACCAGTTCTATCCTGCCACATTAACGCATATGCTGTTGCTTGTGTAAAATAATCCAGAATACCATCTTCGGATTTTGGGTTTGTTGAGGATTTAAAATCAATAACGGATAGCTTTCCATCAAATTCGCCTATACAATCTGTTCGTCCTGCTAGTCCTATTTTCTTGGACCATAGCGCAACTTCAATGGCTCGTATGGCTCCAATACGATCAATGTCTTCTCGCATGGAATGAAACAAATCCGTTGCCGAAGTTCCTTCAGATTCTGATAATAGCTGTGGTGTCAGGGTATTGAGTAGATACGACTCTATGGTGGAATGCATTGCCGTTCCGCGAGACAGCACTCGGCGTGATTCATCTGGATTTTTTTTTCTCCAGTGAGCAAAAAATGCTCGTTTCTTCCATCCTGTTACCGTTGTCACGGACGGAAAAACTCCATCAGGAGTTTGATATCTTCTTCCTTTGTCGTCTTCTATAGAGGAGATAGAACCATCAAAAGTAATAAATTCATGACAAAAAGATTTCATTTATTCTTCTGGTTTTGGAGTCTCGTCAATCACTGTTTCGTCATTGGATCTCGGTGGTGATGGTTCGTTTATTTTACTTTGGTTTCTGTTTTGAAACTTAGAAGCACTTTTCCAATCAGGATTGTTTTCCTGATTCTGTTTTAACCATAACATATAATCTTTAATGTTTGTCATAATAATCTCCTTATTGTAAGTATCCGATCAGTCTCATAATTCGTAGCATCCTAATTTCATGGTGTGAGTATATCATGAATAGTTATAGTGTCAAGCAGTTATCTCAAGCACCGACACTACCATTTCTAATATAGATGCCGTTGCAGCAGTGGCGGTAATTGTATTTCCTGATTCACATATGATAGGAGCATCTAGCACCTGCAAAGATGATCCAGAAGGAATAACAACATTTGAAATAAGACTAAATGATGTTCCACTTTTTACTAGAAACACACTAACAGCACAAGAATTATAAGAGTCAACATTAGAAATATTAATACCATTTGCCACACCTGTTCCTACTACACCATCGTAAATAGTGGTGTTTGAGGATGTGGTGAGTTTTGTTCCTTGACTTTTATATGCTTCTGCCATGTTATTCTCCTGTTGGTTCTTGTATTGGTAATTCTAATCCAAAAAACAAATATGCTTCTTCTACAGAATCAAACCAATACCATCCATCTACTGGATATGTATAAGTGTCCTTTAGATCGTCATTCAAGACATAGTTGGCATTGCTGACCATTGTTGGTCCGTGTAACACCATTCCGTCATCATTTTTGTAAAATCCTTGTGTCGTCATATTGTTCCTTATGCTGTAACTGTCCAACCTTTATCTGTTGCTACTTTAGAGTACGGAGGAGTTGCTGTAATTCCGATAGAGCCAACAGTTTGTGATACCGACACCGTGTAGGTTCCTGCTCCACCGTAAGTTCTGAAAGAGTAAGTTCCTGTTGAGTTAGAAGTCAAATTATTAGAAAGAGTTACATTTGATCCGTTAAGATGTGTAACATAAGTTCCATTAGGAATTCCTGTGCCAGAAACAAGATGACCAACGATAATGGATGTGGGAGAACTGACTACCAGAATGGGTTGACCACTAAGACTGCCGCTTGAAGTCGGAGTAGCAGCAGCGGCATTTGTTCCTGTAAGTTGGTTAGTTATAATAGTTCCAACTGTAACACCTACTCCGCTGATGCGTTGATTAGGATAAAGAGTTCCTGATGAAACTGCGGTAACTGTAAGAGTGGTGCTAGCAATAGATCCTGAAACAGTTGCCTTTATTGCTCCTAATTGATTAGTAATTGTGATAGTCTTTGATACAACCGTGGCAAGATTAGTGTAAAGGGTATTAAGCGCATCTACTCCCATTTTTGATCCACTAATGGTTATGTTTTGATTTATTCCTGTTGCTGCTATAGAACTCAAATTAGTACAATTATTAAATATAGTACTGTATATTGTAGTGTTTGCTCCTCCTGCTAAATTCAATGCTGGAATTTCTGTTAGATTGGTGCAATTACCGAAGACTAAATTATATGCTGTAGAAGACAAAGTTCCTACTACAGGTTGGGTAACAAATAATGGAACAGAGGTGAGAGAAAAGCAATTATTAAACATCTGTGTAAAATCTGTTACTTTTGCTGTATTGAATAATGGAACAGTAGTAAGAGTATAGCAATTACTAAACATACTGTTAAGGGTGGTTGCATTTGCCGTATTAAATAATGGAACAGAAGTGAGAGAATAGCAAGTATTAAACATACTTGTAAAATTAGTTCCTTTTGCTGTATTGAATAATGGAACAGAAGTGAGAGAATAGCAATTTTGAAACATACTTGTAAAAGTAGTTGTATTTGCAGTGTTGAATAATGGAACAGTAGTAAGAGCATGGCAACTATTAAACATAGTATCAAGGGTGGTTGCCTTTACAGTGTTGAATAATGGAACAGAAGTGAGTGAGCTGCATTGCCGAAACATACTTGTAAAAGTAGTTGCATTTGCAGTGTTGAATAATGGAACAGAGGTGAGAGAAAAACAACCATTAAACATATTACTAAAAGTAGTTGCATTTGTAGTGTTGAATAAAGGAACAGAAACTAAAGAGGGGGATTGATAAAACATCTGTGTAAAATCTGTTACTTTTGCGGTATTAAATAATGGAACAGAAGTGAGAGAATAGCAAACAGAAAACATACTGTTAAGGGTGGTTGCATTTGTAGTGTCGAATAATGGAACAGAAGTGAGAGAATAGCAACTAGCAAACATATTTGAAAAATCAGTTCCTTTTGCGGTGTTAAATAATGGAACAGAGGTGAGAGAATGGCAACTACTAAACATAATGCTAAAACTAACCGATAAATTTGTGTATAGACTTACTATTTTTTTCAAACTCGCACTATTATAGAACAGATAACTACAAGATCCCCATACATTTGGACCCACCCATTCAAATTGCTCTAATGCTCTAAACGGTTTTGATGCAGTTCCAAGAGCGAATGAGTTAGTCGCTGCCATTCCTGCTTTAATATCTAACCAACGAGTACTAGCAGTACTGCTCTCTGTTATTTTTCCATCTGTCCAATTAGACAAAAGAGTGACCGCTGTAATATTTTGTCCACTTTGGGGAGTAATAGTAATCAGTACAGTTTTATAGCCATTGTATGCATTTTGACCTGTAAGAGCAGAAAAAGTCGCAGTAGTGTAGGTGTGATTTGCTTGCACATTAGAAGCAATATCCGAAGTAGTTTCGTCTCCCCAATCTACGGTATACGCTCCTGTGCAGGAAAACGCTACAAAATTTGTATTATTATTGTACACAGCATACGCACCGACAAGTTTCTGCTCAGTACTACTCATTGCGGTAGAAGCAACAGTCTGTGATGCCGATACCGTGTATGTGCCTGTGCCTCCTGTTCCTGTGCCTAGTGCTGTAATTCTAGTTCCTGTGGTAATGACTCCTGTTTGATCTCCTGCTGTAGGCAGAGTAACAAGTTGTCCTACTGCAAGTGTGCCAGATGCCACTGCTGTTACTGTGAGAGTTGTTCCAGAAATACTTCCAGTAATCTCACAGGTCATTACAGTAGGTAATGGAATCCATCCACCAATAATGACTGTTGGTGGTGTTGAGAATCTAGCATTACCTGTGTTTACGATGAATGCTGTAATTGCTCCACCAGATACTGTTGCCGTTGCACTGGTAGTTGTTCCTGCTGTTCCATCAATGAAAACAGTTGGTGCCGAGGTATAACCACTACCACCAGAATTGACTGCTAGTGCTACTTGTGCGGAAATCGTAGCAGTTGCGGCGGCATTACTACCAGCACCTCCAGTAAAACTAATAGTAGGAGCAGAAGTATAGCCCGTACCGCAAATTATGTTTGGTACTGCTACGGCTAACACGCCTCTAGGAGTAATTGTCGTGGATGCTACTGTTTGTGGTATGCTGACTGTATAGGTTCCTGCTCCACCTGTACCAGTGCCAAGAGCAATAATCGTAGTTTGACCTGCAACATAATTTCCTGTTAGAATTTGACCAACATGTAATACTGCTGTTCCTGCTGCACTTACTGTGAGTGTTGTTCCCGAAATACTGCCTGTACAAGTTCCTGTTCCGTTAGTATTGCTTAGAGTAATTGTTGGTTGTGTGAGATAGCGTGATCCTGCAAGTACTATGGCAATACTAACAACTCTGCCCCCGACTACGGTAGCAGTTCCTGTTGCCGTAGTTCCGCCAGAAGAGGGTGCAGAGAAAGTAACTGTGGGTGCAGAACTATATCCACTACCTCCATCAAGAACCATAACATCTGTTACCGTGTGCCACAGGTTTACTGCGGTAATGGTGTTAGTAGTTCTTGTTACTCCTGCTTCTGCACCGCTGCCTCCACCACCAGTAAATACAACTGTTGGATCTGATGTGTATCCTGATCCGACGGCAGTTACAACAACAGATGCTAAAGTGCCGTTTGTAAGAGTAACTGTGGCAGTTCCATCTTTTCCGTTACCATTCGTCGGACGGATATAGGTAGATGAGTTTCTAGCCTGTTTCAGACCTTTTTTGTTTGCCAATACAGAGGTGGATAAAGTGCCTGAAACAGAACTTTGTGATGCACTGTCAACACCAATAAATCCACCTGTGCTTCTATTCTTCCTCATCCTATAAACCACTTTCTTGCTGTTGTATCTGATACAGCAGAATCAAATCTGTCTACTATGACTTCTCGATTCCAGAATATTCCGAACACGAAATTTGCACTTTTTACCACTCCTACTACGACAGATGCAAAACCTACTCTACTAGCATGGAAAGAAGGAATTCTCATGCGCTTAGACTTCCTGCAACATTATAGACATTAGAAACATAACTGATTATACTTGCCGATCCATGTTGCCCACTTATTTTCAAATAACCTTGATATGAGTTCAGGGTAGTACCAGATGCGGCAATAGTTGTCTGTCCTGCACCAAGTTGAATAACGGTGCAGTTGAATCCTACCGCCAATGATGCAGGAACTGTGAGCGTGTTTCCTGTCCCCACATTCATGGTTACAATTTTTCCGTTGTCTCCTGCAACTAGACTATAACTAGCGGTCTGTGCATTTATTGCTCCAGAAGATATTTGATATCCTGTGCTGATTATTGGACCAGTGAAGGTTGCACCAGTTGAACTCAATCCACTTGGTAGATTTAATAGGCCGTAAATAGTTGCAGCACTTTGTAGTGTAGCACCAATGACGGCAGTATTTGATCCAAGTCCTAGAGCATCAGCACCAATCACTATTTCATTTGTTAATGCATTCGCACTTGCTCTTGCTTGATGACCAATATAGATTCCATTAGTTCCTGATGCTAAGCCAGTTGTTCCAGTTCCTCTATATCGCCCTGCATTATTTCCAAGGGCAGTCAGTTGGGATCCCGTAGTAATTTGTCTTAATACATTACTACCCACACCAGTATTATTTGAACCACTAGTATTTAACGTTAAAGATTGATATCCTACGCCGACATTTTGGGATCCTGTATTGCCCACTGCACCTAGAGCGTCAGAACCAATTCCTATATTAAAATCTCCTACAGTCAATGAATCTAAAGAATTGATTCCGATTGCAAGATTATTACCTGCGGTTGAACTATTTGTAAGTGCACCATATCCTATTGCAATATTATTCTCACCACTAGAATTTGTAGAGAGTGTGCCTGCACCGATTGCAGTATTAAATTGTCCTGTCGTATTTGAAGTCAACGCAGAACCACCTACTGCAGTATTATATGACCCGAGAGAGGAATTTGGTTGATCACTCGTATTTGATGCTAGTGCACCATTACCAATTGCTACATTGTTTGTGTCAGAACTTTTTCCCAGACCAACCGTCATAGAATTTACCGTGATATCTTTAGAGAAAGTTGCTGTTGCTCCACTAATCAATCCTGTAAATGTTGCACCCGATGCAGAAATACCCGCAGAGAATGTGTTAAGTTGAGTAAAGGTATTTGCAGTACCCAATCCCACAGAAGAAGTGGAATCTAAAAATATAACATTTGTGCCAGCAGTTCCACCAACATACAATTTTTTATCAACTAGATTAATTGCCATTTCACCAGCAGTCAAACCAGTCGGTGCCGTTGCGTCTGCCGTTCTTCTTTTAATTTTTACTTGTGTTGCCATAATATAACTCTACACTATTTAGAAGGTTTCTCCATCCAATTTTTCACCCTTTTTCTTCTTTTCGTGTTTATTAAATAGTGTAGTATATTTTTCTGTCAGATCTGCAAATTTTGCTCTTTCAATTAATAAATTTGCTTCTAATATTAGATTAGAATTAGTTAATTCTCTGAACTTACCTTGAAGTAACGGTATAACAATAGACTCATTATAATTAGGTTCACTCATATATTAAATTCCTTTTAGAAAGTTCCACCGTCAATTAACGTTGCAGAGAGTTCTCCAGATGCAGCATTGTATGTCAATGTTGAATTTATCTTTGCTGGTAAATTTCCAGGGGTACTATCGGTAACGAATGTAATAAAACATGTTGTATCTGATGAGTCTGCAAGAACTGCTATATTGGTCGCATTTGTTGCGGTTCCTGTAAGAGTGGCGGTAATGGTTCCTGCGGTAAATCCACCACTAGCATCTCTTGCAACTATAGCACTGGCAGTATTCGCACTTGTTGCAGTTGTTGCAGAATTTGAAACTTTACCCGCAGTTGCTATAGTTGCTAACTTGGTATCGACGATACCTGCAGCTGCATTGATATCATTATTTGATATAATACCTGCGGCAAAGGAAGAATTCCATGTACCACTTGTAATAGTACCGACTTGTGTCAGCGAAGATCCAGTTATACCAGCACCCAGTGCGGAAGAATTAAGAACTGTTGTTCCACCAATTTTATAGGATTTACCCGAAAGAACATTAAGATCCACAGTAGACAACCACGAAGTACTAGAATGTTCGTATGCGAAAGAAATTCCTGTTCCTACACCAATTGCAATACCAGCACCAGTAGAAAGAGAAGCACTATTTAATGTAAGACCCATTGTTATGTTAAAGTCTTCAACATTAAGGGTTGTGGTATTAAGGGTTGTGGTACTTCCTTGAACTGTGAAATCGCCGTTTACTATAACAGAACCTGCAAATGTTGCAGTGCCACCTATAACTCCAACATTTAATGCGGTTGCTGCGCCTGCAAAGTTAACAGTGGTTGCAGTTGCATTAATAAGACTAAAAGTTGTACTTGGAGTAGTCAGACTTGTAGTGATGGCAGGATCTGTTCCAAATACAGCCACACCAGTACCAGTTTCATCAGTAAGTGCAGTACGCAGATGTGAAGAAGTAAATGAACCTAATGTTGTTCCGTTTCCAATGGATGTAATAGCACCTGTTAGATTTGCATTAGTGGTAACGGTACCCGCTACAAGTCCTGAAGCAGTACCTGTTATATTAGTACCAACCAACTGTGTTGGTGTGCCAAAAGTTCCACCACTAGTAGAGATACCCGCAGAGAATGTGTTGACTGCAGTAAAGGTATTGGCAACAGAAGTAGTTACACCACCAACTGCACCTGTGAGTCCGTTGAAACTAGAAACTCCTGTAACAGCACCTGTTGCACCGTTGAAAGTTCGAACGCCGATATTTGTAATAGTAACTGCGCCAGTTGCACCAGATACGGAAATTCCAGTTCCTGCTACTGCCGAAGAAACAACTGTTGTAGTCAATGCAACAGTTCCTGTTGCATCTGGCAGAGTGATTAAATTATTTGTTGTTGGAAAGCCCGCGTGAAAGTTTGTATATGTATTTCCAGGTTTGAAGCTAATATAATTTGGGTCTACATTCGACTCGGAATCTGTCTTTGTTTGAAGAACCAGAGCACCGCCATAAACGGATACAGTACCCAGACCTGATGGAAGATTTGTTACTGTTAAAACTGTTGGACTACCTATACCGCTAGTTTCGGATGTTGGAGCAATAACAACGCTACCAAATGGAGATACAGTCAGGGTATTTCCAGTTCCAGAAGCAGTGGTAATAGTTGCAACAGTATTTCCAACTTGAATTGTTGGATTTCTAAGATTAAGAGTACCAGTAGCAGCACCCATAGTAATTGCAGTTGCTGCACCACCGATACCTAAACTAGTTGCAACACTATTAAATACAGTTGCATTTCCTGCTGTTGTAGTTGTAAGAGTTGCTGGAGTATTATTAATACTAACAGAACCCGTTGTGTTTATATTTACAGCATTTAAATTGCCACCACTTACGGTGATACCAGCAGAGAATGTTTGGGCTGCGGTAAAGGTATTGGCAACCGAAGTAGTCACACCACCCACTGCTCCTGTGAGTCCGTTGAAACTAGAAACTCCTGTAACGGCTCCTGTTGCACCGTTGAAGGTCTGAACACCGATATTTGTAATTGTGACTGCACCAGTTGCACCAGATACCGAAATTCCAGTTCCTGCTACTGCTGATCCTACTCCTGTAACAGCACCTGTTGCGCCGTTGAAACTAGAAACACCAGTTGCACTTGCTATTATTTTCGCACCAATTCGTTGCTCAATTGCATATTGTGTTGCAAGAGAGGTTTGTGCAGAGGTATCTGTCCATGTTCCAGTAGTGCCAATTTGTGCACCAACCCAGACTGGATTTCCACCAGAAATACCAACATAGAGTTGGTTTGCGGTTAATCCAGATCCTTGAACAAGTGCCATTTCACCATAGGAAAGGCCGGCGGGTGCAGCTGCAGTTTGTGATCGTTTAATTGTAATTTTAGATGCCATAGTTGATTCCTTTATTTCTATTTATAATGGCTAAAACTCTCCACCATCCATAGTCATATTATCCACAGGTTCTATTAAAGAATTTGCAGTAGCACCAAAAATACCCGTAGAAGTCACTATTTGACCAGTAACAATTAAATCCTCAGTTAAATAGAGACTAGATCCTCTAATAGGACCAGTAAAAGTCACACCATCCAGAACGTTTAAAGTAGATGCGGAGCCTTGTGTTGTACCATCGGGAAATATAATATAACTAGGATTATATATTGTTCCAAATTGAAATGATCCAGGAGTAGTTAATAGTCCATCCTCTTCTATAAATTTAAATGTACTAACTACTTGTGTATCTGTTGAATCCGCATTAGTAAACTGTATTGCTCCTGCGCCTCCTTTAATTGATGGTATGACTACCACACCAGAGGTTGCACCGATTATGGAGAATTTACCGTCTATGGATACTATGGATAATACTGTAGGAACAACAGCATTCTGCCTATCAAGAGCAATTTTTTCTCTGATTTTTTGTAATTTGGCATTAACATATTCCATACGTGTTTATTTATATGAATCTTCTATATTTGTAAATATAGCAATGTTATGAGTCTTTCTACTTTATCAGTATTTTAGAATTTTTTTTCTGTGTATATCATTAAAACTCTCCACCATCCATATTCATATTATCCACAGGTTCTATTAAAGAATTTGCCGTTGCACCAAAAACTCCTGTAGAAGTCACTATTCGACCTGTAACCACCAAATCTCCTGTCATATAAACCGTTGAACCAAATGTTGCACCGTTTGAGGAAATGCCCGTATTAAATGTATTGAGTGCCGTAAAGGTATTTGCTACAGAAGTAGTAACACCATGTACCGCACCTGTGAGTCCATTAAAAGAAGAAACATAATTTGTAGTACCTAATGCTTTCCAATACGATCCACTCCATATCCACGATTTGGCATCATATGAATACGTGTCGTTTGTGGCAGGACCATTTGGAAAATTAATTGGCATACTTACCAGAACCTAAGAGTGCGCCACATTTCTTGACCCGTATGTCGCATAATATAAAGATATTTCAAACCATCAGCAGTTGTTACAATTTCCATACGATTACCAAGAACTGCGGCACCGTGTGCATAAGGAGTTGTAGTTTCTCCATTCATTTGGAATGTCTGCAAGTCTATTGAATACACTCTTCCTGTTGCGTCTTTAGTAAAGAAGTAAGTGTCTTCGCCATCATAAACAAACATCGTGCCAGTTGTAAGAGTAACTGTTTGTGGTGTAAATACAGGACTCACATCCCATGTGTTTGAAGGAATATCATACAGATCAAATCCGTTACTTGCACCACCACGATTTGAGATCAACCATCTTCCTGCCTTAGCAGTATCAGCAATACCAAACAACCATGTTATATTTGTTCCTGTTGAACGAGCAGCAATCTCATAGATTACATACACCGAGGTTGTATCCGTAGTTACAGCAGATGCAATAGTAATTACTGTGGCAGTATTAGATGTAATAGCAATTTCGTTTCCTATACCTGTACCTGCAACAATTCTTACACGCTTACCTGCAAGAATATTTACTGTCCAGTTCTTATTAGCATCAGTAATAGTTGTAGATACACCACCAGTAGTCACAACACCAAACGCATCTAAAATCTCATACTTTGTAGTTGCATCAGGTGTTGCAACACCCCATGATGCTACAGTAAGAGTAGTGGCTGTATTTGATGTAATTGTAGATTCGTTCCCAATTCCAGTTCCAGAAACAACTCGTACTTTACAGTTTAACCATTGATTGATATTCCAATTTTTAGTGGAGTCAACAAGAGTTGTAGCAGTTCCAGATGTTGCCCAACCGTTTCTTTGTTTGGTCAATACTTTATTTGTTTGCATAGAACCAAAACAATTAATTTCTTGAATTACATAACGGCTTGTTCCGTTTACTGCTGCTGTAATAGTAGGAACTGTAATTGTTGTAGCAGTATTCGAAGTAATTCTTCTACTCTGTATTGTTGGAGTAATACCAGCAGTCTGAATGTGAACAATCTTTCCTGTATGTTCATTGGTATCCCATGTAGCAGTAGCATCTACAAGTACAGTCACAGATTGTGAACTTGCAGCAGTTGGTGATGCAGTTGCCGAAGCATTTGCAGCAATAGAGAAAGTAGTCTGTGAGCCTATACCGATAGTTGCAAACACCGCATTAAAGGTAGTTTCTGTAGCACAACCCGCAATAGTTACCGATTCACCATGACGGAAATCGTGATTCGTAGCAGTTGTAACAACTGCACTTTTTCCAGTAGTTACAGTTAAAGTTAATGATGTACCACTACCACCTGTAGTAGCACTACTGGTAATAGCAGCATAGTTGATGCCACTATTTGCAAGTTGAACAGAAGTAACTGCACCACCTGTTGTTACCTCTGTCACATAAGCAGTAGCAAGAGTTCCTGTTGTCGAAAGAGTAACAAGATCACCAACAACATAATTTGTTCCTGCTGCATTCACTGCAACTGTCAAAATACCAGTGGCATTATATACAATACCACTCACACCATATCCTTCATGTGGTGCGCCATATGTTGCACCAGCATATGGAGTTGCCGAAATATTTCTAGCAATTCCCGTATCACTTACATGACCAGTAGACCAAATATCTGCTTCTACTCCATATTGGAACATTGCAGCACTTGCATTTCCCGATAACCATAATTTATCAGTATCTCCATATATTGCATATTGTGAAGTTGCATCAGGTGTAATATCCCATTTTCTAGCAATCCACATGGTTGTGTCATTGTGTCCAACGATTCTTCTTCGTTGTCCAATACCAGTGCCACTTGTAATACGAACTTGATAATTCGCATAACGATCATAATCCATCGTTGCACCACTATTTACTAGTGTTCTTGAGGTTGCAGAAGATGCAGTAAGTCCACTTACATATGCACCTGCTGCTTCACCTGTTCGATCTATAGAAAAATCAGTTCCCAGTGCAGCGGTTAGGTGACCACCAATAGGTGTCTTGGTCATCCATGTATCGGTTAAAATATCATAAAATTGCATAGAAGAAAAAGGAGTTGCTGCTGCGGATGAAATTAACCACAAACCACCAGCAAGAATCATATAAACAGAACTTTCGTCAGGTGTTACAGTCCATGCAGTATCAACAGTTAATACTGATGATTCAATCACATAGTGTGCCTGTGATCCTGCTGTTGTTACAGGAACCGCATATGGAGTAACAGCAGAAAATCCAGTATTGTTAAAAGAATCAATTGCTTGAAAATTGGTATCAAAAAAGGTTAATGATGTCGTATCATTGTATGAAATTCTACGAATTTGTGTTTGACCTGTACCATACACTAAACGACATTGATAACCATCCCATTGGTTGACTCTCCACTTCTTTGTAGAGTCTGCAATAGATACGAGTGCTGTAGTATTTGTAAATGCAGTGATAACACCAAAGTCTGCTATTTCTGCATCTGCTAGTTCAGTAATGGTTCGTTCTTGTCCTGCACCTTTACCTGCAATAATACGAATTTTAATATTATCAGGAAGATGCGAATGGCGACTAAATCCTGCTACAGTAATAGTAGTAGACGATGCTGCAATAGCATGACCACGATATCCAGAGTATGCTGAATATTTCATACTCACTGCTGTAAGTGGTGCGATATTGGGAGCAGCACACTCTTGCCATGTATCAGCATAGGTATCATATCTCCACATTGCTTGAGCAACAAGATAGTACATATATCGTGCAGCAAGATCACTTGAAGCAAGGGTAGAAGTTGCAGAAGTTGCTGTTGGAGCAAAGCGCATCCATTCAAATACTGGTAGATCTACTTGTGTTTTTAATAAATTTGTTACTGCCATATATTTCCTTAATTATGTAAATGAAAGTTTAGATCGAATTGCGGATGCATAACATGCTTGAGCGTCATTGGCTACACGCCACAACTGATGAACTGGTGCTTCTACAACAATTCCCACAAATGGAGTGGAAGCCACGGTATACGGATTTGATGTATTATTTGGCGCAAATTGCGACGTAATAAAATTTCCACCAGACATTGATGCGGTAACCGTTCCCGAAACAGGAATAGTTGCATTAAGTTCAGTTGGGTTGGATGAATTGTTTGCGCCAATTGCTTCAATGGTTACTCGTTGTCGCAACTTGCTGTCTACAACAGCATTGCTTTCAAGCAATTTATTCATTCTTCGCAATAGATTATGGAGAGTCTCCTCGTAGGAGGGAAGATCCACATAAATTTGCAAGCGATCAGTTGATGCCATTGCAGAAGTATTATAATCCAATGTGAGAATATTATTATTAAAACTTACAGCACCAGTTGTTGAATCTGCAAAATTGTAAATAATGGTGTTGGCAGTAGTATTAGTTATCAGAAGAAAGTTTTCAAGTGCCATAGTCTGAGCAAGACCACTCAATGTAATGGTATTTGCTGCTGGAGTGAAAGTGTAACTTCCTACTGCGTCTGTTCCTAATAATTTCTTCATATTTCTCCTTTGTATTTATAATGCAATTGCCATGGCAATTACAAATGCATAATCGACTACACCAGTAGCACCAGTATTTCCTTGTGGACCTGTAGCACCTGTTACACCTTGAATGCCTTGAGAACCTGTTGCTCCTGTGGACCCATTTGTTCCATTAGAACCAGTATTTCCTTGAATGCCTTGTGGTCCCGTTGCGCCATTTGATCCTAATATTCCGGCATTCAATTGTGTCCATATTACGCCTGAATCGTCCGTGATGGCAGTATATAATTCTCCGTCTACTGTGTTGAACCATCGATCTCCTTTTATAGGAGCAGAAGGAGCAGTGATTCCTTCGGTAAAAGTAGAAGCAGTTACACCACTTGAAGAAATAGTAATTATATTTCCGACTGGAGTTAGTGTAATATTAGAACCTGCAGTGATTCCTATAGCACCTGTGAGTCCATTAAAACTATTAACTATGTTTCGTGCTGATATATTTCCTGTAAAAGTCACACCCGATGTTGCATCTATGGTTATGTTTCCAGAAGCAGAATTTATAGTATTGACACCACTTATAGTACTTACATCAATTGTACTTACTGTTAACTGACCAGTAATAAAAGTCTGGGTACCTATAGTAAGAGATCCACCACCACTATCAGTTTCTATATTAAATAGAGATGTTTTTGATCCTTCAGTAATACCAATTGCAGATATATTGAATGCCTGTGTGAGACCATCTCCTACTCCCATGAGGAGGGGAGCTGCAGTAGGAGGAGCAGAAGGGGTAACTGAAATTTGTCCAAGATTCGGAAAAACAGTATTTACAAATGCAGGAATAGATATTAATTGAGTCGGTCCACTAAATCCTGTAATCTGCCATGCACTTGCTCCTGTGTTATTTTGTACTTTTAAGATTGGAATAAAATCATATTTGTCTGCACCAAAAGCAAGATTTGCTGTTGCACCAGTTTGCAAATCTAATTTTATCGCATTATCTGCAATAGACAGATACGATCCCGCAGTAGTTCCAGCGGTTGCGCCTGTAGCACCTCTGATATAAACATCATTAATAGCAAATGCAGTAGTTCCATCTGGATACTGATATTGCATAGACAGCATATAATTAGATACTGTTGCACCAGTTATACCTGTTCCTGTAGCACCTGTAGGTCCTGTGGGTCCAGTAGGTCCAGTAGGTCCAGTTGGTCCAGTATCGCCCGTTGAACCAGTTGGTCCTGTGGGTCCAGTTGGTCCAGTAGGTCCAGTAGGTCCAGTTGGTCCAGTATCGCCCGTTGAACCAGTTGGTCCTGTGGGTCCAGTAGGTCCAGTAGGTCCAGTTGGTCCTGTGGGTCCTGTAGGTCCTGTGGGTCCAGTAGGTCCAGTTGGTCCAGTATCGCCCGTTGAACCAGTTGGTCCTGTGGGTCCAGTTGGTCCAGTAGGTCCAGTAGGTCCTGTGGGTCCAGTTGGCCCTGTATCGCCTGTTGATCCAGTAGAGCCTGTTGGTCCAGTTGGTCCTGTGGGTCCAGTAGGTCCTGTGGGTCCTGTGGGTCCTGTGGGTCCAGTTGGTCCTGTGGAACCAGTAGGTCCTGTGGGTCCTGTGGGTCCAGTTGGTCCTGTGGAACCTGTTGAACCAGTAGAACCTGTGGGTCCAGTTGGTCCTGTGGAACCTGTTGCTCCAGTAGAACCTGTGGGTCCAGTTGGTCCTGTGGAACCTGTTGCTCCAGTAGAACCTGTGGGTCCAGTTGGTCCAGTATCGCCTGTGGAACCAGTAGAACCTGTGGGTCCAGTTGGTCCTGTGGAACCTGTTGAACCAGTAGAACCTGTTGGTCCAGTTGGTCCAGTTGAACCTGTTGCTCCAGTAGAACCTGTGGGTCCAGTTGGTCCTGTGGAACCTGTTGAACCAGTAGAACCTGTTGGTCCAGTTGGTCCAGTTGAACCTGTTGCTCCAGTAGAACCTGTGGGTCCAGTTGGTCCTGTGGAACCTGTTGCTCCAGTAGAACCTGTTGGTCCAGTTGGTCCTGTGGAACCTGTTGCTCCAGTAGAACCTGTTGGTCCAGTTGGTCCAGTTGAACCTGTTGCTCCAGTTGATCCTGTGGGTCCAGTTGGTCCAGTATCGCCCGTTGAACCCGTTGAACCAGTGGGTCCAGTTGGTCCTGTGGAACCTGTTGCTCCAGTAGAACCTGTTGGTCCAGTTGGTCCTGTTGAACCTGTTGAACCCGTTGAACCTGTTGATCCTGTGGGTCCAGTTGGTCCAGTATCGCCCGTTGAACCCGTTGAACCAGTGGGTCCAGTAGGTCCTGTGGAACCAGTAGAACCTGTTGGTCCAGTTGGTCCTGTGGAACCTGTTGGTCCAGTAGAACCTGTGGGTCCTGTTGGTCCTGTGGAACCTGTTGAACCTGTGGAACCCGTTGAACCAGTAGGTCCTGTTCCTCCCAAAAACGGAACAAGATCGCTATCGCCCGTACCTCCCGCATACCAATACTTGTAAGATTCTCCTCCGACAATCAATCTTACTTCCATTGATTGAAAACGAACTGCACTTGGTATTGCTGCATTTGCTGTAGAAATACCTGTAACAAATGATTCTGCTGTAAATGGACCAGACCAAGCATCTACCGGAACTGGGTTTGTTGGTTGTATACCGTAGGGAAGTTGTAATCCAGGATTAATGCTCATATTATGCTCTAGTTACTGCGTGCCGATGAGTTGTGCTATAAGTTATTCCTTGAGTCATTGTATAAACATTATATGCGGATGTAATTCCTGCATAATTAGCAATTCCAGTTAATCCAGCATTCAAAATATATTGAGTGGTAACATCAGCATTTAGTGCATCAAGATCAACAACAGAACTACGAATCAACGTTGATGGAAGTGCAACTGTAAAATCTTTATATACTATTCCAGTAAGAAGATTAAACGGATTTGATGGACTAGATCCACTTATATACAACGCTCTAGAAGGCAAAGAGCGAACATGGTTTGATGTTGTAGGAGCAGATGCAGTAGCACCATAGAAAATATAATTATAATAATTTATCTGACTAGAATCGCCCGTAACAGAACTAGAAATTGAATCATAATATGCATCTGTAACTCGTAAACGATACACAGCAGAAGTAACTGTATTTGCAGTTGAATGGGCTGTTGCACCTGTAGGTACCGATGATGGATTTCCTATAACAGGAGTTGCAGTACCAATATTAGTATATCCTCCTCCGTTTTCTGAATATTGCCATTGCCAACTTGTTATTTCAACAAGTGGACTATTTCTAGTTATGGTAGCACTAATACTTGATGCAACATTTCCTTTTTCACGACTATAGTGCGATTCGTTGCTTGTGATGTTTGATCCTGTTACCGTAACTGATATCGATGGATTCTGCCGTGTTGTTGGAGTTATAGTTTTAGTTGCTTGTGCCGTAGCACCAGCACTATCTCGTACAGTATAAAGATAATTAAATGCTGCAGAATTAAAAGCAGTATCTGTTAAAGTATGACCAAAAGTAGTAATTCCTGGGTCTGTAGAAAGAACAGTGTATGAACCAACAGGGCCTCTTCTCCATTCTAAAGTTGCACCACTTACTGTTGCACCAAGACTGTTAATATTATAAGTTAAACCTAATACATTATTTATTGCAGTTTGATTGAATGATATACCAGTGGAACTTGTCAGGGTTACGCCTGGAGGCAAGGCTGCAACAAGAGCATCTTGAATTACTTCTACTGCGGTCTTTCCAATTGCAGGAATAGTATCTCCTTGCACATATTTGCCAAAGAATTTACCAGTACCAAACGCAGCAATAAGATCAGATTCAAATACAAATTTAGAACCTGTTGGTCCCAAGTATCCTAAATTAACTTCTGCGGTAGAACCATCTGGAAATAATTTTTGTACATAAAGATAGTTGGATCGTATTTCCGCTCCTGTATATCCTGCTCCTGTAGTACCTGTTGCTCCAGTAGAACCTGTTGCTCCAGTAGAGCCTGTTGGTCCAGTTGGTCCTGTGGAACCTGTTGCTCCAGTAGAACCTGTGGGTCCAGTTGGTCCTGTGGGTCCAGTTGGTCCTGTGGAACCTGTTGAACCCGTAGAACCTGTGGGTCCAGTTGGTCCTGTATCGCCTGTTGAACCCGTAGAACCTGTGGGTCCAGTTGGTCCTGTGGAACCTGTTGCTCCAGTAGAGCCTGTTGGTCCAGTTGGTCCTGTGGAACCTGTTGCTCCAGTAGAGCCTGTTGGTCCAGTTGGTCCTGTGGAACCTGTTGCTCCAGTAGAACCTGTTGCTCCAGTAGAGCCTGTTGGTCCAGTTGGTCCTGTGGAACCTGTTGCTCCAGTAGAGCCTGTGGGTCCTGTTGGTCCTGTGGAACCTGTTGGTCCAGTTGGTCCTGTGGAACCTGTTGCTCCAGTAGAACCTGTAGAACCTGTAGGTCCCGTGGAACCTGTGGAACCAGTAGAACCAGTTGATCCTTGAGGTCCAACCGAACCTGCACTGATGGTAGTCTTTACATAAGAAACATCTTCTCCCTCA